TATTCCTCCTCGTAGTCGTAGATGTGTTCTTCACCATCGAAGCTGATGGTATAGTAATCCTCGTTGGATTCAACGAGTGTGGCAGACTTGATAGTGTCCTCACGAACAGTCTTTGTCAACCAATGACCATACGCAACGAACAGTAGTCCGATTGCCACCATCAACATCAAACGCTTGATAAACTTCATCTCAGATTTCATAATTTATTCCTCCTTCATATGTGAGTGTCTAAGCACTCTATGAGATAGGCAACTTATGTTACCCATCCGAACAATGCTTAGAAAAGTGTTTTGATTATTTTGGTCAAACCATTGTAGTCACGATAGTTCTTAACAAGTGATGTTAAGATATAGTCGTTATTGACATATCTGAAGTAGATAATACCATTGTGCCATCTACTGATGTACACATGAGTATGTGCTTCATAGTCAATAGCAAAGTAGACACCACCTACACGATTGTCGTGGACAGTATCACATAGGTAGTAACGGTCAACCATTGCTACGAACTTGTTGAACATCTTGTGTGAAATCATACATACACCTCCTAACTCGTGGATTGTAGTGTGTCAGTCTAATGTGTATAGACCGTAGAAATATATAAAAAAGCATCTATGCAGATACACATAGATGCTGACAACAAAGAAAAAGAGAACGACTAAAATTATACAAAGCCGTTCACACAAAAAAAATACCCCCTCACCCCGAAGGGTGAGAGGGTATCGAGAGGGTCAAGTGTTACTTGATAAGTTCGTATGTTCCAACGACTCTACCAGATTTACCGATAACACCGAGTTTCTTGGCAGTAGCTTTGTACAAAGCCTTATCGAAATACATTCCAGATTTTGGAACATATCCCATAGCCTCATAGACTTTAGCACGGTTTTCGTCAGCAGTAGAAATGCACTTGTGGGTCTTAAAAAACTCCTCTCTTTCGGCACTTCTTTCAGCCTTCCTATTCTCCCATTTCTCAGCTTTGCTGAGACCAGTGGTACGGGTAGGTTTAGAAGATTTCTTGTCGGAACCCTCGTTGCTCATAGCAACGATTTGCTCAGTAGTGAACCCCATAGCCATAAGATCTTTGATTTCGTTGATGCTAAACATAAAATACTCCTATCTGTTACTTGCTACTGAAGTAACTAAAGCTAACTAAACTCAGTCAGTGCTGAGCCGTTGCCCAAAATCAGAATAGCATATTTTTTTGTTGTTTTCGGATTGTCAAAATCAAAAAACTTCTCAAAATATCAATTTTGAGAAAATTGAACCTGGGGGTACATAAAACGGAGAAAAGCCTTGATAATAAAGGGTTTTATCAGATGAGGTTATTTTGTATACTGACTTGAAAAATAAGAAAAATTTTCTCAAAACAAAAAATAAGCAAAACATACCAATTAAAATATACAATTATGTCTTCATAAAAATATATAAATATAAACAAGCAAAACCCAATTAATCTCCAACTAAAATACACTATTTTATATAAAATATAATCCACGTCTTTAAATCCACAAACAATACACTTACAAAATCCACAAATTTGCCACAACATAAAAACCTTCGGTATTCATCAATAAACCACTTTCAAAATCCTTATAACATCCATATCACTTTCACACACTAAACTGTACTACCCCACTAATACAGTTCCAAATTCACAAACAATATGCTTACGCTCTTCATCATACTAAAGTCATTCACCCTAAAATACTCCTACCGGTATCTATACAAAATCCACGACCCTTAAAATATAAAAACAACTCGCTACAAAATCCCCACCATAAAAATAAAAAATACCCCACCGGGGTACTTTCAACCAAATCAATATCATTATCTATATAAACATATGCTAGACAAAAGTCCCATTTTGGGACTCTCAACATAAAAATAGTCCCATTTTTAGGACACATAACAATATATATTATAATAATATATATAAATATAATAATATATAGATATAAATATATAATAATATATAATATAATAATAAATATATATAATAATATATAAGTACAAACACTATTGTCCAATCCTATTTGCCAATCATTTTTTTCTTAAATATAATGTTAAATATTATATTGTTATATTATATTGTTAAGCGTCCTAATTTTGGGACTTTTTAGTCCCGCCGGTGGGACTTTTTTTCATATAAGTAGTCCCAATTTTGGGACTTTTTAAAAAGTGTACTAATTTTGGGACTATTTTCGTGAAAAAGTCCCGTCTATGGGACTATTTTACTAAATTAGTCCCGCCCATGGGACTATTTTGAAAAAGTGTCATAATTTTGGGACTTTTCCTCTTGACAAATGAAAAATTCTGTGTTATCATCACAATACAAAATTATAGGAGGTGTCAAATGGAAGTAACAGTCAACAAAACAGAGTCCGACCAAAATAACCCCTATTGCATTGTGAACATTGCCGCCAACCGGGGGGCACTTGAAACTTTGACAAAATCAGCTTACTGTCTATATATGTACTTTATGCAGAATCAGGATGGCTTTACATTGAAGTTACGTCGTAACCATGCAATGAGCGTTACCAATCTGTCTAAATCTTCATACCATAGAGCAATGATTGAACTCATAGAAAAAGGATACCTTATAGATTGTGGCGACGGCTATGAATTTTATGAAGAACCAGAGGAAGAATTATAATGTGTGATTTTCATAAAAATTTTAAAGTTATAGACAATATCTATTATAATACAAAATTAATTAATAGAAAGGAACAATAATTATGACAAATGACATCAAGGTATTTGACAACGAGGAATTTGGTAAAGTAAGAACAACTATGATTAATGGAGAACCTTGGTTTGTAGCGTCTGATATATGTGACGCATTGGACATTACTAATAGCAGAGATGCTATTAATCGTTTGGATGATGATGAAAAGGGAGTAGTTTTAACCGACACCCTTGGAGGAGTTCAAAACTTAAATACAGTTAATGAGGCAGGTCTTTATACTCTGGTTCTTGGATCTCGTAAACCTGCAGCTAAGAAATTTAAGAGGTGGATTACACACGAAGTCATCCCATCTATCCGTAAAACTGGTGGTTATGTTGCCAATGATGAACTATTTATTTCAACCTATTTACCAACAGCGGATGAGGCAACAAAGTTAATGTTCCGTACTACCTTAGCAACTGTGCGCCAACTAAATGAAGATAATAATAAATTGCTACAAACCGTCTCCGTCCAGAATCAGCAAATTGCAGAGATGGAGCCTAAAGTAACTTATTATGATATTGTCCTGCAATGTAAGGATGTTATCACCATTACCACTATTGCAAAAGATTATGGAAAGTCTGCTAAATGGATGAATCAATATCTGCACGACAAGGGCGTTCAATATCGTCGGGGAGATATTTGGCTTTTGTATCAAAAGTATGCTTCTAAAGGATATACTCATACAAAAACTTATGCGACAGATACTTCTGCTTTTGCCAAAGTTCACACATATTGGACTCAGAAAGGCAGATTGTTCATTTATGATTTACTAAAGAGTGATGGTATTTTGCCATTAATTGAACAGGAGGAACAAAAATGAAAATTAACAGATACAAACTAAAGTCAAACATTGCCACCAACGACCTAATAACACTCAATGCTCGTGAAGGTGGCATCTGGATAAATAAAGAATCTAAACTCTTTCTATCAAAATGTTTTTATTATAAACCTTACGAATTTGAATTTTCTATCGGCATTGCTTTCAAAGATAACATCCATGACTGGAATGACTTTGACAACATTCTAGTTCTAGACGAAGACTTTGGACAACCATACACTCCGTTCTATGGAGATATGTTTGGAAAAGATGTGTGCAACTTCCCTACTCTTGAGTTTGTAATTGAGAAGTACAACGAGTATATGAACAGCCTTGGTATTTTTGAGGAGATATGATTATGAAAGATTTATTTAAAATGCTTAGATTCACTACAACAACTGCTACTCTTATCATTCTTGCAAAATCTTTTGGGTTTGCAGATTGGCGCACTTGGGTTATATGGGGACTAATGTGGCTTGCTATGTTTTTTGACTATATGGCAGAAAACTCCGACTAATTCCCTCTTGACAAATTTACCATTTTATGTTACAATTACAATACGAAATTAATGGAGATATAAACATGGCACAACTTTATAAAATGACATTGTATGTCTGTGACCTAGAGGATGATTTATCTCTGAGCGAAATTAAAACCCTAATCAAGCAAGATGCCTTAGATGGTGTTGCTGTAAATTGCATCTGCCACTTTGCAGACGAACAAACTGGCCCACAAGTTGAATGGGATGATGATATTGATCTAAACTATATAGACTGCCCTACTTCTACTTGGGAAAAATATTTCAAGTAAACAATACAAGATTAAAGGAGAAAAATATGGTTAAATATATTAAATTTGATGAAGCAAAGAAAACCTTGTGTGATTTTATATACGAATGCAACGCATCTGGAATGAATCCAGATTTGATACGTGGCATAACATATACAATGGAATGGCTTGATAGAATACCCTTGGAAGATGTTGCTCCTGTGGTTCATGGTCGGTGGGAGAGGCGATTCTGCCACCCAATGCGTGATGGTGAGTGGCAATACATTTGCTCAGTCTGTAAAAATGATAATTACTGGAGGAATAATGTGTGCTATCAGAAACACAGATACTGTCCTAACTGTGGTGCTAAGATGGATGGAGGTGCAGAATGAGAATTGATTTACCAACCTGCGGTTTTAAGTCATGCAGATACTGTTTTGATGGTAATTGCACAAAGAGGGTTGAGTATGATAGGTGCGAGTATCGTGAATATAAGGACTCTTTACAGGTGCATGGACGATGGGAAGGACAGTTTCCCTACTGCTCTATTTGTGGCGAAGAAGCAATTTCCCATGACAATGGAACTCTTCATGGAAGCTATTTTCTTACTGACTATTGCCCCCACTGTGGAGCTAAAATGGATGGTGATGCGGCTGATTGATGCGGACAATACAAATCTAAGAGACACTATTGGACGTAATGCGTTTAGGGATAGACAAGATATTATTGATTTGATTAATGACCAACCAACTGTAGATGTTGTGGTTGTAGTGCGGTGTAAGGATTGCAAATATCATGATGAATGAGAACACTATATCTACTGCTGGGCACTCAAAACGAAATGCCCTAATGACTCAGAATTTTTCTGCAAATATGGTGAACTGGAGGGTTGACTATGGAGAAAATCGGACTTAATGGCTTTAGAGATAAATATAAAGGCTGCAAATTTCGTTATAAACTCAGACAGCTTAGATGGGAACTCAGATATGCTTGGCGTAGAGCTTGGGAAGGTTTTGATGATGTAGACATTTTTAATCTAGACGATCAATTCATTGACAGAATGATTGTTCTGCTGACTGAATATAACAAGCATAATATAAGCCTATTTGTTGACCCAGAGTCTCCAAAAGGTGAACTAAAGTATTTCACGGAAGAAGAGACTTGCCGGGTTGTTGAAAAGATGATTTGGTATTTTGAAAACTGTAAAGAAGAAGTTGTTGGCGAAAGACTTTACGGAGAGAATTGGATGGACCTTAGAGACACTAAGGTGTATGAGGCTATCCATGATGAAATGGTTCGCTGCAAGAATATGGCGTTTAAGATGCTATCGGATTACTTTTATCAGCTTTGGTATTAACTAGGAGGTTAAAATGGAAGATTATATTCAACAAGTAAAAGAAAAAATTCCACAAGCTCTTTTTGATAAAGTTTCAGAAGAACTCCTAAAGGATCAATGTTGCAGTACTTGGATTCATTGTCTTGAATGTCTTGTTGAAATGGCAGATGCTTGGGAAGAAATTAACGGTGAGAACCTAGTGTGGGTTCCTGGACATTATGAAAGAAAGGATTAAATTATGATTATTTGTGCGGCACTTAAAGACACAAGAACGGGTCAACTTTTTTGTGGTGTTCGTCATAGTGATATCTATGAGATGCTTCATAATATGATTTATAAGTCAAAATATATTGAAGGTTTCGTAGATAATAGAAACAACTTTTATAACCGTCACGAAGCCTTTATGTGGGCACAGCAGATTGGTCAGCTTCCAGAAACTGTGCTTGAATATAAAAAGGACCATAGCGAAAATGAATTATATTCGGAGGATTTATACTAATGAATGGAGTAACAATTCTTAATAGTTATGAGTATCTAACTAATGTGGTCAGCATCATAGGAGCGAATGTTTTATTCGTGGTGTCTCTTATGGCCTCAATTTTTATATTGATTAAGTTACTTAAATATAGCTCTAGATGCTCCTGGACGGAATTTGCCATTTTTGTTATATGCGTAGCACTAACTATTACTTTCGGCTGTCTTGTCCCAAAAGAGAAATATGAAACTCACTATCAGGTAACAGTAGATGATTCAGTCAGTATGAATGAGTTTCAAAACAAATATGAAATCATTAAGGTAGAAGATAAAATTTATACTGTAAAGGAGTGTGTTAAATAATGGATGCTGTGAAGTTTATTGAGGAACGCAATAGAATGTGTAAGAGTGTTGGAGATAAATGTACAGGGTGCTCTGCTTTTAATGAGGATGATCTATGTTGTTGTGCAGTTGATATAGAATCAACAATGGATGCTACAGCTCAGGTTGCTATAGTTGAGAAATGGTCAGCTGCACATCCTCGCAAGACACGGCAGAGCGTGTTTTTGGAGCAATACCCAGATACAAAACTTGATAAGCTCGGTGTGATTCAGATTTGTCCAATGTACATTTCTGCTACTCGCAGAGATAGTAACGGAGAGTGTACAACCCCGGAAATGATGTGCATGGATTGTCGTCGCTGGTTCTGGATGCAGGAGGTGGAGTGATGTTTGATAAATGTCATTACGAATGGATATATAATGATTTCTCTACACAAGTGAGGATATTTATGGCACAGAAGAAAACATTTGATTTTATGAAAAGACTGGGCGATGATGTTGGTGAGGTAATAAAGGACCTAGATACCCCGCAGTCTGTGAGGATGTGCTTGGATTTGTTTGATCTTGGAAATTACTATTACAAAGTAGCTAACAGAATTGGTGAACAATGGGTGGAGGTAAAGTAATGAGTTTTGAAGTATTTGCAATTATCCTTATATTTATTATTGGTCTTGCAATTATTGATGATATAGATGATGGTATTAAGTAACAATTATTGGTTAGGAGCGATACAAATGGATAAAAATATTACAAACAATATAGGAGTTGAAACTTGTGTATGTTGTGGTGAAATCATCCCAGAAGGTAGACAAATGTGCCCAAGTTGTGAAAATGATACAAAATTAACGGAGGTAGACTATGGCAGAAGTGACTGTTGAATTTATAAAGGGCGACAAATATCTCACTTGGTATAGTGATGACTTTGTAACAATCCGACATATGAAGAAATTACAGGCCGAAAACCCTGCAGACGTGGTTGTTATGAATGAAGACGAAGATTCTATGTTGATTCATGTGCCAGTAAGTTGGTTCCGTGAGCCTAAGCCGAAAGCAAAGCGTGAAATGACTGAAGAGCAGCGTTTGGCGGCTGCAGAAAGAATGAGAAAGCTAGCAACGAAAAACATAGATAAATAATCTATAAAAATTCTCTATTTTTTAAGACAAATGCTGTCGAGTGTAATTTCATAGGCAAAATTTTCGTTTAAATTTGATTAATATTTATAGATAAATAATTAACTTTGTGGAGGTTGTTCATATGGAACATATTTTAGCACTTATAAATACTCGTATTGCTGCTGCAACAGATACTGACAATATGACAGAAAAGATTTTTATGGAATCTATTAAGAATGAAGCTGAGAGAATCATTAATCAGAGAGATAGTTATTTGAGTACATTAAAGATTGCTTTGGAAACAAATGATGTGTTAGTTAAGAAACTTGCTGGATATGAAGGGATTGATACAGATGAACAATAAAGAACTAATTGAACGCTATCCATTTTTGATGCCAAGGAATCGTTGGACTGGCAATATTCCAGAGGATTTTAATTATTCATATACAGAGCTTGATGCTTTGGAGGATGGTTGGAGAAAAGCTTTTGGTGAGAGAATGTGCGAAGAAATCCGTGAGGCTTTGATTGAGGATAATTATCTTGACAAATATAGAATTTCTCAGATTAAAGAAAAGTATGGCACTCTTCGCTGGTATGACTTTGGTGCTACTCAGAAAGTACACGACATAATTTCTAAATATGAATATATTTCTGGTTTTATTTGTCAATATTGTGGTAGTCCATATGCAAAAACTTTTAATGATGGATGGATTAGAACTATTTGTGAAAATTGTGCTAAAATTCCACACCTTGACTGGGTTGACGCTACAGACGATTGCAAGCCAATTAGAAAATCCTTAATTATTACAGGATATAGTAATGGTGAGCCATATACCAGAGAAATTCCAATTTGGGGTACTTGGTGTGCAATTATTGAAGATTATTTAAGTGGAAAGTATGGTGATAAGTGATGGTGTTTAGAGATTACAGGGGAAGATCTAGAGATGGCAATTGGGTGTACGGCTCCCTTGTGTTTCTTGATGGATTTTGCACAATTTATGAGAATTCCAAAAGAACAACAAGTGTTATTCCAGACACGGTTGGTCAATGGAGCGGAGTGTATGACACGAATAAAGTTAAGGTATACGAGGGTGATATTATTAAGGACGGCAAGTATTTGTACATAGTAGAATTTGATGCACCATATTTTTGTGCCAGAGAAAATGGTGAGAATATCTCTTATTTGCTTACACTAAAGGAGAATATGCAAGTTGTTGGAAATATTTACGAAGACAGATGGATGCTAGATTTGGAGGTGTGATTGTGTATATATGTTTAGATTGCGGTGAAACTTTTGAAGAACCAAAGAGATATACAGAAACACACGGGTTAGACTCTCCTCCTTATGAAGAATGGAATGGCTGTCCTTATTGTGGGGGAGCCTACTCTACTACTTATAAATGTGATGGGTGTGGAAAATGGATAGATGGAGAATTTGTCGAGATTCTTCCAAATCATGAGGTTTATTGTGACAAATGTTTTGATTTGAAGGATATAGAAGACTAAGTTTGGAGTGATGACTATTGGCAAAAGCACAAAAAACACAACAATTTATATATAAAATAAACTCAAGTTTGCTTAGACAAAATAATTGGGACTTAAAATTGTCTTTATCTGATGCAAGAAAAATTCCAGGTGTTGTTGTTTCTTTAGCTGATTCACAAATTTTGACATGGATTAATGAATTAAATGGTACAGAAGATTATGATAATAGTGCAAAGAAAATAAAAAATGAAATAAAAGATATAAAAAAGAAACAAAATAGTAAAGAAAATAAGACAAAAATTTCAGAAAAGTATGCAGAGTTATATAATTTGCAGTTTAAAAAAGATTATTTGTGTCTAATTATAGATAAAAAATCTGATTATGATAGGGCAAATAAAGGGTTTAAGGTCAATGGGATAGCGTATAAAAGACTTATATGTACTACAAATGGAGTCAAGACATCTAGCGTTGTATATGCAGCAGATAGAGTTGTTGAATACAAAGGACAAAAGATAAATATTCATGATGAATTGAAAAAACGCATAGAAAATGGTAGAAATACTAGCATAAAACTCTCCCCTGCTAAATATGGAGCTTATGAATCACTTGCTGCAAGTGCTTCCATACCAGTTAGTTGGCCAAGATCTGAAAATAATAAAATTCCAGGTGGAATAATTGTCGTGAAAGATTGCATTGTTCATTTTAAGACTAACTTTATTGAAATAGATGATAGTGACCCAACATCAGAACCAAAGGTTACTGAAAAATATGACGCTGATTTTGAAAATAATATGTCGGATGGATGCTCTATGATGCTCCCCCACTTATCTAAAAGATGGAATGGAGAATTAAATGGAGATTCAGAACATACTATGAGTGGCTGTAATATGCGTTGTGCGTTTACAAAAGGTATGGCTCTTACTTTTGACTTTATAAGATTTGCAGAAGAAATTATTGGTGCCTCTGAAGAACACCCAGAAAAATATCTAATTGAAGATTATTGGGGACAAAAAAGAGACATTCGTGATGCTGATTTGATTTTAACTGAAAGTCAGCTTAAATTATGTGCTAGTTATACTTCTTGGGAAGATTATTATTGGAAGTGCCGTCAAAATAAGTATACATTGAGGGTTACTAAAACATCTGAAGAAGAAAATGATGATGTAAGGCAATTAAATTATCAATTTATTCAATCTTTGAACCTTACAAATGAAGATATAGATGAACTTGTTGCTCCAACAGTTAATGAAATTAAAGATATTATGGAGTTAGACCCAAGAAAAAGCGTAGCATATTTATGTGGAAAAGGATTGAATGAAAAAAATGTAATGTTTGCTGATAATATTGCAAAAGCACTTATGATAGATAAAATAGCTATAAATGACCCTTATATTCGTTCAAAAATTAAAAAAATGATAAATAGGCGTATAAAGGATGCCAAAATTGGTGTTTTAGATTTACATGGGAACTTTCAAATCCTTTCTGGTGATTTATATACTCTCTGTGAGAGTATGTTTGGGTTAGAACCACATGGGATTTTAAAAGCTGGAGAAATTTACAGTAAGTACTGGTATGATGAGGGTGTAGATAGAGTTCTTTGTTTTAGAGCGCCAATGAGTAACGCCCATTCTATAGTTGCTCAGAATATATGTAAAAATAGAAAAGCTCTTGATTGGTTTCAATACATTGATACTTGTATAGTAGTAAATGGTTGGGATACAATGCCGGCAGCATTAAATGGTTTTGATTTCGATGGAGATCTCTTATTCACTACTAATAATGCTCCATTAATGCGTAGACAAACAAACCTTCCTGCTTTGAACTGTATACAGACTAAGGCACCAAAAAAGATTGTTACTGATGTTGATGTAGTTGCCTCTAATAAGGCTGGATTTGGTAGTAAAATTGGTTCTATAACTAATAAGATTACTGCCATGACCAGTTTAATGGCGAACTACGAAATTGGTAGTGAAGAATATAAAGTTCTTAAATATAGAACACAGTGTGGCCAAGCATTACAACAGCGTGAAATAGATAAGGCAAAAGGTATTTTACCGATTCCGATGCCAAAAGAATGGTATCAGTATGGAGCAAATGTTATAAAACCAGAAGATTCTGATGAAATTCAGGCAAAAAAGCAGTTCAATCAGACAATTTGTGCAAATAAAAAGCCATATTTCTTTATGTATAATTACGATACGGAAAGAATTAATTATCAGAAGTTTATTGAAGAAGTAAACTCGAAATCAATCAGTTTATATGGATATTCATTTGAAGATATGATGAAAATGGAAAATTTAGGTGAAGAAGCAGAAAGATTTGTAAAATATTGTGCAATGAAATGCCCTATTGATATGTCTCCTTCTACTATGAATCGTATTTGCTGGAAGATAGAAAGTGAATTTAATGAAAATTTTTCTTGTGAAGATGTTGAATTTGATTATAGGATTTATAAATCAGAAAATGATATAAAGAGAACTTCATATTTTGAAATTAAATCTTTGTGTGAACATTATTTAATAGACTTGAAGAATTTAAACAGTAGAAAAGTCAACAACGAAGAAGAGCGAAAATTACTTTTAGAAGATAAAAATAGACTTCTTGAAGTTCTTATAGAAGATATAAGTTCTATTTGTTCTAATCAAGAATCTCTTTGTGATATTCTTTTAGATATTTGTTACACTGGAAAAATGAGCAAAAGTATCGTTTGGGATGTTTGTGGTAATCAAATTATTGAAAATATGTTGAAAAAACATAATAATATGCTTACTTATCCAGAAAAATGCTCAGAAGCTGAATTTTCTTGTTGTGGTACGAAATTCTTTAACAAAACTATTAAAATTGGAGGTGAGAAGGCTAATGAGGTTTAATTTCAATGAAAAAAGTAAGATTTATAGCATCGTAGAAGACGGAGATGTTAATGGTTTAACTATAAATAAAGCAATTTGGAATGCTGCAATTTATTATACTCATCTAAATCCAGTTGATAAAAAAGATGTTTTTTGGAAGATTGTTGAGTTTATGAATAAAAATTATAGTGATTTTATGTATCAAGGTTATGTGTCTGTTATCAATAGAGATATAAATAAGGCTTATAAATATAAAATTAAAGACGTAAGTTCTATTAATATTACAAAGAAAGAAATGGATAAAATTATGTCTTTAAATGATATAAGAAAAGAGAAAATTGCGTTTGTTATTTTAGCGTTGGCAAAATATCAAAATGCAGAAAGTCAAAGAGATAATGATACATTTTATGCGAAGACTTCTGAGATATTTAAGTTTGCAAGAGTTGTTATTCCTGTAAAAGAAAGAAACTTATATTTTGGGTTTGCATATCAAGAGGGTGTGCTTAAGCAGAATTTTAGTATAGGATATAATGCCCTGACTGCTGCCTTCGTAGATCATGAGGAAGACGAGATTGTTCTTACTCTTGACGAATATGATTATTTAGAACTTGCGTATTCGTATTTAAATTATAAGAACGGCGGTTATAAGAGATGTAAAACTTGTGGAAGATGGTTTAGGGTAAGAAATAATGCAATGCAATATTGTAGTATTCATAGAGAAAATTATGAGCCAATGGGTACTAAAGAAATTGAATGTATTGAATGTGGGACTCATTTTATTGTATCATCATTAAATAAAAGAAGCTGCAGATGTGAGCAATGTCAAAAAGAGCATATCTTAGAATATGATAGAAATAGAAAAAGAAATAAAGGTAATTAATATATGGAAATTTATAATGGCACTTATTGTGTTTATATTCATACTAATAAAATAAATAATAAAAAATATATAGGTCAAACTCAATATGGTGATGATCCAAATAAGCGTTGGCGTAATGGATTTGGGTATAAAGATTGTACATATTTTTATAAGGCTATTCAGAAATATGGATGGAATAATTTTGAGCATGAAATTATAGCATCTAATTTAACACAAGAAGAAGCGAATCATTTTGAAGAGTTGTTAATAGAGAAATTTGAAACCACGTCTTCTGATAAAGGATATAATATAAAATCTGGTGGAGAAAATCATATTAGATCAGAGGCGTCTATAGTAAAACAAGTATCTGCTATGAAAAATACAATTAGAGAAAGACATAAAATTGAATCTTTTAAGAAATATCAAGAAAGATTTGATAATGGTGATCCTGCTATAAAAAAGTGTTCTATGTGTGGTGCATTATTTGAAGTTAAATTAAAATGGAATAAATCTCATACTAAATTAATTCCAAAGAAGCCAAATATTAAACGTTGTAAAGACTGCCGGGAATATCAACCAGAGGAAGTTCGATTAATAACGTGCGTTGATTGCGGCATAGATGTATTAATTTATAATAAAATGGATCATGCTACTTGCCGATGTTCGTCTTGTCAAAGTAAAAAACGCTTAGAAGATAAAAGAAATTCAACTAGAAGATATAGACAGAAAAATTCCGTAAATTTGTCAATTTGACAACACAAAATTAATGCCAAAAACACAAGGAATTTCCTTGTGTTTTTTTGCTCTTTAGTAAGATAAAGTGGAACAAAATAGTAATGATATAAGGATATTGCTTATATTTTTATTTAAACAAATGGAGGTACAAAAATATGGAAAATCTAGCTGTTGTAATTCCTAACAATGCAGCAAATCTACAACTACCAGACCCAATGCTTCGTGATTATTATAGAGATGAAGAGCAAAGAATCTATTGGGTAGATGGCGAAATTGACTCTTCCCTACTCGACTTAGTGAAGATGATTATGCATTGTAACAAAGAGGATAAAGACAAGCCTGTTGAAGAAAGAATGCCAATCAAGGTGTTTATTGATTCTCCTGGTGGTGATGTACAGGCTCTGTATACAACAATTAAGGCAATTGAGATTAGTAAAACACCAGTTTATACAATTAATTATTGTGGTGCTTATAGTGCTGCCGCAATTCTATTGACTGCTGGACACAAGCGTTTTGCTCTTCCTGGGACAAGCGCAATGTTCCATCGTGGTTCTTGTTATTATGGTGGAGAGCAAAGCGTTGTTGAATCTATGAAGAAATACTTTGACGCATTAGATAAGAAGGTTGATGAATTCTTATTTTCTCATACGAGTATCGACCAGAAGGCCTATAAGAGAAAAGCTTCTTCGGATTTGTATATGGATGAGAATGAGTGTTTAAAGAATAGCGTTATTGATAGTATTATATCTGACTTTGAAGAAATTATGTAACTAGGAGGATCCATATGGTAGCAAAAAAGAGAGCCGTTACAAATGAATATGGAGAAGCACCAAAGAATATTGACGACAAGCCATTTTACAGTCTTGAATTGGATGTAGACCAGAAAAGGTTTGTAAATGCTATTTTAAATCCAGATAATACAATTGTTTTCTGTAATGCAAAAGCTGGAACTGGAAAAACCACTCTAGCAATGGGGACGGCAAATATTCTTGTGCAACACGGAGAATACGATGGCATTGTTTATATTTGCAGTAGTTATGGTGAGCATAAGCAAGGATTTCTACCAGGAAGTATTACGGAGAAGTCAGAAGTGTACTTCGAGCCTGCATATCAAGCTATGATTGAATGTAATATGAACCCTAATGTATGCGTTGACAATGATTCTATGGTGAATCAAAAATATGGAGAAGCTTATGTTACTCTACTTACACATACATTTTTAAGAGGAACTAATTTGAAGAAAAAGGTAATTATACTCGATGAGGCTCAAAACTATACTGTTGCAGACTTAAAGAAGACATTAACACGCTGTTCTGATGATTGTAAGGTTATAGTTGTTGGTCATGATAAACAGTGTGACCTTAAAGATAAAAACACTACTGGATTTATGAAATATATTGACCATTTTAGAGGTCATGAAAATTGTGAAATATGTGAATTGACAATAAATCATCGTGGATGGTTAAGTCAGTTTGCAGATGAATTAGAAGAATAATAGGAGGAACAAATTATGGCAAGTAGTATTACTAAGAAGTACACAATAAATGCAAAGGGTATTCTTCATATTGATGGAGAATATATCGGAATTGAAAATACTGATACAGGAGAGATGTTTTCTTTACCAGAGTTAGCTGCTGATTTTGCAGATAAGACTGTTAAGTTTAGCCTAACCTATGATGAGGATTACGGCTCCGATGAGTAAGGGGTTGGCTAACGTGAAAAGAATACTTAAAAAGAAGGATATTGCCAATGAATTAGCTAAGAGATGTGATTTTTATAAATATTCAATGGAAGCTGTCGTTGATGCCCTAGAAGATATAATTGTTGAAAATATGGGTGAGGCAACCTTTGATGAAAATTCAGAAATACAATTAGCAAAAGGTCTTACAATAGGTGCTCGTAGAGTACCAGAACGTGAAGTTAGAGATCCTAGAAATCAAGATAAAGTAATGACGCCTGAAAAGGTAATACCATTCGCAAGGTTTACGTATACATTTAGACAAAAAATTAACGAGTGAGGTACAAAATATGGAGTATAAGAAATTAAGCGAAGAAAATGAAGAGCAGCTAATTATGAGAATTTGCTCAATGAAAGATGCAAATGGATGGACTTGGCAAGATATTGCGGATATTTTAAATAAAGAACTTGGATATGAATATGGTGAAAGTGCATATCGTAAAAAGTTCCAGTCTTTTAATAAGATGATGGAAGCTAATGAGAATACATTTTTTACAGAGGATGAATATCTAAAAAAGATTGAAGCTCAAAAGATGGATTTGGCAAAAGAGCGTCAGAAGTTATATGCCACCAAGGTTGAAATGCAGCGTGTAATTCGTCAGAGTAGTCGTTTTGAGTTATTCTATGAAAATGTGCGTGATGCAATTAAAACTCTGCCAATGCCAAGTGTAAAGTATAATGCAGAAAAAAGATATTCATTTGGTAAGGAGCATTTGTTAACAATTGCAGATATTCATTGTGGCGCACAGTTTGAACTCCCCACAAATAGTTATTCTATTGAGGAATGTGAACGCAGATTTGGTGTTCTTTTAAATGAAGTGGCAGATTATGTGCAGAGGAATGGTGTAAATAAACTGAATGTTGTATCCTTATCGGATGATATTCAGGGTATTCTTCGTGTGAGTGATTTACAGCTCAATGAAACTTCTGTTGTTGAGGCAACTGTGATTGTTTCAAGATTGATTGCAAGTTTTCTGAATGAGCTATCGGCATTTTGTAAGATTGAATATTATCATGTGCCTAATTCAAATCACACACAAACTAGACCAATTGGCACTAAAGCTGGTGAGTTAGCTACGGAAGACCTTGAGTATATTATCGGCAACTATATTACGGATATGCTTAAGAATAATAACCGTATTAATATACATACCAATTTTGGGCATGATTATATTGAGATTCCAATTTTTGATTACAACATTATTGCCCTACATGGGCATACTGTTAGAAATTATGAAACGGCACTTAAAGATCTTAGTGCTCTTCATAGAAAGATGTATGACTTTGTAATTGTTGGTCATATGCATAATGCAAAACAGATTTCTGGAAATGAAAACGGAAATTATGACACAGAAGTTTTAATGTGTCCAAGCTTTCAAGGCACTGACCCATTCGCTTTTAATAAGCTAGGTAAGAGTGCCAAGGCTGCTTGTAAGATGTTTATTTTTGACCCAGTATATGGGTGTACTGGTACTGAAAAATTTATTTTAAATTAAACAATACAAAATTAAGGAGAATGAAAACAATGGAAGAAAAGAAAGCAAAGTTAATTTTTAACATGGGAGTAGCAAGATCTCTACTAAAGAAGGGCGCAAAGGTAATTGATGTAAAGCCCGACAGAGACAATCACGATAAGACCATTGTAGTCTTTGAGCGTGATGATGTATTTGAGAAGGCTTTTGCCGAGCTAAACGAAGAGCTAAAGGCAAAGGATAACGCCGAGGATAAGTAATTACATATTTTATAAAATTCTAAAAGAAGGGAGGGAGAGTGGTTATGGCTGCAAAAAGTCCAGGAAGAAGAACTGTAAAGAAAGAAGCAGAGCCTAAGTATCTTTGCCCATATTGTAATAAAGAGAAAAAGGCTTCGGAGTTTTATATGTCCTCTGACCCACTAGTTATGACTGGCAAAACTACTATGTGCAAAGAGTGTGCCGAGAAGATAGCTAGAAATTGGGATGGAAGAACTGGCGAATTTGGAGATTGTACTAAGGCATCTGTACAAGAAGCTCTCGAACGTTTAGATAAGCCATACTTTGATAAGCTTTGGGATGCGAGTTATTTTGAATATATTAACGACAAAAATCCAAAGAAGCGTAGCAATATATGGGCATCTTATATAAAAAATATTGGATTGCCGCAATATAAAACACTTCGTTGGAGAGATGGTGACTTATTTACAAGTTATAAAGAAACTGCATTAAAGCAGGCCCAACAAGAAATTGGAACTGCATCTGAAGATGAGATTGCTAAAGGTCAAGAGGTTAATGAAGAGTATGAGAAGAATCGCTCGGATGTCATTAGACTGCTTGGTTATGACCCATTTGCAAAAGAACAAGAAGAAGATAAACCACTACTCTACTCTCAATTAATTGGTTATTTAGATACAAGTGGAGAAAATGATGACATGATGCGTACATCATCTGCAATTACTATTGTAAGAGGATTTTTGCAACAGTCAAAACTTGATGATATGATTGCGAAAGCTATGTCTTCTCCAAATGTTTCTAATAAATCTGGAGAAATTAAAACATATCTTGATTCTAAGCAAAAAGTTGCATCAACCGTGTCTCAGCTTGCAGAACAGTCATGTTTAAGCTTGAAGCACAATAAGAGTGCTTCTAAGGGTGAAAACACATGGACTGGAAAGATAAAGAAGTTAAAAGAACTCAATCTTAGAGAGGCAGAGGTTAATGGGTTTGATATAGGTACATGTAGAGGAATGCAACAAGTACTAGAGATGAGTGATGCATCAATTATGAAGCAGCTTAATCTTGATGAATCAGAGTGGTCTGATATGGTTGCAGAACAAAGACAAAAACTTATTGAACTACAAAATAATCTTGATGTGTATAAAGAAATTAATAGGTTATTATTAAGAGAAAATATTGACTTAAGAGATACACTGAATGATGCTGGAATGCTTGATGAATCAAATCTTCAAAATTTAAAAGAATTATTCTCACCATTTGGAGATACAGAATCTGATGTGGATGGTGAAGAAGATGAATGATGTATCTAAATATAAATTTAAAATTTTAAATTCAATTGACGATGCGGATTTATCCACATTATTTGATGATGAATATACAATATATTGCAAACCAGGAATATATGCAATGTCTTCTAGAAAACTAGAAAGACTCATTGAAATTTCAAAAATTCAAAAATATTATCAGTGTAATCCAGTTAGATTTATAGATGATTTTTTCTCTATAGAACTACTTGATGCACAAGCATATATTGTTCAAAGGACATGGAATTGCCCAAATGTATTAGTTTTAGCTAGTCGTGGTTTTGGTAAGAGCACAATTATAGATTTAATATTAATGTCAAAAGACATGTTGTTTTGTAATGTGTGGTCATATATAGCTTCTGGTTCTGGTTCTCAGGCAGAAGAAACATTTACAAAACTTGAGCAGATTGCAAATGATAATATTGATGAAATGCGTGGTTCTACTGGCTATATATTTAAAAATGAAGTAGAAATTAATAATGCTGCTGGTGATGGATTTAGTCATGGTAGTAATGGATTTAAATATTCTTTATATAATGGATCATTTACACAAACTCTTAATAGTAATATTGACCGTAAGAGAGGTAAGCGTGGTTCTGTAATTTTCGACGAGTGTGGCTTCTTGTCTGCTGAAATGCTTAAAGTATACGGTGCTTTTGCCGCTGTTAATAAAAACTTTGCATCTGGTAAAGATAGAGATGGGCACTCTATAGACCCGGTAAGATTAAAAACATTTGCAATTAATCTACCAAACCAAAAATTTTATATTAGTTCTGCATCTGATACTGATACAGAATTTTATAGATTGTATAGAGAATTTAGTAAAAAGCAATTAATGGGTGATCGAAATTATTGTGTAATACAAGTAGATTGTGAAGTTGTTTTAAAACCAACAATTAGGGGAGAAGTTGTTAATGCTCTATTAACACGAGATACCATAGAAACTGAAATGAGAACCAACCCTGAAAAGGCACGTCGTGAGTACTATTGTGAATTTACGACAGACGCTGGATTGAACGCCATTATTAGACGTGGAGTTATTGCTCGTAATAGTGAGACTCGTGTTCCTTTACTATATAACGATACCAATAAAAAGAAATTTATTTTAGCATACGACCCAGCAAGACAGAGGGATAATAGTGTAATTCTTGTAATGGAATTGTATGTTGATGAACATGGTGATTACAAAGGGCGTATTGTAAATTGTGTAAACCTACTTGATGTTGGTAAGAAGCGCAAAAGTCCAATGCAAACACCAGACCAAATTAAATATTTAAAAGAGCTTATACTTGCTTATAATGGAGACGCACCAGATTATGAAAACATAGAGGCTATTTTAGTTGACGCAGGTGCGGGTGGTGGTGGACAACTTATCAGTGACTATCTTATGGAAGATTGGATTGATGATAAAGGAAATCAACATAGAGGGCTTATTGATAAAGAATATAATGCTGATTATGTTGGGAAATTTCCGAATGCTATTAACAAACTAAGACTACTTCCACCAGCTCAGTATAAGTCAATCATTTATGAAGCTCTAATTGAAATGATGAATTTGGATTGTATTAGTTTTACATCTGATTATGATAATAAGGGATATCTAACTCTATTTGAAGTTGATGATAAATTATATAATTCAGAAAGAAAAAAGATATCTGAGGAACTACAAAACCAGAAAGTGTCAGAAGCAGAGTTTAATAAGAAGCTAGAAGAAGAGCTGAAGAAGTCTTCGTGTATCAAAACAAAAATTGTTCGTCTTGATCCATATCAAGAAATAGCACTTAAAAATATAGACGCTATGAAGGAAGAAATGGTAAATATGGTACGTAAAAAGAGAGAATCTGGAAAGGACTCTTTTGAACTAATACCAGAGAAAGCAAACAAGTTACATGATGACCGATCTTATTGTATGGCACTTTGTGCGTGGTTTCTATCAGAAAAGCGTGCAGAACATATTCGTAATAAGAAACGTACTTTAGATTATAGCCTTATAGATATGTTTAAAACAACAAAGGCAAAACCTATAGATAAAATATTTGGATAGAAGGGATGGTGAAAAATATCTATGGCAGAAAAAACTACTCAAGAGAAGATAGAGTATTTATCAAAACAAGAACAGCAAAGAAATGCATTTGCACAGCTTAAGGACGCTTTACAGTTAATTAATCTTGAAAAAAATAAAACCCTTACATCTTCTACATATAGTAAAGAAAATCTTAGAACATATTTGAGGTCCCCTTCTACCGAAACAAACCAAAAGAACTTAAGGAAGCTAAGTGATTATTTATATAATATTTCTCATATTTATCGCAGAATGATAAATTATAAGGCAGAGCAGATAACATGTAAATCTTGGACTGCATATCCATTAGTTAACACCTCTGAGGAAAATGATGTGGAAAAAATTAAGCAAGATTATGACAAGATTACTCATATTGTAACGAATATGCGTATGGAAACACAAATTCTAAAATTAATGCTTAGAGCATGGAAACATGACGTTGCTTATGGGTATATTTATGGAGACCCAGAAAAGGATGGTACTTTTTATATTCATCCATTAGACCCAGATTATTGTCGTGTTTATAGTTCTTCTTTTGAACATGGTGTTTTAGGCATTGCCTATAATATGAGTTATTTTAGAACTTATCAAGATGATTTGGAGTATTTTGATAAAGAATTCCAAAAACTATATAGACAATATGAGTCTGACAATATTCCTTGGAAGGAACTTCCTATAGAAAAAACAATTTGTATAAAAATTAATATAGATAATTTAGATTATCCTTTAGTGCCATTTAGTGGTCTACTAGAGGATATTATTAATTTAGAGGACTTGCAGGCTGTTCAGAATATTACGGATGAACTTGATGCTTATAAGTTGATATGGGCAAAAATACCAACAATTTCTGGTTCAAAAGAGCCAGATGATTTTGCGATAGATTTACAATTAGCAAATGACTTCTATAAGAAACTTGCGGACCTTATTCCTGGTCTTGTAAACATTGCAATGTCTCCTATGGATTTGAATGTTATAGATTTCAAATCTAATGTGGCAGCAGAAGACACTACAACTCTTAATAAGGCATATCAACAGCTTATTGAAGCTAACGGATCTATTGTACTGAATTCTAATAGAATAACCAACAGCGAAAGTTTTAAGAAGGCTATGATGGTTGAATGCATTGACGCTATGAAACCAACAGAGCAAATCAATGCTTGGCTTAATCTATATTTAAAAAATAATTTTGGTATTGAAAATTGGGTCGTTGAGTATAGCGATGTATCTCCTTATTTTGTAGAAGATAAATTAGCTACATTAAAAGAGGCTGCTGGTTATGGACTTCCTGTCAAATTAGAATATGCTTCTTTACTTAAACTTCATCCTACAAAAGAGCGTGGTATGGCGTTTGTCGAAGATATGCTTGGTTTAGGAGATACAGAATGGATTCATCCTTTAATAAGTTCTAATACACAATCTTCTGACCCATCTAATGATGGAAGTCAGGGAGCACCTACAAAAGATGAGACAGAAATTGGTGCAGACGGTGTTGCGACAAGAGACAAGAAGTAATTTAAGGGAGGTAGCATAATGAAGTCAGAAAAGTTTATTGTAACAAAAGATGCAGAAGTGGCAAAAATATTGGCTACTACTTTTAAACAAATTGGTGCGACAAATGATTCGTGGGTGTTTATAAATATGCCTACGAATTTTAATTTTGCAGAGTTTGGCAAAAAGATTGCATTTACAAATATTTTATGTCTGTAATCTCCTTTTTGGAGTTTATAGTTTAATCTGCAAGAAAGGAGGAAAATGCATGCATAAAATTTTAACACTTGATAATCTATATCAATTTTTTGTTGAGCAGAACAAGTCTGTTAATTTTAGCTCAAAGGAAAAAGGAAACCCAATCGTTGTTTCTACACCAGCAAATTTTGAAATGTCAGACAATGATATGCCTGGGATGCTTAAATTAAAATTTAAGGTTTGTCACACAGAAACAAATAGAAACGGTTCTCATATTTCAAAAGAGAATATGGAGGCCGCTATGCCAACTTTAAAGTATAGACCAGTATTGGCATACATTCATCAACTGAGTGATGGCACATATGACTTTTATGCCCACAATATGGAGATTGAAGAAGACGAGAACGGTGATGACAAGATAGTTTATACGGAGAAACAAGTTGGTTGTTTTACTGCTGATGATCCTTATCTTGAATATGATGAAGAAAATGATAAGACATATGTTAATGCATATGCTGTCATTCCAGAGGAATATACAGAGGCTGCGAACATTATTCGTAGGAAGAATGGAACCAAGGTAAGCTGTGAATTAGTCATTGACGAACTTTCTTATAATGCCAAAGAAAAATATCTTGATTTAACATCATTTTATTTTGGTGGGTGTACTTTATTGGGCTGTGATGAAGATGGTAATCCAATAGGCGAAGGAATGCTTGGTGCAAGAGCTGATATTGCAGATTTCTGTCACGAGAAGCCTGTTTTTGATTATCAAGAAAAGCTGGTTGAAATGTTAGATAGGTTAAATAATACTTTATCTAATTTCAATAAAAACAATACAAAGGAAGGAGTGAGAGAAGAAATGAATCATTTTGATGAACTTCTAGAAAAGTATGGATTTGCCAAGGAAGATTTAGATTTTGATTATGAGAATATGAATGATGAAGAGTTAGACGCTGCTTTTGAAGAGTTTAAGAATAAGTTTGATGACGAAGGTAAAGATAGTTCCGAGTCTAATGAAGATGTGGAAGCTACTGGCACTAGTGAAAATTTTGTAAAGAATTTTAAAATTGAAGTTTCTCACGAGGACATCAGATATGCGCTATATAATCTAATTGCAGAATATGATGAAATGGACGGAGATTGGTATGGCATCTATTCTGTTTACGATGATTATTTCGTGATGCAGGGTTGGTGCAATGGCAAATTCTATAAGCAGAGTTATTCTATTGACGGAGAAAATATATCCCTCGAAGGTGAGCGTACTGAACTATTCCAGATGTTGTTAACAGAATCTGAGAAGATTGCTGTAGACAAGCTGCGTAGTGATTATGCTGAGCTTGAAACTAAGTATAATGAACTTAAGACATTTAAAGACAATTATGATGCCGCAGAAGCCAAGGCTAAGAAGGATGAGGTTTTTGCAAATGAGGCTTATGAGGAAATTCGTGAGTCTGATGAATTTAAGGCACTCGTAAGTGATGCAGATAAGTATTCTGTTGAAGAGCTTCAGGATAAGTGTGATTTACTTTATGCTGCTCATGAAAAGGCTAAGTTTAGAGCTTTTTCTGCCGAAAATGGCTCTAGTAAGCCAGCCGCTATGAAGTTTAGTGTCAAAACCACCGATGAGGCGAATAAAAAGCCTTATGGTGATTTATTTAATTAAAAATTTTAAAAATAGGAGGAAAATAATATGCAGGATTTAATTAATAAGCATTGGGTTGCAGAAATCAGCCGTGTAAGTGCTGTGTATGGTGATGGTCATATTCTATCTGGCAAGATGGATAAGGACAGAGATAATGGTGAACTAGTTACTGTTGGTGATTATGTTGAGGGTGAATACTACAATGTATCCGACTTTGCTGGTGATTTTAGCGCCAAGGTTATTGAGATTGTTTATAACAGCAATCTAACGATGGTTCGTTTTGAACTACAGTCTGATTGTGACGCTTACTTCGTTCACAATCCAGAATTAATGGAGAACGATTTCCTAAAGATTTATCAGGAGAGATTCAATTATTACAATGCTAAGGATAGTCGTGCAAGAATGTATCCTATGAAGAAGCATGATGTATTTACTGTTTCTGTTGATGCATTTGGTGGTCCTGTTCCTACTGTTGGTCAGAGTGTGACTTGGGCACAAGCTACTGGTTATACTGCTGCGTAATTGAGTTTTAAGAAAGGAGGATACATATTATGAATAAATTTATGAGATTTGATGCTACTGCTAAGAATGCATTTGATAATGATGAAGTTAAGTATGCTAATTTTGAGAAGCTACTTGTAGATGCTGCTCGTAAGCAGGTTCAGGAGTATTCCGCTGAGCAGGCTAATGCTAAGATTGTTGAGAAGTTCCGTGAGGCTCTAGGTATTGATGAGAATGCCCGCACTCCTCAAGTAAGACGTGCTATTCGTGCTAATCAGGCTCTAGTTTTCACCATCATTGAGGAAACTGTTGAAGAGATGATTCGTACTGGTTGGGATAGCAATCCATTCTTCATGGATTATGCTGAGATTAAAAACCTAGCTCTTGGTGATACCAATGATTTCTATGTTGAAGACGATTCTATTCTAAGTGTTTCCAAGATTTCTGGAAACCATCATAACATTGTTGTATAATAGTGTTCGCGTAGAGTAATCTGCGTGTAAAATTGACGCATTTAATTGCTGGAAAGCCCTAAAGACATTAAAACCACAACGTAATACTAGTCAAGTATAAGCGTGATGGTGACGAAAGTAGAAAAAATTTAATGTATGGCATATGAATAAAATCTAAGTGCTGTAATAATGGGCAATCAGCAGCCAAGCCTCTTGATATATTCAAAGTTTGCGTTATAATGTATAATACAAAATTAACGCTAAGAGGAAGGTTCAACGACTATCTCCGCTAAGGAGAGTAGGTAGGAAGCCCTACCGAAATGGTGCGCCCCACTTTTGTGGGTGAAGATATAGTCTGCTCTCTTTGGAAACAAAGAGGAGGTATTGACCTCAACGGGGAGTAGCGTCCTTATAAAATTATTCTTTCAAATTAAAATTAATTTATGAGGAGGTGTTTATATGGCGGAAGCAAAAATTGGTATTTATTGTATTGAAAATCTACTTAATGGTAAAAAATATTTTGGACAATCTATTGATGTCGATTCTAGATTGAAAAAACATCAATATTTGTTAAAAAATAAAAAGCATAATAATGAACATTTGCAAAGTTCATATGACACCTATGGATTTGATAACTTTAAATTCTATATAGTTGAGGAATGTAATATTGACTTACTAGATGAACGTGAGCGTTATTACATAGCATTATATAATACGGATAATAGAGAGTGTGGATATAATATTGAACCTGGTGGAAATAAAAACAAAACATTATCTGATGAAACAAAAAATAAACTTAAATTAGCAAATCTAGGCAAGAAATTACCAGACGAAGTTAAAGTAAAGATTAGTATGGCAAATAAAGGAAAAGTTATATCAGATGAGCAAAAACAATTTTTAAGAGATTTGCATATGGGTTCACGTCTTTCTGATGAAACAAAAATTAAAATTGGAATTGCAAGTAAGAAAGAAAATCTTTCTGAGGAAACATTGAAAAAAATGAGCGAATCACATAAACGAGAGAATTTAAGTGAAGAAACACTACAAAAAATGAGCAATTCTCATATTGGGCTTCGTCATACAGATGAAACTAAGGAAAAATTAAGACTTGCATTTCAAAATAGAGAGTTTTCAGATGAATGGAGGGCAAAAATAAGTGAAGCAAAAAAGCTTCCTATTTATTGTCCACAGTTAAATGAAGTGTTCGCATCAGCTAAAGATGCGGAAGAAAAATATAAATCATATGGTGTTAATAGAACAAAAATATCTGCATGTTTACATGGAGATCGTAAAAGTTCAGGGAAACATCCCATTACTGGAGAAGTACTTACTTGGGAAAAATTGAAAGAATAATATAAGTTAAACATAAAGGGATTAGACAAAGACTAGGTGCCGGCAGACACTTTGCCGTTACCACTGAATGGTTTGGGCTTAAATTTAGGTCCCTTACAGTGTAAGCTGTTCGAATAAATAATGCATTGAATTGCTGGAAAATCCTAAAGCTAATCAAACTAAAACATAATACCAAATGAGGTATAGGTGTGAATGTTACGAAAGTAGAAAAAATTGATTAGATGACACATGGTTAAATCCTAAATGTCTAAAGCAATGGACAATCAGCAGCCAAGACCGAAAGGTAAGGTTCAACGACCATTCCGTAAGGAAGTAGGATTGTAAGCTATTGACAGTCCGAAGTGGTGCATACCCATTATTATGGGTAAAGATATGGTCTGATCTTTAGTGAAAGCTAAAGGGTTTAAACCAATATAGGAGTAGCGTCCTATGTTAAACATAAATGAAAAATTTACACCGACTTTGAAAGAGTCCTAACTGGTGCTGAGGATTGGGCTTCTTTCATTCTAAAGATTGCTGATGCTGTAAACCGTTACATTTACGACGCTGTTTATGCCGCTCTAAAGGGTGCTAGTGAAAAGCTAGGCGCTAACTGGGTTAAGACTGGTGCTCTAGATACTGCTAACAAGGCTACTCTAGTCAAACTATGTCAGGATATCGAGATGGCTACTGGTTCTGAGGTAGTTATTTTTGGTACTCGTTCTGCCCTATCCGCTCTATCTGCTATGGCTGACGTCAATTGGATGCCTGATACTGTAAAGAATGAGTATTATCAGAATGGTGGTCTACTAGGTCTATGGGAAGGCTTCAGAGTTGCCGAAATCGGTCAGGGTCTAAAGAGAGGCGCTGCTATCAATAGTGCTACTGTTGATTATCAGGTTGATAGTAATCAGCTATACATCGTTCCTGTAAGCTCTACCAATAAGTTTATCAAGATTGTAAATGAGGGCGACGCTCAGATTAGTCAGGTTTCCGACAAGGATACTAACAGAGATATGAGCTATGAATATGAGTACATGTTCAAGATGGGCATTTCTGTCATCTTCAACAGTGTATTCGGCTTCTGGAAGGTTGCCTAATTTAAAATAATTATAAGGATAAAAGGAGATTATATTATGGCTAATGCAAAAAAAAGTACTACCGCCAAGGATACTGATGTTAAGACTGTTGTAGAAGAAGTCGTAAAGGAAGAACCAAAGAAGGTGGCAAAACCAAAGCATAGTCCAGACGAACTTATTGCTTGTCGTAGTGTAACGTTTGGAGAACTACTTATTATTGGGCCTAAAACTAAGCTAGTTTATAGTTGGGCAAACGAAGGTGATATTAGAGAGGTTGAATATCAAGACCTAATGTCTTTAAAGGCACTTCGTCATAGGTATCTTTTTGATCCATTTATTATCATCGAAGATGAAGCACTTCGTGAAGAATGGAAAGCCGATCTTGATCCTGTTTACAACAAACTAGAAGAAGTTAGCCTAAATGGCATTTTTGATTTACCTCAGAGACAGTTTGTGGCCAAGTTAAAGCAGCTACCTCCTAGTGTAAAGTCTTCTATTCAAAATATGGCTTATTCTATGATTCAGAATAAAACTTTATATGATTTACGCAAGATTGATGCGATGGATGAAATTCTTGGTACTGAATTAAAAATGATGATTTAATGATAGGAGGTACTTAAATGGCAACCTCTTATGAAGAAATTTACAATTTGGCCTCCAATAAAATTACGGATCCAGAGATAGCACTTTTATCACAAGAAGATATAGAGGAATTATTTTATGGATATCTTATAAGTGCAATCCCCAAGTTTCGTAAATGTAAGAATGATTTATCTAATCGTGATGATGAATTAAGACAGTTTAATGTTGACTTATTAGATGTGGAGAAAGAAATTCTTGCAATATTGGTAGCTAGAGAGTGGCTACAGCCACAACTATATTCTGCTCTTTTGACGAAGCAGGTTTTCTCAGATAAAGAACAGAAGCATTATTCTCAGGCATCCCACATATCAGAGCTTCGTGCTCTAGATGAAACTTTGAAAATTGAGGCACAAAAGTTAAGCCGTGATTATACTTATGGCAACTCAGAGTATTTGGGGTGATAATATGAACGCTTATAATAACATTCCTACATCTCAAATAGAGGCACAAAAGCGTTATTTATATGGCGCAATTATTTCAACACTTTATGAAAAAGAGGACAATAGCCCTTTTTTAGATGCTCATCTTCAAAGTTTAATAAATCAAATAAGTGGTTCAAATCGCTTATTTAATTATCAGCCAGAAATATTAACTATTATTAGTTGTCTTGAAACGGCACGTGCGAATCCTAATCAGTTCCGCAAAGCTATTCTTGATGCAGCTAACTTGGTTAATGTTTTGAAGGGCGGTGAATGTGATGCTTGATAGTTTTAAAGCTCGTATGAGTCGAGTTGGAGAAACTCAAAGTGCTGCTTATTTGCATAATGCAGATATGATAATTGACAATACATTTAAACGTGATCCAGCCTATCGTGAAGTTTTTGTGACACACAAACCAAGTGAGATTGAAAATAAGAGGATGGATGCAAAGTTTATTATTGATACACGTAGAAGTATTTCTGGAGATGAAGAAGTATATAAACTTATGTTTAGACCTCATGTGAAAATTCCTATTGGTTCATATGTTGATGTGCCAGATGATACTGGTACATTACAAAGATGGCTCGTTATTATCAATGATAATCAGCCACAATTCCCAATGTATTATATTTTAAAATGTAATTGGATATTAAAGTGGGTATATGAAGGTAAGGTATATAAATGTGAATGCGTACAGAGAACACAATCTTCGTACAACAGTGGGTTATGGACTGATTACATGTTCACAAGTGTGGAAGACCAAACAATTATGTGGCTTCCAACTACACCTTATACTCAAACACTTAGTTATAATCAACGTGTGTTAATCAATGATGCTGGAAGACGAATCCCCATTGTGTGGGAGTTGTCTAAGGTATTAGATACAATACCTATAGGAATAACACGTTTGACATTTAAACAAGTTCAGGCAGACCTTCATGCAGACTGTTCTAAATATGGACTTGCAAACTTCTGTCCATATCAAGGAGAATGTGATACATGCAAACTTGCAGAACCAATATATATTGATGCTGGGTTAGATACCAAAACCGAAGAAATTCGTCTTGGTAAGATTACATACAATGGCAAAGATTCTTCTATTCGTGTTGATGGTAGCGCCAAGACATTGACGGCGATGTTTTTAGATTCAAATTCTAATGAATATGTGTCTAAGTCAGTTGATTGGCATATGTCTTTTGTAGACGGCAACAATGTTTTGTGCTCAGTTGATATTACTAACGAGTCAAAGCCTGGGGATATTGTGTGTAATGGTTCTGATGGCAAAGAGATTTTTAAGATTAATGTTTCCAGAAATGGTGACTCGCTTAAGGTTAAATGTCTGCCATTGTATTCTATGGTTGGAAAGACGATTGTTGTGTCTGCTTTAGGCACAGAAAAGTTAAAGATGGAGGTGGTTAGTTAATGATTAGAGATATACAAAAAATTGATGACGATGTATCTGCAATGAAAAGAATAATTCGGCAAAAACTTACATCGGATCCTGACGTCATCGAAGTATTAAATAACCACGAATTAGACCCATCAAGTCCTGACGATTATTTAAATAATAATATTTTTGCTTATATTCGTGTCCCTGGCACACAGGATATTGCTAAAAACTTTATTTGTTTTAGCGTTGATGATATGGAAGACCATCGTTACAATTCTGTAATGAAGATTCAATATGTCCAATTTGTTGTGTTTTGTCATGCGGATGATATTAAAACGCCGTATGGAATTGAACGACACGATTTACTAGGATATTTAATAAGAGATATCTTTGGATGGTCTAATATGTTTGGGATGCAGTCAAAACTTATTTATAACAAAGAAAGCGTTACGGACACAAATTATTCTTGTCGTACATTAAAATTTGAGCTTACTAAAACCAATTCCTTGAATAATGCTGTAACGAGGAATAAGTATGAGTGATATGTTTGAAGTAGATCAGCTCCAATTATATTTTGGAGATGATTATGTTATAAACGATAAGTTGAAGATTAAACAGCCAACAATTGGGGAAATTGTTGATTTTGGTGAAGCACAGTATTTTAGTGTTGTACATACTATAACCGCCATTCCGTCTGATATGAAATCTCAATTATGGGATTTAGGTTTGGACTGGACAGAGCTAGATGACTTTGAGTTGTTTATTATGTTAGCACCAACACTGTCAACAGATAAAACAAGATTGCTATTCGGTGATTTGGATTTTACAAAGTTAAAACCATATAGAAACCGTGAGAATGGTGATATTGTATTGGCAGATTTGGAATCTGGTGTAAAGATAGATAAATTGGTTTATTTAAGAATTGTGAATTATTTAAGAAGGGTTCATAATATTACACCAAAGATTGAACATGCAGCAAATAAAACAACTAAGCAAATTCTTATCGACGAAGATAGGATGAAAATTAATAATAATAAAAATAAGCCTTTTAAATCATATTTGTTGCCACTGATTTCATCTGTAAAAGTTCGTATGGGATATACGAAGGATTATGTGAGAAATGAGGGGTTTGTGGAATTTTTTGATGATGTAGCTCGTTTACAAATTATTCACAATGCAGACAATCTTCTTGCTGGATGTTATGCAGGAACAATAGATATGAAGAAAATAAATAAGGCAGAACTTAATTGGATGAAAGAGATTTAATCTCTTCATAATAAATAATATTTTATAGGAGGAAACTATTATGGCCAAAAATTTTGATATTAATAATTTCGTAATTGATAGAGTCATCCGCGGTGTTGCTCTATCTCAGCAGAACGATTCCGTTCTATTCTCTATTAACCAGATGCAGAATGTTTCTCTAAACTGTGCATCTGAGTCTACCGACGCTGTAGACGCTCTAGGTACTCCAATTGCTACGTTTTATAGAGCTAAGAGTGCTGAGTTCTCCGCTGAGAACGCCATTTTTGATATGAATCTAATGGCTACTCAGCTAGGTACTTCTAAGAAGGTTGCTGGTCTACAAGATGATAAGAAAACAACCTTAAAGATTACTGCTCCCGCTATGGAGAGCTTCACTTATGGTGACGGTACTTATGAACTAAAGCACACTCCAAAGGCAGTTCCTAATGAGATTTATGTACTAAATGGTGATAGCACCTTTGGTCAGAAGTTCGTTAAGGGCACTAATGCTTCCGATGCTGAGTTCTCCATTGCCGACAAGACAATAAAGCTACCTACTGGCCTCAAGGCTGATGATGAGCTATTTGTAATGTATGACTATGAGACAGAGAAGGCAGTTGAGGTTGTTAACTCCGCTACTAAATTCCCCGTTGGTTGTAAGTTTGTTATGGAGGTTCTAGGTTGTGATGTGTGCGATCAGACAAATTTAATCCATGCTTATGTAATCTTCCCTAACTTTAAACTAAGTCCTGATTTCGACTGGAGTAACAAAATTTTTGCTACAAATTTTAAAGCTCCCTACGTTTGTAAAGAGCGTAGAGCGGCGTAATGATATACGTCCAAAATCCCTTTAATTGCTGGAAGTACTTAAAGACAATCTAGCTACAACGTAAGGATGAAATATGCCTAAGCGTGAATGCGACGAAAGTAGAAAAAATAGATTGTATGATGCAAGGTTAAATCCTAAACATCTTAATAATAGTTAATCAGCAACCAAGCTCCGAACAGGAGAAGGCTCGACGGCTATTCCGAAAGGAAGTAGGTTCAAGTGAACCGAAATGGGGGATGCCCAGAAATGGGTAGTGATATAGCCTGCTCTTATATGAGAATATAAGATGTCTTAAGTGACTGGCAAAGCGTAACGAACTTTGTTGAACATATGGCGTTGCGACTGATGGTTCTCATCCATTCAGTGGAAAGGCTCAACAGGCCTATTGTGACAAGGAGAAGAAATTAGAAGTGATAGCTGCATAATGCAGTTTTCTACGAATAGTTTCCGTATAAAGTGATTTATATGATAAATAACACATTGAAATGCTGGAAAACCCTAAAGCTCATATACCAAAACAGAAAGATGAAATATGCTTAAATGTAATGGTTGCGAAAGTAGAAAAAAGTTATGAGATAGATATATGGTTAAATCCTAAGTATCTGTAATAATGGGCAATCAGCAGGTAAGTCTCGAACAGAGAAAACCTCAACGACTATTGCTGTTAAAGCAAGTACATGACAAGCGTTTGGTCATGGAAGTGGTGTGCCCCACAAAAGTGGGTGAAGATATAGTCTGTTCTTTATTGAAAGATAAAGGGTCTTATGACCAAGTAAGAGTAGCGCCTTACTTAAACATAATAGTATTCAATATCGTTATTCCTAGCGAAGAGTAATTTTTAAAAGTACTTGACAATACAAAATTAATATGATATAATATAATCGTAAGTAGATGGACCCTAGCTAAGTTCGTTGAAAGGGCCCCTGTTACCTCTCAGGGGCCTTCTTACGCATATTTTCAAAAGAGGAAACTAACGAAAGAGGTAATATTTATGAGTGTTAGATATGAAGATTATTTAAATATTTTAACAAAAAGAGAGATATCTTTTTTATATAAAAATGGTTCTCTTGGAGAAAATTATCCAAATTCATTAAAATTTTGGGATTATGAAAAGAATTTACCATTGACACCATATATTGTTTTATCAACATCTAATAAAGTTGTGCATTGGAAGTGTCCGGTTTGCCAATATGAATGGGAAGATAAAATTATTGTTAGACATAAAGCAGAAAAATGTCCTGTTTGTTCTAGTAGGATTGTAAAGCAGGGATATAATGATTTTGAAACAAAATATCCAGATATATCATTAGAGTGGGATTTTGATAAAAATCATTGCGATTACTCCCCTTCTACTGTTGCTTTTAGCTCTCATAAAAAGGGGTGGTGGAAATGTAGAACATGTGGGAATTCATGGTTTACATCTTTTAATAATAGAGCTAATGGACAAGGCTGTAAGGTTTGTGGGTATAAAATTGTTGGTAATAAAGTTACACAAAGATCTTTAGAATCAAGAGGCTCTTTGTATGATAATTGTCAAGATTTAATTGAAGAATGGGACTACGAACTTAATAAAGGAATTGATCCTAAAGAAGTTGCTGTTGCGTCTAGAAGTAAGGTTTGGTGGAAATGTAAAAAATGTGGTTGCAAATGGTTTGCATCGGTTGGTGCTAGAACTGGTAGGGATGGTACTGGATGTCCGGAATGCAAAAGAAGACAGGAAAAAAGTAGCCTACAATGTGCCACAGAGTTGTATCTTTTGAATAATTATAATTATCCATTATTACATGAATTCAGATGTACGATATCTGCTGTTAATCCTTTAACTAATAAAAAGCTACCGTATGATAATGAATTAATTATTGGTGACTCACATTTAATCATTGAAGTCAATGGTGATCAACATTATCGTATAACAAATTTTACGGTTTATAAAGCGAAGTATGACGGAATTACTCCTAAAGAAGAATTAGAAATGCAACAATATCGTGATAAAGTAAAAATGGATTATGTATTAAGCATTGAAAATTATCATTATCTTGCAATTCCTTATACTGCTTTTAAAGACAATTCCTATAAAACACTCATAGATAATAAAATTTCAGAAATATTATCTCTTACAACCTAAATTTAACATAAAGGAGTGATTGCTATGAAATATCCTAAGAAATGCCTGTGCTGTGGCACTAGCTATGAATACTGCGGCAATTGCTATGATTATAGAAACTATCCTCTATGGATGAATTCTTTCTGCAGCGAAAACTGCAAAAACATCTTTGAGGATTGTACGAATTATAATTTTCAACTAATCACTAAAGAACAGGCTAAGGAGGCTCTCTCTAAATGCGATTTATCTAATCGTGCAAACTTTTCTGCTTGTGTAAAGCGTGATTTAAATACAATTCTAGCAGAAAATAAGCCTTCTGTTGAGAAGAAGGATTTCGTCAAGAACGAACCCATACATGAAGTAGTTACAAAAAAATAAAACGATAAGGTGTTGACTTCATGTTGAATTCGACACCTTATTTTTTTACGCTTAAAAGGAGATAAAATAATGGTACGTAGTAAAATTACGAATCTCGAATATAACCCAGATAAAGTTGCTTATATTTTAAATATGAAGCAAGTCTATTTGTATATGCGGAATGGAGCAAAGTTACTAGATATTTTATATTCTGATACCAAGGCAAACGCCTTGGTTTTTGTATTTGAGAAAAATGAACAACTTAAAAGATTATATGAATTATGGAATCAACATGAATTAAATTAAAAAAGGAGGTTTGAGAATGGCACTTTCATTTGAGGAATCAAAACAGCAACTATTACAGCAGAGTCAAACAGCGGCAAAGCCAATGATGATGGCAACAAGAGAAGTAATGGCAGAAACTGGTTGGACACGAGTTACCACACCTAACTATGCTTGGTTTGATAATTTTTCTGATGATAAAATATCTCTCATTGATGAAAATAAAGACATTACAATAGATGCCTCACAGATTAATATATCTCAAGAATCAAAGAGTCAGTTTATTCCATTTGAAATGCCAAGGTATTATGACGGCATTGATTTGACTCGAATGGCAATTTCAATTCACTTTACAAATAGTGATAAGCAACATGCCGCATCTCCTGCTGTAAATGTTCAATATAATAGTGATAAAATTAGATTCGCATGGCTTGTTGATGGAAACGCAACACACATTGATGGAAATCTTCAATTTGAAATTCATGCTGATGGCTCTATATCAGATAATGTAGGAAAATCATATGAGTATCGTTGGAAGTCAAAACCAACGGATAAATTTAATATAGTAAAGTCATTGTGTCAAGACCCTAATTGTGAGCCAATTTTTGTTAACGAAGATTGGGTACAAGAAATAGTTAAAAATGTTGCTACTGCTGTCGCAAAAGAAATTAAAGATGTGCAAGTAGACTTAAGCAATTATTATACAAAAACAGAAGTTGATGAAAAGGTAAATAATGTTACTGTTGATTTAACTGGTTACGCTACAGAAACTTATGTAGATGAAAAAGTTGCCGCTGTTGATGTATCGGATCAATTAGTAGACTATGCTAAAAAGACAGAAGTACCAACTAAAATAAGTCAGTTAGAAAATGATTCTGGATATTTAACTGGGCATCAGGATATTAGTGGACTTGCCACGAAAGATGAAGTTAAAGCCGTAGAAGAAAAAATTCCAAGCATTGATGGCTTGGCTACTCAAGAATGGGTAGAAGGTAAAAACTATCTGACCGAGCATCAAAGTCTTAATGATTATGCGACAAAAACATATGTCGGTGAAGAAATTAAAAAGGTTGATGTGTCGGATCAGCTAAAAGATTACGCTAAGAGTGTGGATGTTGATGCTTTATCTTCTTCTGTCAGCAAGAACACAGACAACATTGCCTCTCTAAGTACTACCGTAGGAGGATTGCAATCTGAAATTAATAGCATAGATAAGACTCCAAGAAAGACATATGATGTCGTATACAACGATACAGAAGACCCAGAGGTTGGAGAGAATGTCTTTGCATTCTATGAAATTACCAATGAGGGTCAATCTGGAGAATCAAGAGAGATTAAAAAGAAGTTTACAATCGTTGGTGGTGGAGGAGGAGGCACTTCTAGTACTTTAAAAATTGAGTATATAACCACATCTCCATTGATTGTTACAGTAAATGATAAGGTTATTATTAAATATAGATTTTCTGGGCAAGACTCTTCTGGAGATCCAGTTTCTGATGGTACTGCCACATGGAAAATTGGTAAGCAAATTATTTCTACTGGAATGGCAAGAAGCGGAGAAAATACATTTGATGCTACTGACTATATCAGTATTGGAACTCAAAAACTGACACTCTCCATTACGGATGCCGCGGGAAGCTTAGTAACTAAAACTTGGACTGTGCAGAAGATTAATGTCAGATTGGAGTCTTCCTTTAATGATAAGTTAACTTATAATATTGGACCTGTATCTTTTGACTATACGCCATATGGTGCAATTTCTAAAGATATTCATTTTAAACTAGATGGCACAGAAATTGGTAAAGTCACTACATCGTCATCTGGTGTTCCAATGGCTTACTCTATTCCTGCACAGACACACGGAGCACATTTGCTAGAAACTTATATTACTGCGGAAATTAATAGTTCAACCATTGAGTCTAATCATATATTAAAGGATATTATTTGGTATAATCCAGAATCTGAAGATGCGGTTATTGGTTGCATTCAGAATACTATTACTGTTCAGCAATATGATACAGAAAACATTGTTTATACTGTATATGATTCAAAAACTGAAACTCCAACCGTTACTTTGGCCATAGACGGCAAAGAGGTGTCTACTCTACAATTAGATTCTAATACCCAGACATGGCAATATAAACCTACAGATATTGGTACACATGTATTAACAATTACTTGTCGTAATACGGTCAAAACTATTAATGTTACTGTTGAAAAATTAGATATTGATGTTGAGCCAGTTACTGCTGGTTTACAGTTTGATTTTAACCCAGTTGGTCGTTCTAATAACGATACTAATAGATTATGGTCTTATAGTGAAAATGCAGATATTAAGATGGCTGTTTCTGATAACTTTGACTGGGAAAATGGTGGTTATCAGATTGATGAGAATGGAGATCAGTATTTCGGTATTAAGGCTGGAACTAGTGCAACCATCTCATATAATTTATTTGCAGATGATGCAAGAAGAAATGGTAAAGAATTTAAGCTAATTTTTAAAACTGATAATGTTGCAAAGAGTGATGCCATATTCTTAACATGCCAATCTTCTAACATTGGACTGCAAATGAATGTGCATGAAGCTTATATTAAGTCTAGTGCAAAGTCACTATACGTTCCTTATAGTGAGGGAGATATTATTGAGTGGGAATTCAATATTGCAAAAGATACTGATATTCCTATTGTAATGTCCTACGAGGACGGAACTCCTTGTAGACCCATGAGTTATACATCTGATTATTCTTTTACGCAGGAAAATCCTGTTCCAATTACAATTGGTTCTGCTGATTGTGATGTGCTAATTTATCGTATGAAAGCATACAATACAAGTCTTTCTTCTTCTGCTATTTTGTCTAATTTTATTGCAGATGCAAGAACTGCTACAGAGATGATTGATCGTTATAAGAGAAATCAGATTTATGATGAGAATAATATGTTAACTCCTGAATCTGTGGCAGAGGCTTGTCCAAATATGAGGGTTATTAAGATTGAAGCTCCATATTTTACGAATAATAAGAAGGATTTCGTGAAGGATACTTCTGTTGAATGTATCTATAAAAATGGTGATGCTACTCTAGATAACTGGAAGTTCACAAATATGTATCATAGTGGACAGGGTACTACTTCTAATGAATATGGTGCTTCTGGTCGTAATATTGATATTATTGGTGGCTTTGATGGGAAACATCAAGTTACGAGCAAGGTGGCACTAGACCCAAATTATATTACTGAGCTTACACTTGGTGATGGAACCAAGGTTTCTGATGGTAGCGGGAAAGTGTCATTAACCAGAAATTCTGTGCCAAATTCGTGGTTTAACATAAAAGTAAATATCGCCTCCTCTGAGATGGTGAACAATGCTTATCTACAGAAGAGATATAACGACTATCTTCCTTACTCTACTCCTGCAAACAAGAGGGATCCAAGAGTAAAAACTGATATGGAATTTGTAAACTGTGTTGTCTTTATTAAGGAAAGCAATCCAGATTTAACTACACACAGAGAATTTCAAGATACAGACTGGCACTATTATGCGCTTGGAAATATCGGTGACTCCAAAAAGACAGATGTCACAAGAGCTTATGACCCAGATGATATGAATGAGTTCTGTATTGAAGTAAGTGATAATACTCTGCCAAACTCTACATTTCAAACTGGAATTAAGAATTCTGATGGCAGTATGAAATATCCAATTACTAAGGCAGAATGGACCACTGGAAACGAAGCTTATGATGCTCTGTATAACAACTGGGATGGCTCATTCGAGTTTAGATATGATTGCTGTGGCGACTCTAAGGATGGAGACCCCATTTCAACAGACGAAGAGAAGACTAAGATTAGAACACAAAATAAGCAAATTTGGAGAGATTTCTACGAATTTGTTATTACATCAAGTGATAGTGAATTTGTGAGTAATCTTAAGAATTGGTTTATCAATGAATCCGCACTATATTGGTATCTGTTTACGACAAGATATACAATGATAGATAATCGTGCAAAGAATAGTTTCTGGCATTGGGCAAAGCATTATATTAGTACGAGTGAAGCTGCCACTCTTGGAGATAAGGCCGCTTATTATATTATTGATGATGATGCCGCTGCTATTAATAATGGTTATAGATTTGACCTATGGAACTATGATAACGACACAGCATTAGGAATTAACAATTCTGGCGAATTAACGATGACTTATGGCAAAGAAGATACCGACTACCGCACAGAGGGCAACCCGTCATCTGGCTACGTTTTTAATGCTGCAGAGTCTGTATTCTTCTGTAGAGTCCGTGATCTTATGGTTTCTGACCTCAGAAAACTATACGCATCTTGTGAAAGTAAGAACTGCTGGAGTGCAACTTCTCTAATCAACGAATTCGACAGTAAACAAAACGAATGGCCCGAAGAACTCTGGAGAGTTGACTATGTAAGAAAGTATGAGCGTACATACAGAAACGGAAATACTAGATTCCTTGAACAAATGATGAACGGAAAAAAGAAATATCAGCGTAGACAATTCGAACGTGACCAAGAAATATATATGGCAACCAAGTTTGTTGGCAACATGGCTGCATCTGACCAAATTATGTTTAGATGTAATACCCCTGTATCTGCTGCCGTTAAGCCAGACTACACACTTCATTTGACGCCATTCTCTAATATGTACTTGTCGGTAATGTTTGGTAACTCTTCCGTTACTCAGATTCGTGCAAAAGCTGGTCAGCAGTATTCTATTTCTTGTCCTTATACGACAATGGACGATACTGCCGTTCTAATTTATGCCGCCTCAAGAATCCAGTCAATGGGCGACATTTCTGCCTGTTATATTCACGATAATGACTTCTCTAAGGCTGAAAAGCTGAAGGAGTTGATTATTGGCAATATTACGGCTGGATACTCAAATGAGTTTTTAACGAACCTTGTTATTGGCAATAATAGATTGCTTGAGAAGTTAGATGTTAGAAATACACCAAACTTAGCAAGTAGTCTTGATTTGTCTAAGTGTGGAAACCTAAAAGAACTTTATGCAACTGGCTCTGGACTAACTGGTGTTCTATTTGCAAATGGTGGTAAAGTTCAAACTGCATTACTCCCAAACACCCTAACATCTATTAATATGCGTAATTTAAAGTATTTAGACAATCTTGATATTGCTGGTTATGACCAGATTACAACTGCTATTATTGAGAATTGCGATACTATTGATAGTGCTAGCTTATTAAATAAGGCAATAAAACTAAACCGCGCTCGTATTATTGGTGTTAACTGGAGTCTAGAGAATACTACTCTATTAGATAGGCTATATAAAATGGGTGGTCTCGACAAGAACGGTTATAATGTTGACAAGTCTGTTGTTACTGGAAAAGTCCATGTTCCCGTTATGAGAGAAAAGCTACTTGCTCAGTATAATGAAGCTTGGCCAGATCTAGAAATCACCTATAATACACTAGTACAGCAATTTACTGTAACCTTCAAGAACGACAATGGAGATATTCTAGATATTCAGTATGTTGACAAGGGAACCAAAGCCGTAGACCCACTTACTAGAACAGAAAATCCAATTACTACTCCTACAAAGGAAAGTACTGTAAGTACCGACTATACCTTTGCTGGATGGGACAAGGCACTTGTTGATGCTTTTGACGACCAAATTATTACTGCTACATATGCTGGAACTACAAGAAGCTATAAAGTTAAGTATGTGTCTAAAGGTAATGTTATGCAAGAAACTACGGCACTATATGGCTCTAGTGTTTTATATACTGGTGAAATTCCTACTTATACATCTGAAGAATCTGCATATAAATATTATTTATTTGATGGATGGGATCAGGGTGGTTATGTCAATGGAGACAAGACCATTAATGCGGTATACGATAGCTGCGAATATAAAGAAGGCTACTTCGCCAATAAAGAACTTGCCGATATGCGCCTAGTTGAAATATATATGATGACTAGACTTGCGGCGAGCGGCATTATCACTTTGTCAGATTATGTGACCGCAAAGGACGCACTAACTGTTACGTTGGGTAATGACTTTACATATACAGACATTGAAGAGATGGTATTGATTTCTGAGGAAACTGTCTTTACTGGTAGTAACCGTGTTGACACTGGTGTTAATCTACTGTCTGAGGATAGAAGCTTCGTGTTAGCCATTGACTGCAAAATGGATACTGGAAACTCCACAAACGCTGTTCTTGCACAATGTTTCTCTGGTCTAAATACTAGCGGATTTAAACTGTCTTATAACAATGGAGTTAGTCTTGCTTGGGGCAGTGCCTCAGCTTCTCCATTTAGTGCTGATAGCAGAGAGGTGATTGTTCTAAGACATATTAAGGGTGAAAACGGTCTTCATGTTTACTCTTCAAGTACTACTAGTGATAAGTCTTATTATGCAGAACTAAGTGGAATCCATTCTATGAGCCACAATGTGTCACTTGTATTTGGCTGTAGCAAACTCGAAGATGGTTCTTACGAACAGTACGGTAAAGGTACTGTATATTGGAGCAAACTTTGGTATGCCGACTTAGGTGATGATGTTTGTGCGAAAATTGCATATTGGCCACATGAAGAAATTGAATTTGAGGCTTGTTGTGAGCAGAATGGTTCTTTGAAACGTTACTACTTAAGTGACAACTCTGGTACTCGTTCCTCAATGACATTTATTTCTTCTAAGACATTGACCCATCCAGTTATTATGGACCCAGCTTATTCTAATGAAGGCGGCTGGGCTAAATTCGAATTAAATAAATATTTGAACAATAGGGTATATAATGCTTTACCAGATAAATGGAAGCAGTTAATTAAGCAAGTTAAAATTAAGTCTTCTATAGGTAAACAGTCTTTGAGTGTCAGTAGTTCTGATTGCTATATCTTTGTACCGTCTATTTCTGAGCTTGTGCCAAGTATGACGGAAGAACCATATGCAAGTGAAGGTACTATTATTAGTCATTTCTCTTCAAATGCATCTAGAATTTGTTATAATCCAAATGGTGCAGCTGTCCAATATTGGACGCGTTCACCAAGTCTTGGATGGGACAACTATGTCTTTAGAATAACAAATACTGGTACATATCAATCTGTAACACAGATGTCTGCAACGGATATATATGCTAGAATTATGATTTCTATTTAAAGGAGGATGGTTAAATGTACTATAAAGTATTAAAAGATAACAAAGTGATAGATGTACTTAACCATCTATCCTTTGTTAAATATCAGGAAAAGCATAATATTATGGTATCTTGTGTAAAAGAAGAAGCACAGGCAATTCTGTCTTCTGATGATGAACATATTTGGCATATTTATGGCTTATATAATATTCCAATTGATGGATATGATACCGTAACTTTGGAAGAGATTGATGTATATGAATATAATCAGTTGAAAATGCTAAATGGAAAGACGATAGAAGAAATTATTGATGCATATACAAAGTCATTAATTGACGGAGGTGTGCTATGAAGGTATTTATAGAAAGCCTATATAGGCTATATAAAAATAAACAAGTCACAAAGGAGAAGATAGATGAGTTTCTGTCTTCTAAAAAGATAACCCAGCAGGAATATGATTATATTATTTCTGCTGGGCAGATTAATAAGTAAGGAGGTGTAATGATTGTACACTATTTTACTTAATGACACCAACGAGCTAATTACTTCTGTAAAGGAACGTATTATGCAGCGTAGTAAGCTTGTTGACTCTCTACACTTTCTTGTTGATCCAATTTATAAGGGATTAGATATGAGTGGCTTTACAGCAATGATGGAATATATTCTGCCAGTAAGCAGAGAATATCATTCTGAAATTTTAGTAAAATCTGATGCTTTGTATAAAGAAAAATTAGAGTATAAAGTCCCATTCGATACTAACCTAACAAAAGAGGCAGGAAATGTTGAAGTACAATTAACTTTTGTTAAAGTTAGTTTAGATGCTGATGGTGAAAATATCCAACAGGTCAGAAAAACTTCTCCGACTATTATTAAAATACTACCAATCTCTGCTTGGTCTGACATTGTGGCAGACAATGCACTTGGAGCCATTGACCAAAGACTCATTCAAGCTGAGGCAATGATTCAGGCCGTTGGCGAAATGGCTCAATACATTGATGAAAATAAGGCTGACAATATTACTTATAACGAGGAAGATAATTATATCCAGCTTACTGCAAATGGTAATCCAATTGGTGATAAGATTGTTCTTAAGAGCATTGGTGTAAATGTTGTATCTATCCAAGTTAACGAAGATGGTGAACTGATTGTCAATTATTCTGACGGAACATCCAAAAATATTGGCAAAGTAGGTGGTGAATGTGCTGGAATCTATGTACCTTCATATTCTGAAGACGGAATTCTAACATTCACTCTAAGTAATAAAGCAGGTGAACCATCCTATTCGTTTGATGTTGATTCGTCAAATGATTGGAATCCAGTTGGTGACGAAAAAACAACATACATATGGAATAAGTTATAATCTGTGGATTAAGCTAAGATAGCTTTCCAATATATTATTTTATTTTATGAAAGGAGAGAAAGGTTTTGGCTAATCAAAATGTAAGATTTTTCTTTACTGATGACAAGAGAAAATACGATGCGTTAATTCAAAAAGATCCACTAGCTTTATATTTCATAGAAGATGCAGAAACTGGTTATCGTGCTCTTTATAAGGGCGATAATCTAATTGCAGTTGGCAGCAACGCTTCTAGTATGGCGGCTGGTCTAATGAGTTCTGCTGATAAACAGGCTTTAGATAAGTTGGTAGCGAATCCAGGTGGAGTAGAATTTACCCCAGTTGATGGTACTATTACCATTGCCGATGGTGAAGATGGCAAAAAGAATATTGCCGTAGCTATTTCTACCAAAGAGGGTAACACTCTAACTAAAGTAGATGGAGGACTATTTGTACCTTCTGTTCCTGAGTACTCTATTGAAAAGCAAGAAACCCCAGACGAAGGGTTTGTTGCTACATACAAGCTAAAGAAGACTGTAAATGGTGAAACTACTTATGTTGGTGACACAGTGAATGTTCCAAAGGATAAAGTTCTACAGAGTGCCGTACTAAAGACTGTCGAAGCCGATGGTGTACCATATGATAATGCAAAAGTTGGCGACAAGTATATTGATATGGCATTCAATGATGAAACTCAGAGTCATATCTATGTTCCACTAGGTGATATTGGTGGAGACGTAAGTGCTGAAATCAAGATTGATTCTGCAAATGCAAATGGCTTATCTTATGTCGATGGCACTGGTCTGTCTCTAACTCTAGCAAGTGCTGAGAACAATGGTGCTATGTCTAAAGAGATATTTACTGCTGTTAGTGGATTAATGGAATTAGACATTGCAACCAAGGATGACATTAAGTCTATTATTTCCGAAACTGTTGGTACTCCAAATGCAGAGCAGTTCGATATTGATGCAAATGGTGTATTAACATTAAAAGACATTGATGCAGACAAGGTTATTTACAATGGAGAGAAGTTAAGTGATGTACTTGATAGTATGGCTACCTCTTATAGTTGGTCTGAGCTACCAGAAGTTGTCAATACCGATGCTACTAATGTTGTATCTGCAATTGCTTCTGCAAAGAGTGGGTCTGTTGTAAAGATGAGCGCTGGTACTATTTCTCAGGCCATTGCAGTTGAAAAGAGTGTAACTGTTGAGGGTGAGAACGCAGGCGTGGCCCAAAATCATCAACAGGAGGTGTAAACTATGGCAACTATAATTTCTGAGAAACTAACTATTAATGGTGAGGGTTCTAAGGTTGTTCTTGACGGTTTTGATTTTACTGGTAGTGGTTATGTAGATGTTAAGAATGCTTCTTCTGTGGTTATCAAGAATTGTCGTGTTTATGGTATGAATTGTGAAGATGCTGTTAAGAATTATTGGCTACGTATCTATAATGATATTCCTGTGAAGTTAGTTGTTGAAAACAACTTTTTTGGAGACAATGCTGGTACGAAGGGTAAGATGTATAATTTAATTGAGCCTACTGCTCAACTTACGAATGGTAGCTCTATTAGCAACAATTATTTTACTACTGGTTGTTGTACTCACAATATTATAAATGTTTATGGTGCAGTTGATAATAGCGAAATTAACATCAATGGTAACGTTGTCGAGATGACTGCTGGTGGCGTTAGAATTGGTGTTAAGGGAGATAAAACCTGTATTATTAATGTAAGAAACAATAAAGTTCTAGCTACTAATCCTGCATATACAAATGAAGATCAGGGTCTTGTTACTATTCAGCCTTATGACACACAGACAATTAGTTTCTCTAAGATGACTATTGCTGCGAGTGGTAATGAGCTTCCTTGTGAGCAAATTGTATATGCTGGTTATGGTTCCAAAGATACCGTTTTAACGGATAAAACGATGCCAAAAGTTATTATTGATGGCAAAGTTGCCAATGTTACCATTTATCAATGGTAAATTTAAAATTTTATAGGGGGACTTTATTATGGCCGAAAATATGATTAAATTTTTAAGAGGCAATGTAGCCTCTCTCCCTCAGACCGCAACTGAGGGAGCTTTATATTTTACTAAGGACGAAGGCGTATATCTTGGCTTAGCCGATGGTTCTTATCATCGTTATGGTGACTTCATTCAGGTTAATGCAGTTGCTGACCTACCTGTTGCTGGAGCTCATGTAAATTGCATGTATTACTGCGTTGCAGAAAATATTCTAGCTAAGTGGGATGGTGCTCAGTGGGTTCAAATCAATAAACAGAAGACTTTAGCTGAACTAGGTGGCGTAGCCAAGTCTGCTTATGACACCAAGATGACCGCACTAGAAAAGGCGGATACTGATAATGCTACTGCCATTTCCAATCTTAAGACTCTAGTTGGTACTATTCCCGAAGGTTATGAAGAGTCTAATGTTATTGCTTATGTTAACAAGAAGGCTCAAGAAACTCTAGATGCTGCTTCTGGTGGTAGTACTGAGTCTGCCGCCTCTGTTAAAGCTGCACTAGATGCATATAAGACAGAAAATAATCCCAAGGTAACTGCTGCTAAGACTGCTGCTGATAATGCTCAGAAGGCCGCTGAGGCTGCTCAGGCTACTGCCGATAGCAAGACTACTATGGCTGAAGTTGAAGCTAAGGATTATGCAACCAAGACTGAGGCACAGGGTTATGCTAATGCCAAAGATACTGCCATTGCTGAAGCCAAGAAGGCCGGCACTGATGCTCAGGCTGCAGTTGATACTCTATCTGAGAAGGTTGGTACTGTTGCCGAAGGCAAGACCGTCGTTAAGATGATTGAGGAAGCTCAGGCTGCTGCTACTTATGATGATAAACCTCTAAAGGGTCGTGTAAAGGCCATTGAGGATGATTATCTAAAGGCTGCCGATAAGACTGCACTACAGAGTGCTATTGACACCGAAAAGGGTCGTATGGACGCATTTATGGCTTCTGCTGAAATTGGAGATGCTGCTATCGACACTCTAAAGGAGCTTCAGGATTATATTGCTAGTGATAAGACTGCTGCTACCACTCTAACCACTAAGGTTGGTGCTCTAGAGACTACCGTTGGTAAGGCTGCCGAAGGCGAGAATCCTGCCACTGGCCTAGTTAAGTCTGTTGCCGACAATGCTGCTGCTATTACTACTGAGAGAGCTCGTGCCGAGGGTGTCGAGGCTACTCTTACCGAGGCCGATGCTACTAACCTAAAGGCTGCTAAAGATTATGCCGACGAAAAGATTACTGGTCTAGGCATTGGTAATTATGCTAAGAAGGCCGACCTAGATTCTCATACTGGTGATACCGTTGCTCACATTACTGCTGATGAGCGTACTAAGTGGAATGCTGCCGAGGGTAAAGCTCACGAGCACGCTAACAAGGATTTACTAGATACTTATACTCAGACCGAAGAGAATCTAGCCGATGCAGTTTATAAGAAGCACTCTCATAGCTTTGCTGAGGCTGAGCTTAACAAGATTAAAGATGGAGATGTTGCTAATTGGAATGCTGCCGAGAAGAACGCCAAAGATTATGCCGATGGTCTAGCCAAGAACTATGACAAGGCTGGAGCTGCTACTACTGCCGAAACTAATGCTAAGGCACACGCCGAAAGTTTACTCGTATGGGGAGAGTTTTAATCCTAACTTAATTTAATAAATATAACTTAATATATGGGGGGGGGAGGTTTACCTCCCCCTCAATAAACCTAGCAAATTTTAAATTCGAAAATAACTAGTTGGCTTTGGACAGTGAGACACGCAAAGTTAATGTTTACATATAAAGCCAACACAAAATCTATTCTTTTAGAAAGGAATGATTTAATGGCCTTGTTTAAAAGTTTACGTGGAAAACGTGAGAATCTACCCTCTACTAAGACAGATGGTTATGCATATTTCTGCACTAACGATGGAACCTTTTGGATAGACTATAAAGATGAAAATGGCGTCGTTCAGCGCAAACAACTTAACGCAAAAGATGCTGAGACCCTTATGGGAGCATCTTTATCAACTATTCTGAATGATAGTGAAGTTGAAATTCCAACTTCAAAAGCAGTTAGTGAGGCAATAGACTCAATAAATCAAGGTTTGACTGATTATGTTAAAACTTCTGATTTAGATTCTGTGGCTTTTGATGGTTATGTCACAAAAGGTGCTAAATCTGGTTCTGTAGTTGGTGAAAAAGCAACAGCAGAAGGTGGGGAAAATACAGCTAGTGGGAAGCGTTCACATGCGGAAGGTTATACCACAACTGCGTCTGGTGAAAATTCCCACGCAGAAGGAAGTTCAAGTGTAGCATCTGCGCAATCAGCACATGCTGAAGGTACAAATACAACCTCTGGAGGAATTGGGTCGCATGCAGAAGGTTATTTCACTTCTTCTAGTAATATGGGTTCTCACTCTGAGGGTGCAAATACAGATGCACATGGCAAATACTCTCACGCAGAAGGTTCAGGCACAAAATCTAGTGGTAGTGCGTCTCACGCAGAAGGTGGAAGTAGCTCGGCAATTGGAGATTATTCTCACTCAGAGGGTTCGCACTCAAGTCTTGCACCAGATAGCATTACCGCGTCAAGTACATCTGCTGATGTTGTTGCAGCATGGAAAGATAATGCTTTCGGAGCAGCGATTGGTCTAGGTTCTCACTCTGAAGGACAGAATACAATTGCTTTTGGCAGAGTGTCTCATTCTGAAGGAAGCTTTACACAAGCATTGGGGTTAGGTTCACATGCTGAAGGTTCCAATAATATTGCATCTGCTGATGCATCTCATGCAGAAGGATTTTACACAATTGCTGGTAGTCGATATCAGCATGTTGAAGGTAAGTATAACATAGAAGACACTGCTGAAAAATATGCACACATTGTCGGTAATGGTCGAGGACAAAGTAGCAGTATGCGTTCTAATGCCCATACTCTAGACTGGTCTGGTAATGCATGGTACTCCGGAAAGGTATCAATAGGTACTACTTCAAGTGTTCCGACTCCAACAAATGCAAATGATCTTGTTACAAAAAAGTATGTAGACAATAAGTTTAGAACAAAAACTGCGTCTGTTGCTCTTGCTTCCACAGATTGGACTGGAACAGAGTCCCCATATTCTCAAGAAGTAATAGTTGATGGTGCAACTTCCAATAGCAAGGTAGATCTGCAGCCCACGGGTGAACAGCTTAATAGTCTTGCTACAAATAGAACAATACTTAATACTGCAAATGACAACGGAACTGTAACCGTCTATGCAATAGGTAATAAGCCTACCGAAGACTATACGATGCAAGCAACAATTACGGAGGTGTAAGAATGGTTATATATGGAAACCCAGTTGGTGGAGCAATGAACTCCAAGACTTTTATGTTAAAAGTAAATGGTAGTGATAAAGAAATTGCTGCCGTTGTTGTTGATGAAGAAAATGTTTTTGATGCAACAGAGAACGATGTAAGAAAAGGAATGACTTTTGCAAGTAATTCTGGTGTAAAAGTTGGTACGAAAGATATTCCTGCGTACCGTATAACATGTGGTTGGGTATATGTTTTACCAAATGATAGCTTTTCTATTTTATTAGATAATTATACAATGTATGATTATACTAAATTACAATGTATGATTTCTAAGTTTAACACGACTATAGAAGACAGTATTTCTGTTGATAGGGTTGTAATTGAAAATTCAAGCTATGCTGTTAACTCTACAGAAAAATTATCTTCTGTTACGAAAAATTCACAAACTAAATCTATAGACTTAAATTTAACGAATAATACAAGTGATACATATATTATTCGTTATTTTACTTATCGTGAGGAGGATTAAATTATGGCAGTAAATTATGCTTATGCTTATGCAATTATTAATTTAGAAACGGGTATGTGCTTTCAAGTTGATGATACAACAAATTATATTTTAGACAGAAGATATGTTCCTATTCCAGAAGCTAATGGTAATTATGGTCTAAAGTATTATTATCCAATCCCCGAGGCCGTCTCTAGTTTTGATGATTTCCAGGGCAGTTGGTATTACGATGCCGAACATACACGCCCATTCAATCCATAATAAACGAAATAATACAAAATTAATTTGTAATTAGGAGGTGAAAAGATGCCTTTTATAAACACAATTGATATTAATGGAGAAATTTATAATTTAGGAAATCTATCAGATGGATATCATATTGTAGATTTGCCGAAATCTTTAAAAAGAAACGATATTTTTATATTGCAGGGAGATGTCGTTGATAGTTTGAATAATACATTGGAAGACATGCCGCATAACAAACCGCTTTCTGCGTATCAAGGCAAAACATTGGATGAAAAGATTAGTGCAGAGTCACAAAGCTCTACAGACAGAGACGCTACAATTACACAGAATTTAAACAATGAAATTTCAAGATCAACAAATAAAGATAATGAGTTAGATACAAAAATTGATACTGAGATTCAAAGGGCGTCAGGCACAGAAAATACTCTTGCCACAAATCTTAATGCAGAAATTACAAGAGCTAAGGACGCTGAAAAAGTTATTACCGACAATCTGAACACAGAGACCACTAGGGCTACAAAAGCAGAAAACACTCTGACTACAAACCTAAATTCTGAGATTAGTAGGGCCACACAAGCTGAATCTGATTTGAATACTGCCATTACTACTGAGAAGAATAGGGCAAATACAGCAGAGAACGCACTAAAGAGTGCTATTAATACTGAGAAGTCTCGTATAGACACCTTCCTTGCTGCAGCAGATACTGGCGACAAAGCCATTGATACTTTAAAGGAAATTCAAAGCTATATTAATACACACGGCGAAGCCGCTGCTGAGATGACCACCAATATTGGTAAAAATGCTACTGATATAAAGGCTTTGCAGAACGCTGTTGGTGCAGGTGGGAGTTCTTCTACTGGTCTATTTAAGGCTATTGCTGATGTAAAAACTTATGCTGATAGCACTTTTATCGAAAAGGCAAAAATAGCCGACGACCTTTCTACCGATTCAAGTGATAAAGTTTTATCCGCAAAACAAGGAAAGGCATTAAATGACACAAAAGTAGACAAGGTGGCGGGTAAAGGACTGTCAACAAATGATTATACTACAGCAGAGAAAGAAAAGTTACTATCAATTGCACAAAATGCAAATCAGTATTTTCATCCTGCTTATACGCCAAGACCTTCTGGCCTATATAAAATAACAGTTAATTCAAGTGGACATGTAAATGAAGTAAAAGCTGTTACGAAGGATGATATTGTGGCTCTTGGTATTCCTGCTCAGGATACGGTATATAAACTTCCACAGGCTAGTGCTACCGAAATTGGTGGGGTTAAGATTGATTCTGATTATACTACTGGCTCAAATGATGTTGCAGCGTCTACTTCTGCATTAAAAACAGTTTATGAATCTTTGTTGGCCAGAATTGAAGCACTTGAAGCTAAAAACTCAGAGACAACAACTTAACATTTTATATCAATTAAGGAGGTGGCAAGATGCCTACCGATAAACTGCAAATTTTAACTCCCATTGTAACGTCAGTCAACGGCCAAACTGGTGATATAACCATAGCCACCAGTGATTTAGAAAATGATAGTAATTTTGCTACTAAAACTTATGTAGATGAAAATTATAGTGAGACCATTATAGGTTTATCTGTGGATGGTACAACTGTTACTTACATTAAGGGAGATGGCTCAAAACACACTTTTGAAACACAAGATACAAATACAATTTATTCATTAGGTACAGATACCGAAACTGGACTAACTAAATTATATGCCACAACTGGGCCTGCCGAAGACGGCACAATGACTCAAAAGGCAATAAAAACCGAACTAGATAAAAAAGTTGGAGTTGAAGTAAATAGCACAACCCACACATTAATTTTTACAAAATAAAGGAGATATTATTATGGGACGTTATGAACCTACTGCTCATTCTGAGAATATTATTAGCTCTATTCAGCTACCTGGAGTTGCAACTCCTTATCAAATTCACGACGCAAATGCTATCCATAGTGCAGAGGAGCTAGGCCTTGGTTCTGCCCTAGTATTTAAGGGCACTAAGAAAACTGATGCTGAGATTTTAGCCATTGCCGATGCACATGTTGGTGATGTGTGGCTATCTACTGGTACTAACGCCGAGTATGTTTGTACTAAGGAAATTAGTGAAGCCGATGCTACCGCATGGGAAAAACTAGGCGATGTACATGACGCTGCTTCTTCTAAGCACACTCATGCCGTAACCGTTACTGGTACTAATGCGGCATCTACTGTTACTGGTAGCGTTACCGTGCCTACAGTAAGCAAAACCCAGAAGTATCTAACCGCTACTGCTGGCGGTATTACTGTAACTCCTAGCACCGATAGTGTGCTTGGTGCAAACACTACTTTTAATGTTTCTGGCGGTACGGCAACCACGACTAAGATTAAAGCAACTGCTTCAGGAACCGCTGTTGCAGGTAATGGTACTGCCGCAGCTATTACTGGTCTTGGCACTCCTAGCACTTCCGGTGCTTTAGGTGAGGGAGCAACATTTAAGGTCTCTGGCGGCGGTGCAACTACTAGCAAGATGGTTACTGGCACGGCTTCCAAGGTTACGGTTACTAATAAAAATATTCCAAATGTAATAGAAAATGCTTCAGTAAAGGCTTCTCATCTAAAGACCAGTGGTAGTAAGACTGTTGGTACGGCTGCTTCTTGGTCGGCTAGTGTAACCAACGGTGTTTTAAGTTTTGCATGGACTGCAAATACACCTACTGCTGTTACTCTACCTACATTTGATGAAGTTACTGCTACGAATACTACTCTAGGCACAGCAATTAGTGCTTCTTCTGTTAGTGCTTCTGATGTTACTGTTGCTACTGGTACTCTATCCGCCCAAGGTACTGGTTCTGCTGTTGCAACTGGCATGAATGCCATTACTGTTGCCGTTGATCAACCCGCCACAGTTCCTGCAATTACTGGGCTTGGTACACCTACTACTGCAAATGTCCTAACTGGTGTTAAGGTTACTGCACAGCCAACAATTAAAATTGCTTCTGGCACTACTGGAGATGTATCTGTCGCAACTGGTGTTTCTGCTATCGAGGTTGCTCCTGCCGCAGACGACAATGTTACCGCTCTTACTGGTGTTAGTGCTTCTACTCCTACGATTACTCTTACCAATAACGACACTAATGTTACTGGTTCTGTTCCTGTCGTTTCTGGAGTTACGATTGGCTCTACTTCTGCAAGTCTACAGAACGGTTCTGCTGCTGCTCAGAAGTGGACTCAGAAGACCGGCTCTACTGGTCAGCCTCAGTAATCATATATATGTGTGGGGTGAGATAACTTGCCCCACATATTGTTAATTCTTTAGAAAAAGGAGGAAAAAAGGTGTCAATTTCTAAAGTAAATGTTTCTAGTGCCGAACATCAAATAGTAGGTTCTCCTAGATATGCAACTTGTTCTACTGCCGCAGCAACAGTTGCGAAAGTTGCTACAATTGCAGACGGAAGTTCTACTTTTACACTAGAGAAAGGTGCTAGAATCTGTGTTAAGTTTACAAACGCAAATACCGTTGCTGCTCCAACATTAAATGTTGGCAGTACTGGTGCTAAAGCTATTTATTGGCATGGTGCGGCCTTGGCTTCATCTCAGTATTGGCAGGCTAGTGCGGTTGTTGATTTTGTTTATAATGGAACTCAATGGGAATTAGTTGGTGTTGCAAAAGATAACAATACTGTCTATACACATCCAACAACTTCTGGGAATAAACATATTCCTTCTGGTGGTTCCTCTGGCCAAATTTTAAGATGGTCTGCTGATGGTACGGCAACTTGGGGCACTGATAATAATACAGATACAAAGGTCACTTCTGCGGCGAATCACTATACCCCTGCGGCTGACTCTACTGCAGCACTAAGTGTGGACGCTTCTAGCTCTACTAATGCCTCTTGGGGTAGTACTAGCCTAGTTACTGGTGTAAATTTACAGCGTGATGCAAAAGGACATGTAACTGGGGTTACTGTTGATTCCATTAGGATGCCAGGGAATCCTAATACGGATACTAATACATGGAAAGCTAATACTGCAACCTCTGAAGGCTACGTGACAAAGCCACAGGATAGCAGTGGTAATAAATTAGCCAATAAAGTATGGAAGACAGATAGCAATGGCAATCCTGCTTGGAGAGACGACGCAAATACTACATATCCTGACGCTACAACTAGCACCCATGGTCTAATGACGGCGGCAGACAAAACAAAGTTGAATGGAATTGCCACTGGCGCGAATAAAACAACCGTAGATAGTACAATGTCTGCTTCATCAACAAATCCTGTTCAGAATAAAGTTATAAATACTGAACTAGGAAAAAAGTTGTCTCTATCCGGTGGCACTATGACCGGCGCGATGACTACGAAAGGTATCAAACTTACTTCGGGGACCGATTATGGCACTACTTTGCCCAGTAACCCAGTAACCAACCAATTGTTCTTCCAGACAGTTGGGAGTAATTTTATTTTAGATAATGTATATCCAGTTGGTTCTATTTATATGAATGTAAATAGTACTAATCCTGGGACTCTTTTTGGAGGTACTTGGGAACAGATTCAAGGTAAGTTCTTACTTGGAATGAGTAGTAGCTATCCTGCGGGAAGCAGTGGCGGTGAGGCTACACATAAACTTACACCTAAGGAGCTTCCTAATCATACTCATTATCTAGGACAACAGGGAAATACTAGTAGAATATTACCTACTAGTCATTCTACTAATGATCCGAGCCAAGAGAATTATACTACAGAAGTAACTTCCTCGGGTTCTGCATACTTAAAACCAACTGTGACCTGGGGCGGATATCTTATTGCTGGAACCCTTACTGAGACCCCTTATGACCAGCCACACAATAATATGCCTCCTTACCTAAGTGTGTATATTTGGACGAGAACGGCATAAGGTGGTGAGTATATGTCGTATGTAACTATACTAAGCGAAACCCGCTCAGACTACGGAGGCCCTTATGTTTACTACATAGTAGAAGCTCAAACTGCCAACCGTACTTCCTCAACTATTGATGTTGATATTCAAGTTTCTGCCCGTCTCGGTTATTCTGATAGTTCTTTGGGAACTGGTAATGAACTTTTCGGTAATATTAGTGTGGAAGGTCAATCTCATGAATTTACTATTCATGGATATTATGATAAATGGTATGGGACAACTTGGCATTCAGTTAGTACCTCTTTTACAGTTACAGGACTGTCTAATTCAACAACTGCTCTTTCTGCTACTTTTGGAGTTACTTCTAAATGGCTGAATGATTATCAAAATCAGGGAAGTTTAAGTACAAGAACCTGTTCTAATATTTCTATATCTTCTTATACTCCTCCTGCTCCAAGTGTAAATAAAATATCTGTTCGAGATATTCCTGAATTTATAGCAGGTTATGATGGAGATAGTTTTATGATAACTTGTAATCCATCTGGAGGAACCGGGTATACTTATAAATGGTATAAAGGAACTAATATTATTGGAACCTCTCAAGATTTGACTGGAACACTTTCTAATAGCACCTATGATAATACTTCTGTTTATTGTATTGTCACGGACTCAACAGGTGGGACGGCAACAACTAATAAGTGTGAGTTTAGAGTGGGAACTTCTGCTAGTCAAGCACAAGTTTCAACAAAGCAAGTCGAGCCTGTTAGAATTTACAATGGTAGTAAATTCTTATATGGAATTCCTTTAACTTATAATAGTGGATGGAAGTATAGTTCTTGGAACACAACATACACAGGTAATAATCGTGCAAATATAGCTGTTGCTGGAAATGCAATAGTGGGATAAAGGAGAATAATTATGTCTTTTTCAAAGAAAACATATACATCTGGTCAGACACCAATAACTGCAGACAATTTGAACGCTATTCAGGATGAACTAATTCGGCTTGGAGGAGCAGGAACTTCACCTGTATCCGATTATGTAGTAGCTCAAGGAACTAGTGGAATCTGGACTTATAGAAAATGGAATAGTGGGCTATCTGAATGTTTTGGAGGCTTGAATGTATCACCAAGTGGCCCAAATACAGAAGGTTCTTTGTATTTTAAGGGTGTTAGTGTAGCATATCCTACCGGGTTATTTCTTGAAAAACCTTATGCCACTGGAGGAGTTATGGCTGACTGGATATGCGGGATAACTCAAGCCTGTAGCTCAAGTACAAAAGACACTTTCTACGGGTATCTATGGGTGGCTCATAGCACGGCTATGAATGGCAACTATAGTTTTATGATAAAACTTCATGTAACCGGTCGTTGGAAATAATATTATTGAAAATAAAAAGGAGGACTCAAAATGTCTAAAAAAGTATTCCTAAGCCCCTCAAACCAGTATGATAATCAATATGCATACGGAAACACAACCGAGGGCGTACAGTGTGGTAAGATTGCGGAGGCTTGTAAGACAGCACTAATCCGTAATGGTATCGAAGTTATGCTAATGCATGACGAGTCAATGCAGGAGAAATGCCCAAGGTCTAATGCTTTTGGTGCGGACCTTCATGTACCTATTCATACTAACGCAGCGAATGGCAAGGTGAGTGGAACTCGTATGTTCTGCTATAGTGCAAGTGGCGAAGGTATGAAAGCTTGTAAGGCTATTTTTAATGTGCTTGCACCCATTACACCAGGCACGAGTGAAAATATCAAGGTAGATACGAGCCTTTATGAAATAAGAGTGCCTAATGCACCTACTGCCTATATTGAAGTAGACTTCCACGACAACCCCACTGCAGCAAAGTGGATTGTGGAGAATACGACTCTGATTGGTGAGACTATTGCAAAGGGTATTTGCAATTATTTTGGTATTACATATAAGGCTGGCGGATCTACTCCATCATCAAAGCCTGTTTCTGGTGAACTATATCGTGTGCGCAAGAGTTGGGCAGATGCCGCTTCTCAGATTGGTGCATTTGCAGTTCTAGAGAATGCTATCAAGGTTTGTAAGACTGGTTACAGTGTATTTGATAGTAAGGGCAATGTTGTGTATCCAAAAGCTCAACCTGCTCCAACCAAGAAGTCTGTTGATGATATTGCTCGTGAGGTAATTCGTGGAGATTGGGGCAATGGTAGTGACCGCACAAAGCGTTTATCTGCTGCTGGTTATGACGCTAATGCTGTTCAAAATCGTGTAAACGATATTCTTGAAGGCAGATCTACTCCAAAGAAATCCATTGATGAGGTCGCACGTGAAGTCATCCGTGGTGAATGGGGTAATGGTGCAGACCGTAAAAATAGACTAGTTGCTGCGGGTTATAATTACGACGCAGTACAAAATAGAGTCAATGAAATCCTCTAAGATGGAATTTTCAAAGAAAATCTTAATAGTTGCCGCAATTATTAATATTGCGGTAATTGGATTTTCTTGCTATATGATGTGGAAGACTTGCGACCTGTCTCCACTCGCATATTTACTACCATCAGTCGGTGCTGAAGTTTCAGTAGGCACCGGCTTTTATTATGCCAAGGCAAAAGTAGAAAATAAGATTAAATTAATGAAAGAATATGGTGTTCAACCAAACGATACGAGTTTTATGGAATAAGGAGGAATAATTATGGAGTCTGTTGATATTACTAAGATTGTTATTGCGCTAATTGGTCTATTGAGTACTGTTATTACCACATTCGTTATTCCTTGGATTAATACCAAGCTTAAGAATGAGAAGGTAAGAACTGCTATTGAGATTGCAGCCCAAGTTGTAAGTGCTGCACAAGAGTTGCAGATTACTGGTGATCTTGAAAAGCTCGGTCTTACTAAGGCAGAATATGCGTGGAATGAAGCAAAACAGGCTTTAGCAAAGAAGGGCATTACAATTTCTGACGAGGAACTAACTGCTTATATTAAGGCGGCTGTTACCGAGTTGAGAACCAAAGTTGAATGGTAATATTAGGGGGGGCTTATGCTCCCCTTTTTTTAAAAGGTTAAAAGGAGAAAAGTTATGAGAGTAGTTGGTATAGACGCAAGTACGAATAAAACAGGAATTTCATTATTTATAGATGGTGAATATAATGGGCATATGCTTATAGACCTACATAAAATTAAGGATTCGAATATTCGTGTGCCAAAAATGATGAAAGAAATTAAAGGTGTTTTAGATTATTACGAGCCAGACATTATTGTTATGGAAGAATGTTTATTAAAAACTAATATTGCAACAGTTAAGCTCTTGTCTTATTTGGCAGGGGCCATTATTTCGTGGGCGACAGATAATCAGGTGGAATTTAGGTTTCAGCTACCTTCGGAATGGCGCAAACGAGTAAAAATTGTGCAAGGTCCAAAGACACCAAGGGATAAGCTAAAGCAAGAGGCAATTGATATGGTTAAGGATAGATTTGGCATTGATGTTACTGACGATGAGGCCGAAGCTGTGCTAATTGCATATAGCGTATTCTGTGGTGTGGAATCAAAAGATATTGACATTGAAAATTAACGACTGAGGTCGGTTTATATAAAATTTATTTACATGGAGGAGTTATTTATGAAGATTAATGAATTTGTTCAAAAGGTAAGCGAAAATAAGGCAAAGCTATACAACAAGGCAGACAAAAATGCTCTGTCAAATTTTATTAAACAAACTTTAAATATAAAAAGTTATATTCCAATCATTGATAAGCAGCATCTTGCTATGAGAGTACTTGATGCTTGTACTTTTGAAGAAAATGGTGTTATTAAAACCGATTCGTTTCAAAAGTACTTTCTGTTTACTATTAACATACTGAAGATGTATACAGATTTAGAGTTTGATGAAGAAGGCAACATTTATGAAGAATATGATGAGCTATGTAGCAACGGTTTGTTAGATGCTATTCTAGATACATTTGAAGAAGATTATGGTCGTGCAAATACTATACTTAATATGTTGTATGCAGACATGATTGAGAATAATAACAGTACTGCAAATCTTCTTGGAACAGCTATGAGTAAGTTATCCACAGGCGCAGATGAACTTATTCACAGTCTTTCTAACAAGATTGCAGATATAAATACTAGTCTTAATAACGAAGACATTGCCAAGTTGCAAAATTTCCTGAAGTGAGGTGATTGTGTATGGATGCAGCTATAAAGAAACTCATCGACCAAATGCGAAAAGATACTCAGGAAAATATTCGTAGGATTATGAGAGAAGCAGCACGACAAGCCAGAGGAGATTTTGAAAGAGAAGCAAAACATCACATTGATAAATATTATTCTGAATGTGACCCATGGCCAGATTACAAAAGAACGTACACGCTTCGTGATTATGGTTACAGTCCATACACATTATGGAACAAAAATAAAGTGCAGGCGGGAGTACGTTTTACCGATAGAGATGCAGATTTCTCGTCTAGATATGGAAGAGATATTAGCCCTGATGATGGTTGGGGAACTGGAATTGGTGGAATTGTTATGAGTAATTTTATGATTGGTTCACATGGACGACCAGAATTAAGTGGAACTGTTAAGGGAGACCCTATTGGAGAAAGAATGGAAGATTTTGAAAGATTGTATGCATATAAAATGGATGCATATTTTACTTCACAGGGTCTTACTAGAATAATTTGAGGTGATATATTATGGGTAAAAGAGGTCCCAGCGCACAGTATGCATATGGAATTACCATTGAAGCTGGTAATTATAATGAAGTAATAAATGGTTTTGAAAAAAGATTAAAGGATTTAGATAAAGTTACAAAAACTACTACTGCAACTTTTGCGGCTTTAAGCGAAGCAATGAAGTCTGGTAAGCAGGTTGATTTTAGTAAGGCAGAAGGTCAGCTTACAGGTCTTGTTGCAGAAATGGAAGAAGTTGCTAAGTGGAGAGAACAATTGGCTGGCGGTCAGAAGCTTAGTGATATGTTTGACGGACTTGAACAAGTTAAGCAGAGCTTGGGTCAAGTTACAGGTCAACTTGACAAGTTTGGAGATAATATTGAAGAAATTTTTAGTATCTTGCAAAACGTTCCTCAAAATACTTCTAAGACATTTGTTGATATTAGAAAGGTTCTAAGCCAAACAGCTTCTGATATGAATAAGATTATAGCTGAACTTAACAACCCTACTGAAAAAACTGATGTTTCTGGTTTAAAGAATCAGTTATCTAGTCTTGCTACGGATTTTGTTAATGAATGGAATAAGGCAGCCGCACAAGGTATTAAGATGGATCAGGTGGTTGATTTTAAACCTTTTGCAAATATAATAAAAACGGCCATAAGTGGTGCAAGAAGTCTTGGTGTCGAGTTTAATGATGTTTCAGCATCTGTAACGGAAGCTACGAAAAATGTAGTGGCGTTATATAGTGTGAAGCATCCAACTGGTATGTTTAAAGATTTAACTTCTGGGTTATCTAGTGTTGAATCACAAGCAAAAAGGACTGAACAAGCTGCTAGTAAGGCTGTTTCATCTTTTAAGGCTACCATTGGCATTGTTGATAAACTTAATAAGTCTGATATGGGTCTTTCGAAGAATAGTAAAGAAATGGAAGAGTTTTTGGCAAAACTTCAGAATCCAGAGATTACTGTTAAAATTAATAAGAAAGATCCAGATAATGTTATTGATACATTTTATGCATTACAAGATAAAGTTGACGAACTTGCTGGAGGAAGCGTTCTCAATCTCACACAAGATTTTTTTAAAGATATCCCAGTTGAAAAGCTAAAAGAATTGGGCGACGCTTTGCAAAATATTATTGCAATAGGAAATCATAAAGATTATAAAAAGATACTTAATTTTGGTGATGATGTATTTGGTACAGGTCATTTTAGTGGCCAAATAAAAGGATATTCATCAGATTTAGAACAAGTTATGACAGAACTTGAATCAAGATTGAATGAAGCCAAACAATCTGTCCAAGATTTATCAAATACCCTACAACAAATGGTTGAAAAAGCAGGCTTAAAGGAAATAAAGGTTGAGCTTGGAATAAAAGACGATATTGATGATTATGTCAATAAAATTAATGCCACTATTACAAATATTGAGAAACAATCTAATAGAATAAAGAAAATCCCTGTAATGTTAGCTTTTGATAACAACGACAGTGATGAAAATAAAACTGCTATTGAAACATTAAAACAAAATCTTGGTGATTTAAAAAAGTCTATTCACGATGCAAGAACAGAAATTAACCAAGATACAAAGGTAATAAAGCAAAGTATAGTTGATGCACTTAATGTTAACGCAAAAGATATGGTTAATGTTCGTGCTGCTCTTGAGGATGCATTTAATATTGAGCCATTAGAAATTCTAATTAACGATGAATTCTTGGTAAACCAAATACAAAATGCACTAAAGAATAAAACATATGACATATCTTTAAATGCGAATATTAATGGGGCGAATTATTCTGGTGGAGGAGTTCAAATTTCTAGGGTTAGTGGAGGAGGTATTTCGGTCACACAACAATCTACTGCCGCAGATAAGCAAGAACATGCTTCTGAAGGTCAAAGCAAGGCCGCAGAGGAACAAAAGTCTGCCGCTCAGACAAATGATAAGTCTGCACAGCTTCTATCAAAAGCTTCTCAAGAAATGACGGCGTTTGTTAAAAAATTTGCCAATACATATTATAGAGCAAAGACTCAACAAAAAGAATTGGATGATAAAGTTGCTTCTGGTGGAGAATTAAATGAGACAGAGAGAAGAAGATTAAGTAGAGCCAATGGTTCCATTAGAAATTTAACTCCAATCAAAGAGTATTTACAGAGTCTTTTTGGTGATAAGGTTGACTTATCTAAAATTACAGAAGAAGCAATGTCAAAAGTTCTCACAAGTCTAATGCAGAGTAATGGCAAAGGAAGTTTTAAGGGAGAGCTTTTATCAGAAGACTTACTTGGATTACTTACTGGATTAAAGGGAAAGTATAGAAGTAAATATGGAAACGGCATAGGGGATCTTTTAAATCAACTTGTTGGTACTGGTGGCAAAAACGGAACACTAGACGCAATGTTTAAGTCATTTGGACTAAATTCTGCAACATTTGCTCAGACTAGTGCAAGAGATTATACCGCACCAGATGTATTAAAATATTATCAGTCATTCGCTCGTCTTGCTGATTTGATTGATTCTATTAAGATACATCCAGAAAATGTCTCTAATGAATCTCTTAAAGAACTTTCCAATATTCTCAAAGGCATACAAAATAGGACAACATCTGAAGAATATAAGGCAAATATAGCTGAGATTGGTAAATCAATCAATATATTAGATGAAAGTATTAAAGATTACAACACTAAACTTGCAGCAACGGCAGATTTAGACACAAAAGAAGGAGAAGATTATACTCCTCTTTTAAATATGTTTAAGGAGCTTTATTCAAAAGTTGATGAAGTAACAAAGTCTGCTATTAGTTCTGCCATTGGCGCCAATCCATCTGATGATATTATAAAAGGAGACCAGTTAACTAAGGCAAGAGAAGCTGTTTCTAAAATATCCGGAAACGAAGCGGCTTCTAAAATTGCAAGTGACCTATTAAGATGGCTTGATAGAATGATTTCTGGTGATAACGTTGTTTTATCAAGAGAAAAGCTTTTAGATTTATTGGGTAAAGGAGAAAAGGGAGCAGGATTAAAAATTGGTACGATAAAAAATCTACTGAGAAAAGATTCTAAAAATGGAAGTTCAAAAAATAGTCAAGTACAAGGCTCTGCCGTTTCTCTTGCTTCTAGTGTTTTAAAAGAATTAGATGCTGATATTTATTTTGATGATAGTGGCAATCCCATTGTAATAAATAGAAAAGATTCTCCTACTCAGAAAAGAAAAACTTTAAGAATGATTCAAAATCGTCAGTCGGCAGGAAGACAATTTGCAATTGGAACTCAAATATACAATAAAGACAATCCGAGGCCAAGAATTGAAGACGAAAGAAGACCAGAAAGCTCTATTCAGGGGACTATAGACTGGGGTAAAAGACTTGCTTCAATAGATGCCGAATTAGCAAAAACATCTAGTGAATATGAAGCCACTATAAAAAAAAGAGATGAAGTAATAAAGCAGATTGAACAAAAAGAACAAGAAATATCAAAGCAAATAGATATTGCGAGAAAAAATGTAGAAGAAGCAAAAGGAAATCTCTCAGAGGTTAATAAGGGTGCAAATGTTCAAAATTCTGGAGATATTAACAATATAAAATCAGCTATTAGAGATAGAGAAAAATTATATAATCTTATGGCTGAGATGGACAAGTCTTATATACCAGATTTTGAACTAAGCAAGAGGAATGTATCTGTGTCTGATACTTATAAGCAACTCATAGAAGAGAGAAAGAAAGTATCAAGTCGTATAAAAGCAGCAAAGGGAACTTCTGACTTTTATAAAAAGATAGAGAATGGTACAAGCGAAGACAAATCAGGATATGTTAAAGCTGCTGAAACTAAAGTAAGTGAAATTGAGGCATATTTATTACAATTAAATACTCAATTAACAGAAGCAGAAAAAGTTAATGACAATAGTAAAATCAAGCATTATAAAAAATTAATTGTTGATAAAACAAATGAACTAGAATCGGCACGTGATAAATTAAGCAACTATCAGAAAATAGCCTCTGGTCAAACTGTATCAACTGAGTATGACTCCAGAGTGGTAGAACAAGAGAATATTTTGGCTAATTTAAATGCTCAAATAAATGACGAGTTAGATAGTCAAAGGCAACAAATGGATAAAGATACATACTCTTTGCTTCTTAAAATTATAGAACAATACAAAGAAAGACAAAGTAAGTTAAAGGGTCTTGAGAAAGATTTATCTAAATATAAAGAAGGTTCAAAGGAACATGACAATATACTTGTTCAAATTGATAGTTTAAAAACCAATTTGAACTCTATGGTCGATGAAATTTCTCAAATAAGTTCTACACTTGGTCTTGATAACAAAGACTTGGAGAATGCATTTGCTGGAATGTCATCTGGTGATTTCTTCTCCTCTAAAGAAACTAGGACAAGGCTAGCACAAGAAGTCAAGGCATTATCTACATTTAAGAAAGATAGTCTCGCTAATGTCTCTATCTTTCCTACAGAATTACAGAAAGCCGTTCAAAAAAGAAATGAATTGTTAACAAATAAATCTGAACTGCAACATATAAATCAACAGTTAAAAGATTTAAAGATAAGACTTTATAAAGCCACAGGAAATGAAAACGAAGATGAGATTGCATTTTATGAAGAACGAATCAAAATTTTAACAGAAAGAAAGAAAGATTTAGGATTTATTAAAAATATAGATCCTGAGTTAAAAAAATTAGATAATACTATTTTATCATATATTCGTTCTAGAATAGATGAACTTGCAATAATTTCTAAGACAGATTTTAATGTAGGCTCACTATCTAAATATGAAGTTGACAACTCTGTATCTAGTAAGTATCAAAGAGAAGTATCAAGTACATCCACAGCTCTTTCTCGGTTAGAACAAGAAGCTAAACTACTTGCTAAAAATAAAGAAAATGCAAATTCTGATGTCGCTAGTTTGGAGAACAAAAGAAAAGTATTAGAAAAACAAAGAGAGCTTGCTCAATTACAGGTTGATTATAATACAAAAAGAATGGAAGAACTACAGCTTACTGAGGAGATTGCATCTCTTGAAAAGTCAGACCCTTCTTCTGAAGTACTTGCACAAAAAAGACAACAACTAAAGGCTGTAAATGCAGAACTTTCAAAGATGTATGCTCAGATACATACTGCTGGTTCAACAACAAGTTCTGAAATTCTTGATGAGAGTATTTCTGCCGATCAGAAAAAACTTATTGCTCTTGAAAAAATTATTGAAGCACAAAAAATTATTGCTCATAATGAGGAAATGCAAAATAGAGCAAGAGCAAAAATTAAAGACTCTTCATCTATTAGCAATATTAAACACAATAGTGAAACTGGAAAATTTACAACTCAATATGGTAATGAGAGTAAATTAACTAGACATACATCTGATAGATTTAGTAGTTATTATCGCCAAACAGATGAATATCAGCAAACAAGGCATAGTTTATATGAATCACTTAAAGATGCTGAGGTTAATATCAGAGACGCTGTTTATAGACGAGTTGAGTCAGTTATTAGCAATATTTCTAAAAATGCCATTGGGGAAATTGTTAAAGCAAAATATGGAGAAAAAGGAAAGACTACACATAATCAAGTTTGGAATAAGACACTAAATTCTTTAATGAATAGCGTTTGGGATACTGTAGATCGTAAAATGCAGCAAGCAGAAGATGATTATGTAAAAGAATGTGCAGATATTAAAAGACAATTTTCTGGAGATAAACTTACTACAATACAAAAACAAGATAGAGCTAGAATGCTTGGTGAAGCAGAAGAAAAATTAAATGCTACAAAGCTATCTTTAGATTTTGGGGGAGAATCTTTTAAAGAAATATTCCATAATGAAGCTAAAAAGTTTAAAACAAGATATTATAAGAATCTAGTTAATGCTCTAGAGATTGGATCTGATGATCGAAAACCAGCCGACAGAATTTTCAGTGCTTTTGGTAGTAGTATAGATAATCAATTAAACCAACTAAATTTAGCAACTGGTAAGGGAAAAGACACTCAGCCAACTGAATTTGGTAAAAATGTAAATAGTATATTTGACAAAGCAGATAGAGAAATTGATTCGGCTCGAAAGAAAAGAATTGAAGAGATAGATAAGATTCTTGAAGAAAAAGTTTCTGAGTATTTAAAAACAATCACGGAAGATGATACAAGATTAGAGGGAGAACTTGTTAACGATGTTGTATTCAAAGATAGAATGGGCAATCGTATAAATCTTGCTGCAGAATATAGGAACGCTAATCAGTACAATCTTGACCGTGTTACTAGCCTCGGACAAGAAAATAAAGCACAAAAAGAATGGATTGCAAAGCTTAAAGAATATGGTGGAATTTCTGATGAGGAAATGAAGTATATTCAAGAAGCAAGAGAAAGGGCACTATTAAAAATATATGGTGGTTCTGAATCCGAAATTAAAAATTTGGATATATTGATTGGTGATGTTGACACTACTCCAATTGAAAAAGCTACTACAAGTATCGCTAATCAAACTATAAAAGCCGCAGCGGAAACCGCTAAGAAGGCTGCCGACGACAAACTTTCTACACCTACAGCTCCAGAAACAGCACCGGTACAACAAGCAGAACAAGTCGTTGAAGGTGCAGCTCAGTCTTCCAAAGAATCTGTATCTAAAGAGTCAAAAACTACTACAAAAATATCTGCTGAGTATAAAGATGCTGTTAAAATTGTCAAAGAAGCTATCGGTAGTTTTAGAGGTAGAACAGATAAATCAAAAGCCGAGTTTTATGGTACACTTGGAAAAGAAGTAAAAGATGCTGCAAATTTAATATACAGAACCCCAGCAGAAAATAGAACAAAAGAAGGCAATGCACTTCTGAATAAGATGATGGGGCTTAAGAGTGCAACACAAGAAAAACAAAAGCAGACTGCTGAGGAAATAAAGCAAACAGCAGAAAAGCAAAAGCAAACAACAGAAGAAGTTAAGCAGACCACTGAACAACAGAAACAAGTAGAATTAAGTGATGCAGAAAAACTAAAACTCGCTAAGAAAGAACTTCAAAATCGTATTGATACTGCTAAAGGAATAGCGCAAGACGGTACTAAATCTAAGAGTAAAGAAGTTATAAAATCAGGTTCTATTCCATCGGTACAAAACCCAGAATATGTATTTAATGAAGGTGTTGAATCAACTAGTGAATTTGTTAAAGAAGTGTGGAATCTTACAGAAGCTTTTAAGGCTGGAGCGAACGCCGCCAATATTGAATATGGCTTTGCCACACAAAACGGTAAACGTATTCAGTTAGCAAAGGGAGATAATGGGTCTGTAGACTTCCAAAGATTCTATGGAGATGTTGATTCTTTAACACATTCTCATTCTTACACGAAAGGCCTAAATAATATGGTCTTCTCGTTAGAAGATATTAATCAATTAGAGCAATTAGGAACTAGAAACAATCTAAAAAAATATAATTTGATTTATGATAACGAGATGATGTCATTAAATCTTGGTAAAAATAGCCAAGAGGCCGCTGAAGCAATTGCTGATTGTTATCCACAAATTAATGATGTTGTAATGGCTATGCTATCTAGAGAAGACGGCAATAGTATCCCTGCTGAAAATAGTAATGAAATGGCTCGTATTCTCAATGGATATCTGCAAAAGGTTGTTGAAGATGCTGGTGGTCGTTTATCAGTTGTTAATTCCAAAGGTGAAAATGTCACTTCTAAATATTCTATTACAGATGATGAGTATAGTAAACTTAATAATATTCTTGCTAAATCACAAAATTATTATAACGATAATTTTGGTACTGTTAATAAGTCTGATTATGTGTCGGTAATTAGACAATATATAGCAGAAGAATTTGGTAAGGAATTTATGGCGAATGTTAGAGCTAAGAGTGATGCCAATCCTCACGGTGGAGTTTATACAGAGTTTTCTGCAATTCCCGAATATGATGATGAAGATAAGAAGATGCTTGATTATGCAGAACAAGTCACTTTATATAGCAAGAAAATTGTTGCTGCAGAAAAAGCATTCGTTGAATCTCTTCAGAAGATGTCAAATGAGGATTTAATGGCTTTTATTAAACAGGGTGAAGAAACTCTAGGAATAAAGAAAGAACCAGAAGTTAAACCTACTTTAACTAAGGCACAAATATCCGCTTTAAACCCAGATGATGTTACAGCATTGCAAAAGGCATCAATCAAGCAATTCTCAAAGGCTCGTAATTGGAATGAGAATAATGTTGGGAATATTGAAGGATTCTTAGGTACAGACAACAAGACATTGGTTGCATATAAAACACAATTTGAAGAATTAGCCAAAATTGCCCTTGATTTAAAGGCAAAAGGTGAATCTGGCACTATTATAACTAAGGATGACATTTCTCAATTAGATGTTGCCATCTCTAAGACCAAAGAACTTCAAAATGTACTTACTAAAGAAGCTCAATTCAAACAGATGAAAGATGCTGGTTTGATTGTAAATGGTAAAACAAAAATAAAGTCTACTGATAGCTATAGTGAACGTCAAGATATAATGGCTCAATATGCCAAAAAGTATGCCACTCAAAATAAGGGTGAATATCAATTTGGTCAATATGACTTCATTAACGATAAGATATCTTTTAATATGATTGATAGTGCAGGTCAGGTAACTAAGGTTATTATGGGCTGGAGTGATGCTTTTAATACTGCATATATTCAATCTTCAAAACTTCAAGGTTCTTTAGATAAGATTACACAAGAAGTTTATAAGACAGATGAGGCCATTAAGGCTGGAGAAGAATATGGCTTTTTCCAAGAACAAAGTGAAGGAGTAAAAGCTTATAAAGATGCTCTGGCAGAATATGAAGCACAAGTAAAAGCTGTTACTAAGAGTTCACAAAAAGACTTGGCACAAAATTTTGAAAAGTTACATGCGGCGCAAGAAAAAGCAATAAATGCTGGTAAGGATTTATTAGACAAACAAAAGGATGCTTATGGATTCAATAATGCTCAGAAAGTTCTCGGTAGAACTGGCAATGTTGATGCAACATTGCAAAATTATAGGGACCAAGGCATAAATGTTAATGATATTGAGCTTGTTAAAAACTATAATGATGCAATTACTGCTTTAAATGATAAAGTAAAGACGCTCAAAGAGAACGGCAAGCTTTGGGACTCTGATGAACAACCTGGATTAAAACTTTTAGCTGATCGTGCTATCGAAGCAGAAAAGGCGCTCTTAAAAGCAGATGAAGCACAAAGACAGTTAAGCGGAGAAGTAATTAAAGGAAAAGATGCAAAATTCTTTGAGGGCATTAATCCTAATAATGTAGATCAAGTAAAACAGGCAATGGAACAATATGCTAGGTCTATTAATGGTGTAGATGCTCAAAGTATTAAATGGAGTGAAGACCAAAGGACTCTTTCTTATAGTGTTAGAACTGGTAAACGTGAAGTTTCTGACTTTACAATTGGAGTAAAAGAACTTACAAACGAGTTCTATGAGGCAAGAACTGGTACTAGGGCCGTCAAAACAGGAATGGAAGCATTTCTTAGCAGTATTGGCGACAAGTTCAAAGAAGTTGGTCGTTATCTATTGTCCTTTGGTAGTTTCTATCGTGTATGGAGTGAAATTCAAAAGGGTGTAACTTATGTTAGAGAAATAGACTCTGCGTTGACAGAGCTGAAGAAAGTTACTGATGAAACCGATGAAACTTATGCACAGTTCTTAAAAACAATGTCTCAAACTGGTGCCGAGGTCGGAGCTACAGTAAAAGATTTAACAAATATGGCTGCTTCGTGGGCGCGACTTGGTTATTCTATCCAAGAGGCCGGAGAACTTGCTAAAAGCACTGCTGTTCTATTAAATGTATCTGAGTTTACTGATGCAGATACCGCATCCGAAGCACTAATTAGTACTATGCAGGCTTATGGATATGCTGCAGAAGATAGTATGCATGTTGTTGACGTACTTAACGAAATAGGAAACAATTTTGCGATTTCTAGTGATGGTATAGCAACCGCATTACAAGATTCTGCAAGTTCCTTAATGGCCGCTGGCAACAACCTAGAACAATCTGTTGCTATGATTGCTGCTGCCAACAAAGTACTTCAAGATCCAAATAGTGTTGGAGCGGCTCTACGTACAATTTCGCTAAGAATTAGAGGAACTAGCGTAAAAGTGTTAGAAGAAATGGGCGAGGAAACTGATGGCGTTATCGAGAGCGTCAGTAAACTCCAAGCCAAAGTCAAAGGTCTAAGTGGTGTCGATATACTAACTGATACTGGTGCTTATAAAGATACATACACAATTATCAAAGAAATTGCACAAGTATGGGATCAAATGAATGATATTAACCGTGCTGCGTTGCTTGAATTATTAGCGGGTAAGAATCGTTCGAATGCAATGGCAGCCCTACTAACTAACATGGAAGACCTTGAGGGTGCATATGAAAGTGCTATGGAAGCACAGGGTTCTGCGGAAGCCGAGAACGAAAAGTATATGAATAGCATTCAAGGTAGAATAGACCAGTTTACTAACACCTTACAAACGATGTGGAAAAATGCAATTGATTCTGATTTTGTAAAGTTTATTGTTAGTATAGGTACAGCATTAGTTAAAGTTGTTAATTGGCTTGGAATGATTCCAACTATACTTGGCACAATAGCTGGAGCTATGTCTACAATTAAAGGACAGAATCTTTTTGTTAATTTAACAGGAAATGGAAATTCTGGAATTATAACTGAATTAATTCAAAAGGTTAAAGAAGGAGTTCCTGCAATAAAAGAATTCAACAGTTTACAAAGTGCAGAAGAACAGGCTAAGTTTTTGAATAGTTTAAAAGAAACCAATCCCGAATTAGCTAGTTATATTATTAAAACAACTGAATCTGCCGATGTAACAAAAAAAAATGGTGTTGTAGTAAATAATGCAAAAGTATCACAAGGCGGATATAGAAAAGCATTAGTTCTTACAAAAGCTGAGACTATTAGTTTAAAAATTGCAACCGCCGCTCTAAATGCAGCAATAACAATGGCAGTAAGTGCATTAATTTCTTTTGCTATATCTGGAATAACGAAGTTAATTAATAAACAAAAGGATTTAAGACAGTCAGCAGAAGAAACCATAAATGCATATAAAGATGCTCAAAACACATTAAAGAGTAATAAAAACACAATAAACGAGTTGTCTTCTGATTATGAAAGGCTTTCTAAGGGTGTAGATGATTTTGGAAACAACATCAGCTTAACGACAGATGAATATAAAAAATACAATGAAATAACAAATAAGATTGCAGATATGTTCCCAGAAATGATATCTGGATACACAAAAGAAGGTAATGCCATTCTTTCGTGTAAAGGTAATGTGGAGGAATTGACAAAAGCATATGAAGCCGCAGCACATGCCGCACGTCAGGCGGCAATAGCTGGTGGTAATGACATTTTTGAGTCTTCCAAAAAAGAGTATTCAAATAATCCAAATACTACTTTTGGAGGAGAAACGGGTACAGTAAATAAAAAAATATTGGCGAATAAACTTATTGAACTTGTTAATAACGGAAATGAAGAAGAATTAAAACAACTTATTGGAAATCTTGAACGAGAAGCAGCAGGAGTAGAAATAGACGGCAAAAAGTTTTTTAAGGTAAATTTAATAGACACACTTGAGGATGCTGAAATAGAAATTCCATGGAATAAGGACATAAATGCAGAAGATATTCAAAATGGTCTTCAAAAATTACAATCTTTTGTCAAGTCATCTGTTCACAAAATCAACACAGAAACATCTAAAGTTAAATCTATTTTATCTGCATATTTAGGAGAAGATGAAAATTATGCGAAGTTAGATGATAAAACAAAGTCCATTGTTGATAATATTGTATCTCAATTAGATTCTGAATTTATATTTAGTTTTGATAATATTGACTCTTTATATAATTGGATATCAGAAAACATTGTTGGAGCCTTTAAAGATAATGGTGGAAAAGTACAAGACGCAATTAGTGATTTCTTAAAAATAGATACAAGCAAATTATCTGTCAGCGACTATAAAAAAGAAATTGAGAACTTTAAAAAAATCTTAAGTGACTCTGGAATTTCCGAGGAAGCACAACAACAAATATTATCTGCTTTTAAAATAGATGATGATTCTATTAAAGAAGAGATAGATCCATTGGTAAACCATACAAAATCTATATTAAAAGATGAGTTTGATGATAAAGTTGACAGTCTAACAATATCTGATTTAAAAATTGTTGATAGTCTTGATATACCAGATAGAACATTATTAACATGGGATGAACTTTTAGAAAGAATTAATGCCGTTAAATCTGAAATGCGAACACCTGTAGTTCAAACATATGACACAATTAAAGGGTCAATTGAAAACTTTAATGATGTTCAAAAGCAAACAGAAGATATAATGCTTGACAATACAGAGGTTACTCAAGAATATAAAGATTCTTTAGTTGCCCTTGGTATTAGTGAGACTGATTTGGCAAGTTGCTTTGATAAAAACAACAAATTAGTTGTTAAGAATGTTAGTAGACTCAAACAGCTAGTAAATGCGTCTAAAACTAATATATCTACACAAACTATTTTGGCACGAGCTCAAGCAAGATTAAAATACAAGGAATTGTATAAACAACTTGCTACATTAACAAATGGGCAGTTAAATAGCGCTCAAGCAAACAGGGAAAAAATTAATACTCTATACCAAGAAATGTCCGCAATTCAAAAGGTTATTTCAAGATATAGTCTACTCGAACAACAGTTGTCAGAAGTCACTAAAACATATTCTGAATTTGAAGAAGCACAATCTTTCGACAGCGACAATGATTATATGAGCAAAACAGAAGATATGCTTACAGCCGCAATTAAAGCATATGAAACTGGTGATCTTGGAACTGAGACAGCTCAAGTAGCGATAAAGGCACTCGTTCCGGATGTTGAATTTGAAGGATTAGATACTGTTGATGAAAAAGCAGAAAAGGCACATGAATATTTAACTGAAACTTTAAATAAATATTTTACGTTAGAGTTTGACGACAATGGAGCAATCCAAAGTGCGGAAATGAAACTTGGTAATCTTCGTAAGTTTATTGAAGATGCCTTTTCAAATAATGTATTTGCCGGAGAAGACTGGCAACACTTTGAGTGGTCAGATGAGTTTTTGGCTGGCTTAGAAAATGCTCCAGATAAGCTGCAATATTTTGCAGACGAGATGAATGTAACAAAAGAGGTTGCGTTGGCTGCAATACAAGAAATTAAAAATAAAGATGCAGAATGGCTCAATGGCGATTATGGTAGTTTGTTTGATCAAATTGTTCCAGAAACTCTTGATGCAAAACTTCAAGATACGACAACAAAACTGGCTGAACTTAATGTTCAACTAGCAAATGGTAAGATTTCACAAGAGGAATATGAGACCGCCACAAAACAATTAAATGCACAATTAGTAGAACAACAAAAGGCCGCTAGTGATGCATGCCAGTCGTTCATAGATGTAAATGGTAAAATTGATGAGAGCCAGAAGAAGTTAGAGGCATATCAGAAGCAATTATCAACTGGAACTGACACTAATGGAAATAAACTAACGTCAGAACAAATTGAAGAGATTAATGGGAAATATAATCAAGAACTGCAAAATTATGAAGGCTATCTTAAACAAAAAAAAGAATTAGAAAATAAATATGGCCCGATGACGGAATATACTGTTAGTGTTGCATTAGAACAAAATGGCATTAATGTAGATGAAATTAATACGGAATTGACAAACGTTAAACAAAACATACAAGAAGCTTTTAATTCTGATAATTTTAAAGGTGCTAATAAAGCACTTGAGGATACATATGGTGTTATAGCGAAAATCAATGAGAATGGAGACATTGAATATAGTGTTACTGACAATACTTCAGACGATCAAAAGAAAACACTTGAGGAACTTGGCGCATTAAATGATGATGGAACTGTTAATATAGATTGCTTGTATGCGGGATTAACCGATGAGCAAAAAGCAGAAGTAGATAAATTAGAAACATTACAAGAAAAGAAAAATCTCATTGATTATTATTTATCTATGGACGGTGTTGATACTGTTCAATCTTCAATTGATGAGTTGGCAACGACATTAACGAAGATATATGAATTATTACAAACATCTCCAATGTTTAAGGCTAATGTTGATCAAGATACAAAAACTACGCTTAATGGATTATTAGATAAAGTAAACTCTTGGGTTGGCGACCATTGGGCAAGTTTTAAAGCAAAAGTGTTTAGTATCTTTGGTGGTAATAGTGGAGATCAAGAGTCTAATGGCACAGCTAATGTGTCTGGAACTGCTCATGCTACTGGGAGTTGGGGATTAGAACAATCAGAACATAATGCTCTTGTAGGAGAGCTAGGAATGGAAACCGTTGTTGACCCAAACACTGGTAGATATTATACAGTAGGAGACCATGGCTCCGAGTTGGTAGATTTACCAAAAAATGCAATAGTGTTTAATCATAAACAAACAGAAGAGTTATTCAAAAATGGTCATATTAATTCTCGTGGTAAGGCGTATGCTGAAGGAAATGCTCATGTAACAATCTATCCAAAGCATAGTATTTCTAGCCAATGGGAAGGAACTGGATATAGTAGTTGGGATGACAATACATATGATGCGTCTGATGCATTACAATATGCTTCTGATTCTATTGACTCTGCCGCAGATGATGTTTCTGACGCCGCTGATAAATTCGAAGAAGTATTCGACTGGTTTGAAGTTCTTCTAGAAGAAATCGAAGACAATATCAGCCTAATGAATGCAAAACTAGAAAATGCAGTTGGTATAAGTGCAAAGAAAGGTATTTATTCTGAAATTCTAAATACAGAACAATTCAAGTTGCAAGAATTATATGAAGGAATAAAACTATATTCTGATTATGCTAATAAACTTCTTGCTAAAGTTCCTGATCAGTACAAAGCAATGGCCCAAAATGGTGCAGTTGCCATAACAGACTTCCTTGGTGAAGCAAATGAAGAAGTAGTAGACTCAATTAACAATTATCGTGAGTGGGCAAAGAAGGTATCTGACCTGAATCAGCAATTAGAAGAAACAAAGAAAAATATCTCTGATACTCATGTAGAAATACAGAACATGGTTAAAGATGAATATGACAATCGTATTTCTTTAATTACTGCCGTAAATGATCGTATACAAGGAACAATAGATTTACTTGACGAAGAGGGTAAGCGTTCTTCTGCCGTAATGTACGAAGAAATGATAAAGAATAGTACAAAGCAGTTATCAGAACTTCAAAATAAACGTGCAGAGATGCAACAAGCGTTAGACAAGGCTGTAAGTAGCGGAGATGTTGAAAAAGGAAAATCTCAATGGTACGAAATGGTTAATGCAATCAATGATGTCGATGGTGAAATTAATGATTGTAGAATCGACCTTGAAGGGTTCCAGAATTCTATCAACCAGCTTCACTGGGATAACTTTGAAAAGTTTATTGATGCTATTGATAATGTTGGTACGGAAATTTCCAATCTTGGAGACTTAATTGACGAAGAAGATGTTGTTGATGAAATTGGCAATTGGACAAAGAAAGGCATTACTGCACTTGGCTTGTATGCTCAAGAAATGGAACGTGCTAAGTATAGAGCGGAGCAATATGGTAAAGAGATTGAATATCTAAATGAACAGTATGCTGCTGGAAAATATAGCACAGATGAATACAACGAGAAGCTACAGGAACTAAAAGATGGTCAATGGGATAGCATAAAATCTTATGAGTCCGCAAAGAAGTCTATCATTGATTTGAATAAGACTCGTGTTGAGGCCATAAAAGATGGCATTCAGAAAGAAATAGATGCTTATTCGGAACTTATTGACAAAAAGAAAGAGGAATTGAACCTACAGAAGGACGCACATGACTTCCAGAAAGAAGTAGCTGAAAAACAAAAATCAATTGCGGAAATTCAAAAAAAACTCAGTGTAATGGCCGGAGACAATTCTGCTTCCGCAATTGCTCAAAAGAAAAAGCTCCAAGCCGAACTTGCTGCCGCACAAGAAGAACTCGATGAGTTATATTATAGCCATAGCATCGAAAAACAACAAGAAGCTCTTGATAAAACTCTTGAGAACTATCAAGACAACAAACAAGACGAAATGGATGCACTTGACGAGTCTCTCAAAAATGAAGAGCAAGTTATTTCTGATAGCTATGCAACAATTGCTACAAATACAGAATCTGTAGCACAAACACTTGCTGAAATAGCAAGTCAGTATGGCATCACGCTATCTGATTCTGTAACTAAGCCTTGGCTAGATGGCGCCAATGCTATTGGTACTTATCAAGAGCAATTAGACACTTCTATGAGTTCTTTCACTCAGCAATTAGAAGCTCTTAAGAAGATGTATGCTGATTTACAGGCACAAGCTGATAGCACTGGTAAGAGTATGATTGATGCAATAAATAGCAATAAGTCAAAGACTGAAAGCTCAACATATACTCCACCTCAATCAACACAGCCAAGCACTCCATCACAACCATCGAAGCCTTCTGCTCCTTCTGCTGGGGCGTCCGTTACGGTGAAAAAATCTGCAACGAATTTCTCAAGAGACGGTGGTAATGGAACTAGGATGCAATCTTGGGTTCCAGGTTCAACATTTACTGTTTACCAGGTTAGTGGCTCAGAAGTATTAATTGGTCGTAATGGTGGATATACTGGATGGGTTCGTCTTTCTGATATAGAAGGATATGCAAAAGGTACAAAAGGTGTTACAAATGACCAACTTGCAATGTTAGATGAACTTGGAGAAGAACTTGTTCTTCATGCTGGTAAAGATGGAAAGCTACAATTCTTAACTAAGGGAACATCAGTAATACCATCTGATATTACTGAGAATTTAATGAAACTTGGATCTTTAGACCCAAGACAAGTTCTTGATAATAATAGACCTTCTATTGGTGCTCCTCATATTATTAATAATAATATGGAAATTAATATGGAGATAGCCGAGGTGGTTCACATTGACCACGCAGATAATAGTTCTATTCCAGATATCACTAAGGCAGTACAGAAGCAAATGGATGCTTATATGAAAAATATTAACCAAGGGCTAAAGAGATACACAAGATAACTTATAAGGAGGGGTGCTATGCACCTCTCCTTTACTTACATAAAGTAGTTTATAGGAGGTGTGAATTTTGATTTATCACCCTAAAGTAGAATTTAGAGGTAGGAGCAACGATGATGAAGGTCTTGTTGTTGCTACATTTGAACCAGACTCTGGTGAAACAGATTCATATTTAAGTATGGACCCAGTATATACTGATAGTTTTGATGGTACAATCAGAACAGATTATGGTGCAAAATATAATGATGTTGCAAGACCATCTGTAACCTTTGTTTATCCAGATGGAGAAGATGTTCAGCCATTCAAAGTAAGATCTGTTTTAAAATGGTTGACCGGATCCAAACAAAGTGCATGGTTAAACATCTACAATATTGATGGAGAACCAGTTTGTTCTTATCTTGGCCGTTTTACAGATGTAAAGCTGCAAAAAATGGATGCAAGAGTTGTTGGTATTAGAGCCGAATTTACTGCAAATAGTCCATGGGCGTATTCTGATACAAAAACGGTCATCATGAAGATAAATGGCACCACGGAATTTAAAATAGATAATAATAGTGACGACTTAGATTCTTGTGTATATCCAAAGGTTACATTTAAAAATAATCAAAATAATGCAAGCTTATCTATAAAGAATAATACCATTGGAATAAGCACGGAATTTAAGCAGCTACAAGAAAATGAAATAATAACAATTGACAACAATTTCGTTGCATATTCTGACAACACGGCAAGAATTTTTAATGATGATTTTAATTTTGTTTTTCCTGCATTATCTTCTGGCATAAATAGTTTTAATGCAGAAGGAAATGGAGAATTAACAATAAAGTTCAGATATCCGATGAAGGTTGCCGACAGTTTATTAAATGACTATGAAGTAAAGAATAAAATGATTATTTATGTTGATGATAACATAGTGAAAATTAGAGGCAATGTTAATTTAAATCCTCCTATTGGTGTAAATATAAAAGTTGTAAATGAGACTATGATTATAAGAGGAGATTTAAAAAAATATGTAAAAAGAGTGGCGAATGACGATGCCGAAACTAATAGATAAGGAGGTGCTTCAAAATGGTGTTACCACAGGATTTGCTTTCTAAAAGCTATACCAAACCTAAAGTTATATTGTGCCAAACAAACAAGGAAAAGATTTGTCAGCTAGATGTTACTGAGTTAACTGGTACATTTAAATTCAATGGATATAGTGAAATATCATTTAATGTTGCATCTGTTTATCAAGATTTAATTTCTGGTGAAACTAAGCCAACCCCATATTATAACTATATTGAAGGTCTTCGTCTTGTATATCTTGATGGTTTTGGATATTTTCAACTTCAAAATCCTGAGCTATATAGCGATGGCATTCAAGAATATAAGTCAATAAATGCATACTCATTAGAATATGCATTGTCTCAAAGATATTTAGAAACTTTTATTATTAATAAAGGAGATGTAGGCGACACTATTGGAAGCATTGATGGTGTTGTTTTATATAATCCTGCCGATTCTGCTCATAGCCTTTTACATCTTGTTTTACAAAAAGCATATGGGTGGGTTATAGGACATGTAGATGATGAATTAGCAAATCAAAGTCGTAGTTTTGAAGTTGATAGAGAATCTATTTATGATTTTCTTATGAATGATATGTGTGAAACTTTTAAGTGTTATCTTGAGTTTGATACAATCAACAATACTGTAAATGTTTATTCAGAAAATGAGATTGAGCGTTTTATTGGTGATGGGGAAAAGACATCTTTTCAATTAACAAATGATATTTCTAATACAAGCGAAGTAACTATTAATGGTCATATCATATCACAATATGAATATAATTCAGATACAAAAGAATTATCATTTAAACCAGCACCAGCAGATGGTGACATTATTGAGGTTACTGATAATTTTAAATCTAAGTATGATACAGATGTTTTTGTAACATTTGAAAATCTATCAAATGAGATGAAAGTAAATTATTCTGCTGATGATATTAAGACTGTTCTTACAGTAAAAGGTGCAGACGATTTAGATATCCGTAATGTCAATTTTGGTTTGTCGTCAATTATGAATCTTGACTATTATTGCACTCCAGAATGGATGGGAGATAAACTTTGTAGAGAATATGAAGCTTACATTGATAAACAAGATAAATATATGAGCGGGTTTTATAGCAAGGATGTTAGTGGTGTTTCTGAGGAAACAATTAATGTCGTAGCCGATATAAGAAATTTTAATGCTGGTACTACGCAAGAATTTACTGCTACGGAGGCCCAAGAATCTTTTAATGTAGATGGTGATAAATCTATATTAAATATAGACAAAAAACAAGTAGAATTTAATGTGGATAGTTCAATAGAGGAATATGATGTCAACGGCGATACTTCTACTTTTAAAGAGCCAATGATTAGTACTGAGGAAATTTTGTGTGAAGATCCGAGTCGTGAAGATATAACGGTAAGAGAATATTCCCATACATTCACATATAACGGAATCAAAAAAGTCTTCAATCTTCCAGAAGAATTTGTCTTCAATGAGAACAGCGTTGTAAAAATCCGTGGTATTGAAGTAAATGATTATATTTATAATGAAGAAGATAATTCTATAACATATAATGGCGGGCTGGTAGTAGGTGACAAAATTGTTGTTTCTACTTATGAAGATGCATTTGACATTACAAGCATAATTAATAGTTTAAGTGTAGTGCAGTTAAACGGAACATCACTGGAAACATCTGAATATGAGTATTTAAACAAAAAGCTAAAAATTAATGTCGAGCTAAAAGATTTAGATAAAATCAGTATATATACCTATAAAAATGTTTTCCAGTTAAAAAATCCAATTGCTTCTGATAGTGTTGTTTATTTAAATGGAAGTTCAACAATAAGCTATAGCTATAATAGTGTCACAAAAGAACTTACTATTAATCAAAGGTTGTCTTCTTCTGATACAATAAAAATTGATACGCCATCTGGAAAAATACAAACGAACTTTAGTTTAAAGAATTTAAAGTACAAAGTGGTATCTGTAAAAGTTGACGGCGTGTCAACTTCCGCTTATTCAATTGATGGTGGGACATTAACCATTACTGACATATCAATTTTAAAATATGGAAGCACAATTACCATTGAAGAAGTAAACACTAAATTTTCTTTAAACAATGTTAAGGATAAAATTATTTGTGTAAAAATTAATGATAATAAAACAAGTAAATATAGTATTACTGACGGTATTTTAGAAATAACGAGCAATGATTTGCATACCGGAGATATTGTTTCTGTAGAATCAATAGAAGCACATTTTGATTTATCACAATATAAAAACATGAGTATTGTGTCTGTTAATATCAATGGGCAGCAGATTTCGTCTTACACTTTTGATAAAAATACTGGTGTGTTAGAAATAAAAAATTATACTTTTAAGCCTAATAACACCATATCTGTAAAGTTAGTAAATAATGAATTTGTTGTGCCACAAAAGAAAAATGAGATTTTATCTGTTAAAATTGATTCAACAGAAATTTCAGAATATGATGTTGCCGACACTTCTATCATTATACACAGCTTAAATGATTTATTTAACGGGCAACAAGTCATAGTAGAGTCTGTTGATGGTTATTTCGTTTTAAGCAACACAAATGGTATTATTTTGTCTGTTAAAGTAGATGGACATAATGTTAAATTTAAATACCAAGACAACAAATTATATATAATATCAGAGTATTTGAAGTCAAATAGTAATATAGTTGTAACTTCTATTGATAATAAGTTTTATATAGGTTCATTAAATGGTGTTATTGAGTCTGTTATAGTCGGAGATAATGTTATTGACGAATCTTCGTATACTTTCGATACAAATAATAATATACTAACTATAAATAGTAGTAGTTTAAAGCAAAGTAACAAGGTTACATTAAAAACAATTGTTAATAAATTTTCTATTACTGGTGTAGATAATAAAGTATTAACATCTATTAAACTTAATGGAAAAATTATAGATTCGTCAAAATATACTTTTGAATCTGGAATTTTAACTGTTCTAGATAATTTGTGTGCGGACGATATCTTGTCTGTTGAATTTATTGATAATCATTTTGTTATTAAAAACGATATAGGTTCAAGACATAGTGTTGAAAAATCTGTTGGTGATTCTTTTGAAACAATTCAAGAAGGAAGTGGCTATGAATATAACGATGTGACAAAAACATTGACGATTAAAGTCCCTCTTAGCAACGGAGATGAAATAAAAGTTAAAAACTATGACTCTGTAAATGTTTTAAAAGTCGTTGATTCAGATGCGGGAGATGGACAGATACTAACAAAGGATGTAGTTCCTACTTTAAAATCTTATGTCCCCAAAAATGGAGATTATGTTATTAAAATAGAAGGATATACTGATGTTTTAAAATCGCTATATGAATTAATAGACAAGCGTTTGACCGAAGAAAATTCTGTTCCAGATGAATATAAAATTACTGAAAGAATATTAACACCCGAAAACTTTGATGAATCAAATTCATATTTACCAGAAGCAAATATAAAAAATTTGGGAGAAGTATATAAAATAATTAACCAAGATAGCAACGGCAATGATGTTTCTTATAAATATTATGTTTGCGAAATGAAAATGTCAACATATAAAGATGATGATGGTAAACAACAACAAAAGTATCAATACTTATGGAATGAAAGAAACCTAGTTTTTGGCGGAGAAGGTATAAATTCTTTAAAGGAAAAAATAGATATTTATTCTTCTATTAATGATATTCAAGTCGCTGCAGAGTGGGATAAAAAGCCAGACAATAGTGATGAGAAGAAGAGCTATAAAAACAATTTAAATAATCTTAAAAAATTCAAAAAAGAACTAGAAATCAAAGAAAAAGAAATTGGAAATATAGAGTTAGAGATAGAAGATGTTAAAAATAAAATACTATCAATTTCAAATGATGTCAATATAAACAAAAACTTTTCTCCAGAAAGCTTAGATAGATTATCTTTATTCCTTAGAGAAGATGAATATACAGATGATTGTTTTTGCATTACAGAAATTGATACAGACTTAGATATTATTAATACACAAAAGGAACTTTTGGTATCTGGATATAAGAAGCTAAAAACAATTTCACAACCAACTCTTTCTTTTACTGCCTCTATGAAAAATATTTATGCAATGCCAGAATTTAAACCAATACTAAATCAATTCAAACTCGGAAACTTTATTAAAGTTGGAATAAGAAAAGGCTTTATTCAAAAGGCAAGGCTTCTTGAAATTCAATTTGATTTTGATGATTTAAGTAATTTTTCATGTACATTTGGCGACTTATTATCGGCAAAAAGTCAAGGAGACTTACACGCTGATTTATTATCACAAGCAGTAAGCGCGGGAAAAGCTGTTGCAAGTGGTTCATCTTATTGGCAAAAGGGATATGATGTTGCAACTGCCATTGAAGATAAAATTAGACGGGGGCTTATTGATGCCACTACATCTATTAAGTCAAATTCTGCGGGGCAAGATGTTTCTTGGGACAACTATGGTATTCATTTGCGTAAAGTTGTTGATGGCATTTTAGACCCACATGAGGGTTGGATTACAAATAATAAATTTTTATATTCTGATGATAATTTTGAAACTACAAAATCAGTATTTGGTAACTATGTAATAGATGGTGAGACATATTGGGGAATTTTGGCTGGATGTGTTAGTGCTGGCTTAATTGAAGGTAGTAAAATTATCGGTGGAGAAATATGTATTGGTGAAAGAGAAGATGGGACATACAATTTTAAAGTAGATAAAGATGGCACAGTTACAATGAACAAAGGTGATGCTGCAGAGAAATTATCATATTTTAGTTTTGACGGAGATAAGGGATTAATTGTTGGTGAAAATAAAGACGGTGAATATTTCTCAAGAGTGTCTGCTCAAAGAATTGAATTTTGTCGTAAAGCAAAGATAACATATGTTACTTCTGAACCAACTCATAAATATGATAATTTTGATTATATAAAATATACACATACGGAAGGTTCACATACCTATTTTGATTATTATAAAAATCCTGACTTTTTATATAAATCAGAAGAACCACAATATGAAGCTCGTGCTATTGATAAAGATTTTGAAGATCCAGAAATAAAGTTCGGAATTGCAATTACATATTTTGCGAATAATACCGCATATATGAAGCAAGCCGAAATAGAAGGTAATCTTAAAGTTGGCACAGATGAACAAACCCCAAGTATTTCTTTAGGTAGATTTAAATTACAAATAGAATCTAACGGTAGTCTATCAATTGTAGTGACATAATGGAGGTGATAATATGGCTGTAACAAGTGGTGCATTTGAAACAAGTGTAGCAAATACAGGTGGTGGTAATTATCCTAATAGAATTAGAGTTGAGTGGTCTTCATCACAGAGTGTCGCAAGCAATACCTCTACTATATATTGGTCTGTTAAATCTGCTGGTGGAAGTCGTAATTATACTATGACTGGCCCAGTAACAGTTAATATCGCTGGGATTACTGTATTTAGTGAATCTGATAGATTTGAAATGTGGGCAGATACAACCCTTGGATCAGGAAGCTTTACTTTAACACATGACGCAAGCGGAAATGCTACTTTGACGGCATGGGCAGAAGCAGCAATTTATACTTATGCAATTAGTAGCACTAGATATGGATATTCTGTAGATTTACCACAAATACCAAGAGCTTCAAGTATTAGTGTCAGTGGAAGCACTATGGGTTCTCCAATCACAATTTCTATCTCAAAAGCCGCATCTTCTTTTACTCATACTATATACTGGTATTTTGGAAATGCTAGTGGCACAATTGCCTCCAATACATCAAGCTCATCTGTGACATGGACTCCTTCTATGGATTTAGCATATCAAATTCCGAATGCTACATCTGGCACAGGCACATTAAAGTGTATAACATATAATGGAGGTAGCAATGTAGGAGAAAAATCTATTAATTTCACATTAACAGTACCATCTAATATTGTTCCGTCAATTAATAGTTTTTCATCATCCATAGCAAGTACAAAACCATCAGGATGTGGGTTATATGTTAAAAATAATTCAACAGTTAAGTGGAGTGCATCTGTTTCTGGTCAATATGGCTCGACTATTAGAAGATGCGTTATTAGTGGTCAAAACTTATCTTATGATACAACATCATCTTCGACTTCGTATAGTGCAACGAGTTCTACTTTAACAATTTCTGGTGAAAAAACATACACAATAACTATTACAGATAGTCGTGGGAGAACAACTAGTGCAACAGGAAAGATTACTATAGTAGACTATAACACTCCATTAATTACTTCATATAATTCTTTTAGAAGTGATTCTACTGGTAACATAAATGGATCTGGCCAATATGTAACACATAAAATTACCACTTCGTTTTATAGACTAAATGGTAATAATCAAATAACGATTAAAGCATATAGTAAAAAAGGTACGGACTCTACATACTCGTCATCTTATGTAACAATCAAAAACGATGCAACAAATCAGACACAGTATACATACACATATTCAAATAATTCTTTTGCAGTCGATTCCACATATGATTTTAAAATTGTAATTTCTGATAGCGTTGGTGGTTCACATACTATTTATACACATGTTGGCACAAAAAATATTCCAATAAACATAACAAACGATAATAATGCCATAGCAATTGGAGGATATGCCCAAACTTCAAAAAACAATACTGGTAGATTTGACTGTAACTGGGAAGCTCATTTTATATCGGCTCCAATAACTGGCTCAGATAGAAAACTGAAATCAAATATTAAAGACATTAATATTGATATAATAGACTCTCTGCGACCAGTCGAATATAAACTGATTAACGAATCTTCTGGTGTTACTCATTATGGATTTATTGCACAAGATGTGGAAGACGCTCTTTCTAATGTTGGGGTAAATTATAAAACTGGAATTGTTCACTATGATAAAAATGAGGAAACAAATGAAAAAACAAATTACGCATTAGCATACGAAGAAATTATTCCTTTGTTGGTAAAAAAATGTCAGGAACTTCAGCAAGAAATTAATGAGCTAAAAGGAAAATAACAATTACAACAAATTGGTTAAAAGGAGATAATCTATTATGAATGGGTGATTTTATGGAATTAATTAGAGATATAGCAGCTGTTATTGGCTGCATATCTGCTTTTATCGCACTTATTACTACAATTTTTAAACCGATAAGGAAAAAGATTGTTAACTGGATTAAGCACACATCTGAGGCAAGTGAAACTTCTGCTGCAATTAAAGATATTAAATCTGATATTGCTATGCTTGAAGGCAATGTAGGGACGATTCTTGAGCGTCTAGGCCAAATAGATGATCGTATTAAAACATTGGACAAGAGAGTTTTTGGGAATGAGCGTGATAGAATTAAGGCCGAACTATCAGAGTGTGCGGCTCGTTGTGCCCGTGGTATCAAACTATATCCAGAAGAAAAGATTCATATTGATGAAATTTATTCTAAATATAGTAACGAGCTTCATTGTAACTCTACCGGGTCTGAGGCATATCACGAAATAGTAAAGTATTATGAAAGTCAAGATTGGCTAAAGGTGTAATAAATATTTAAGGACTGAGAAAATTAATCTCAGTCCTTATTTTTTTGCGTTTTGCTCTTTGAAATGGTTTCTAATTACATTTAATATCCAATTATTTACTGATCTGTTTTCTTCGTGTGCTGCCATTTCTATTTGAAACTTTTCGTCTTCTGGAAGCCTTATAGTAATAACTCTTGTTCCTTCTTTTATTGCCATATGACCACCTCCTTATATAAACATTATAATATTTTTTATTAAAAAATGCAATCACTTTTCTAGCAAAAATCAGGTCAAAATTGACAAGGTGATAGCATCAAATAGCAGGGGAGTGCTAAAATAACTTCTTCTTATATTGTAATGATTGTACCCACTTACATATGTCTTTAATATTTTCTAATGTAACATTATTGTTCTTGCACAGTGAGGCGTCATAGTCAATGTTGTTATTTTTAAAATCATCATATAGAGTTTTAAATGGACGGTTTAGCCTATACCCCTTATTATATCCTTCATTCTTTATTACATAATCAGTCTTAATTAAAATGCTAAATATTCTAAAATAATTTGGGTATCCTATACGGCATCCTTGAGCACGTGAATATTTCCATGCGGCTGTGGGTATAATATAATCGGGGGTGGTTTTTATATAGTCTAAAGTGGCAGCTAATATTTTTTCTTTGTCTGTCATCTTGTATTGTACATAATTCGTGCAAAGCTCATGTAAGTTGCCCTTTAGATAGATGTCTAATCCACCATCTTCATGTACGACTATTTTATCTACTATAGTTGCAATTTGTCTTTTTGTAATGTCTTTAGTTTCTATAATTTTTGTCATAATGTCCATTGCAGAAGTCAAGTTTTTGTAGATACTATGGTCGTCAAACATATTGCTCTTTTTGTCTTCTAATTGGGTTTTTAATGATTTTAAACTATCATATTTTTCTTCTAACATTTTTTCATACATTTCATCAATCATTGAAATCATAGATGGATTTTTCATTGTTTCACGCATTTTTTGTTCTAAAAGTATTTTTACTTCATATTCAACACGAGCAATATCTTTTTCTAAAACCTCTATAATATTATCTTCTGATTTTTTAGAGTCTTTATGAATGATATTGTCCAAGTCGTTTATTGCTTCCGATAAATTTTCTTTACAGTGTTCAAGAAAATATATTAGTGCCTCTTTTAAATCTCGCTCTGTTATGGAATGGCTTGAACAAAAGTCTGTTCCATGTGTATTATATAAGCTACAAACATATCTTGTATTTTTGTTTTTTCCAGCAGATGTTAAACGATTGCCACACTTTGCACAATATAGAACTCCTACAAATATGTTCGGTCTTGTTTGTATTCTTCTTCCACGAAAATTTGTAACTCCTCTATTTGCAATTGTATTTTGTACTAATTGAAAAGTTTCTTTATCTATAATTGGTTCATGTGCATCCTCAAATACATATTGTTTTTCTTCTGGTTGTTTTATTTTTTTACCATGTATTGAACGCCTTTTTGTTTTTCCTAATGTTAAGGTCCCAATATAGAAATCGTTCTTTAACATATCCATAATAACATTTGGATACCATCTGTTAGATGCAGTACCTTTATATGGCTTTCCCAAACGTTCCAATCTTTGTTTTGTAATCATACTTCCAGTTGGAATGTTACGGACGGTAAATTCTTTTGCTATTGCTCTTACACCAAATCCATTTAAGTACATATCAAACATTTCTTTAACATACATTGCACATGTTTCATCGACATAGTATATGCCCTTTTTAAACGGATCAATATAATAACCATATGGTACACAACTTATGTATTTACCATTACGTTGCATAGTGTCGATAGCTCCACGAACTTTTCTACTAACATCACGCACATATTTTTCATCTACCCATGTTTGTATTCCGACCATTTCTTGTGCCTGTTCATTTAATGAATCATAATTATTTCCTGGTGCTATAACTCTTTTTTCTTGTTCAATTATGTTCTCTAAGAATAATTGCACCTTTGGACTATTACGACCAATACGAGATAAATCTTTTGCAAGAACTAAATCAACTTTATCACTATTTAAATCATCTTTTAATTGGTTAAATGCTGGACGGCTCATTTTTGCTCCGCTGTATCCATCATCAATATAAAACTTATCAATAATTATATTATTTTTCTTTGCAAATTCTTCAAGTAGTTGTTTTTGATTCTCAATGCTTTGACTGATTTCGTCATCTCCATCTTCTTTGGATAAACGGCAATATGCCACTGCTCTTTGTGAAATCATTTTTACACATCCTTTCACATTGTTGTTATGTCTATTATAACATTGTGATTATACAAACGCAATAAAATAGTAGCTACTTTTTAGCAGCTACTATAAAATCTTTTAAATTTGTTTTGAAATCATCGTTGCCACTGATGATAATTATAATTTTTTTATTGATTGATTTTCTTAGTTTATTTATTTCTTCTTGAGTTGTGCCATATGGCATATAATATATTCTCATAAACACTCTCCTAATAATAAAAGGGACGGCAAACGCCGCCCCTTATTTTTTTACTGTCCTGTAGAACCAAAGCCACCAATACGTTGAGCGGTTGATTCATCATCATCTGTTGTTAGGTATTTAATAAACATACCTTGTCCAATGCGATCGCCCGTGTGAACTGTATATATTGTTTTACCAAGATTAAATAATCTGAATCCAATGTTGCCATCGTTGTCTGGATTATTTGCATAGTCACTTTCTACCCAGCCCTGCGTATTTGCAATCATTACTGGCTGCTTTCCCATTGAGCTACGAACATTGATAATTAGTGCTTCATCGTTCTCAAAAATAGCTTTTACATCTGTCCAAATCATTTGTGAACACATTGGCTCAATATCTACACTAATTGGACTATAAAAGTCATATGCGATACTATTCTTTGTAGCACGAGTTGGGAGTTGGATGTCCCCACTATGTTTTCTATACTCGTCTTTAACTACTTCAAAGTATCTCATTAGAACCACCATCCTAGAAGTTTAGACAGAGTAGAAATGTCGTCCTCAAAGTAGCGAGATTCACCAAGCTGTAGAGAACCATAGTCTTTGCAATAGTCATTTACAAGTGTTGCTAGTTCTTTATACTTCTTCTCAATCTCAGCCTTACGAGTATTCTTCTTCTCTTCTAGCTTCTTCTTTTCAATCTCTGCCTGAGCCCTTTTCCTTGCGGCTAGACACTTCGTCTCACATGCCACACGCTCATCAACGGTATCGTAAGGCTTACCACAGATAGCACAATGGTAGACCATCTTATTAGATACCTCATCTGTCTTGTAATCGCCATAATTTAAAGCAAAATTCTTATTAATAGTGCTTGTAGTTTTGTCATTGTTAAAATTCTTCATAATATCAATCCTCCATTAATTTTGTATTATTAACCACAGTGACTATAACCACATGATTTGCAAATGTCACATCCACCTTCGTGTGTCATTGGCTCTCCACACTCTGGGCATATACCAAGCTTAATTGAATTTAATTTTTCTTGACTAATAACATGAGATTCACAATCTCCGTCATAATCGTCATCGACTTCTTCTTGCATCTCCTTCCACATATCTACGAGTGCGTTTCCAATAGCCATAGGACAGCAGGATCCCTTTGATGTGTCGTGCTTTGTAGCCGTTCTTGTTGCATAACTTGGGCATACACCAGTGCTATCAAGTTGGTCTTTAATTGCAATAATGTCAACACCTGCACGACAAAGCAAACTAACCATTCTGCTAAGTCCAGTCATAAAATTGGCGCATCCTCCACTGCTTCCTTTGTTGAAATAAACTTCTTGTAAGCTACCATCAATTGGATTAAAGAAAGCAAGCACATGAAGTGAACCACATCCTGTTTGTAATTTTCTTTTCTTTCCAATGAGATCATCCTGACAATCAGAAATGAATCCTCTTGGTAGTGCATTATCTTCTTTTAGGACTGTGTTTTGGTCGGAGTTGTTATCATCAGTAATTAACACACCTTCACGCTTACAACCAGAACGATAAATTGTAATCCCCTTCAGTCCATTTTTCCAAGCCGACATATAAATATTTTTAACATCATCAATTGTAGCATCATTTGGTAGATTTACTGTTGAACTGATACTTGCATCAATTCCCATCTGCCAAGCAGCCTGCATTGCTACACGCTTGTTGTAGTCAATTTCTGAAGAATCAACAAACCAGTCTGGGAACTTGTCATTAACAGTAAGATTATGCTTGTCTGCATACTTCTGATAAATAGGAGTAAGTACATCGTAATACTGTGTTGTTTCGTGTAGAGATTCAGTCTTACGTTTGTAGCTCTTTGCAAAAATAGGCTCAATACCACCACTAATACCAAGCATTGTTGAGATGGTGCCAGTAGGTGCAATGGTTAGAAGTTGACTATTTCGTAGACCATAATTCTCAATCATATTCTTCGTTAGAGTGTCTGCATTAGCTCTAAAGAACGGAGTATCAATCGTTTCTTTTGTGTACTTTGGATATGGACCTTTTTCACAAGCTAAGTTTGCAGAAACATACATAGCGTGATTTGCCATAGCCATAGAAATGTCACGACAATGTTCAATAGCTTCGTCACTATCATAGCGTAGATGCATCTTGATAAGCATGTCTGCAACTCCCATGACACCTAATCCAACCTGACGCCAATCTCTTACACTATCTCTTTGTTCTTGTAGAGGATGTAAAGGAAGACCTTCGTCAAGAACTTCATTTAGGTATCTAATACCAGTATCTACTGTTTCGTAGAAATCATCATACATAAAGTCACCACAATCATCTACGAATGCAGAAAGATTAATGGATGCTAGAAGACAGCTACCACCAGCGGGAAGAGGTTCCTCTGCACAAGGATTGGTTCCAGCATATTCGAAGTCTGGATTATTGCTTAACAGATTATATTCTTCAATGTTATCCCAGAATAGAATTCCTGGTTCTGCCCAGTTCCAATTGTTTTCACATAGCTTGTCAAAAATATCTCTTGCTTTTGCAGTCTTAGTGATAGTTTCACCAGTTTCTTCACGAGTAAAAGACATTATCCAATCGGTATCATCTTCAACTGCTTGCATAAAATCATCTGTTACACGGACAGAAATATTAGCTTTAGTTACACTACCATCCTTTGTTTTGATGTCGATAAAGTCTAGTAGGTCTGGATGATGACAATCTAGTGAAATCATCAAGGCCCCTCTGCGGCCATTCTGACCTATCTCCTCAGTTGTCTGGCTGTATCCTTGCATGAAGCTTACTGCTCCACTAGTTTTTTCTGCTTGGTTATGCACCTTAGCACCAGCAGGAGCAAGCTTAGATAGGTCAATACCACAGCCCCCACCATACGAATATGTACGTGCTAGTTTCTTACGGCTCTCATAGATGGATTCGATGGAATCTTCTGGAGGGGCAACGACATAGCAGTTTGAGTATGTAACTCTTGTGCCTTTCACGCCTCTGTTGCTAAGGATACGTCCACCAGGAATAAACTTTTTATCAATAATTGCTTTCTTTACTCTCTTGTTTCCGCCACTAACTCTGTCGAGCCATTCATCAAATGACTCTTCGCCTTTACGATATTTGCGTAGCCAAATATCAATTCCAAGTTTATTGTCTTTTCCTAGCCATTGTTCTACTGTCATAGGCATCTCTCCTTATCTAAATAACTTTTTATATCTACTAAGAACGGACACTTGCCGTACTTTTCGAGCCAACAATCCATGAGCGTATCAAATCCTTCTTGGCTAAGAAGACATTCCACAGACCCATCATCAAAAAATCTTGCAAAATGACAACCACAAGCTGCCGTTGGTTCTTTTGTAACCAAAATGTTTGTCGGACATTTATGAATTTCAAAATGCTCCATTTTAGTTTCCTCCATTATTGCTTAAAATTTCTTTAAGCTGTTTCTTAGTTGGATATGCCCCACAGGACTTTTTGCCCTCGGGACACCATAGTAAATACTGACACTCTGGCACAAGTCTAGATTCAAGGTTTGGCAAAATCTTAATAACTTCCTTCTTCATTTCTACCGCCAACTGGCGAATAATATCTTCTGCACGAGAACATAGTCTCTTATGCATGAAGTGGATTAGGGCCTCCACGGAAAAACCTATTACAAAAGCAGTATGAGTTGAAATGGGAAGTACATATCTTGCTTGCTCATTCGCCCTTTCTTGTGTCTTGCCCTTAGATAAAACATAGGACTGAATATCTTTATATAGTTCCATAGTGTCTTGCATATATTGCTCATACTTATCAACTAGTTCTTGATTGTCTGTGATCTCTACTGGAATCTCATATGTAAAACAATTCTCATCCACATATCTGAACGACTGGACATTTTTAAACACACCAACCTCATGTCTTACTGCTTGGTCAACAGTAAAACGAGGAATATCTGTAACTAGGAACTTGATAAAGTCACCACGACTTCCACTAAAGTGTCCATTTGCCATACAACCTTTACCAATTGGAGTTGGATCATCTGTGTGAGTATTATAACAAATTGCACTTGTTTCACCCCAATTGGTGAATAGTTTTGATACAGCATCTGGATTTAAAATTTTTACATTCAACTCTTCATCAACTCCTCGTCATTCTTGTAAAATTCTTCTACCGCAGCGACAATCTCGTCCCAATTTGTACAACGCTTAATGCCATAAACTTCATCATGGGCATTCTTATTCCAAGGTTTTTCTAGAAGAACTCTATTGCATCTAATATTGCCAATAAGATTATCGAGGTTATCATCAATCATTACATCTACATCTAGAATGCTCTTATCTCTAACACAGATAACACGAGATTCATCAATGAACGGGAAATAACTCTGTAGCCATTCAACCTTCCAAGGGAAATTCTCCCAATGTGTTGCAGTTGTAATATATACATCAAAGCCATCATCGACTAGCTTCTTTGCACCCCACTGAGAGTGATACACAGGAGTTAATGAACGCCAAATATCTTCTCTCTTCCATAGAGCCGCATATTTTTCTGCAACTTCAAACGGTAGACACTTATAGATGTCATATGCAGTAAATGTATCTTCTGTAAGATTTGTTCTGTTTTCCTCATTGAATACCTTGCATACTACTTCATTCAAATTGTTAAGGACATCATCACAATCTAACGCGATTCTATACTTCATAATTACTCAACCTTTCTCACATATTTCAACGATATGTTCACATAGCTTATCTGGAATCCTAGAACGGTCTATTGAACCTTTAAGTCCTTGAGTACCAGTCTTACTTCCTCTTGGAGCTGGTTCGTGGCACGGTCCCCATTATGACAAGGTGGCTTAAACTTTGGGTCTGGGTGATTAGTCCAAATATCTGTAGGCTTCATACGAGTATCACCATACTGACAATATGTTACGGTATATCTTGGAAGTCCTTGCATCCACGTCATTTTACGCATTCCGCCACGAGGATTCTCAATGAACCAATATTTTGGTTTAAGTTTACGAATTAAATCAAGAACATGCTGGTCAACATTATCACAGAATTTTGCATAATCACTTACTGGGTCAAGATTGCCTGTCTCTGGATTCTTGCGACGATGATAGCTAATTGCTGCAATACTAAAACTAGTACAGTCTGGACTTGCCCAGATAACATCTGGGCGTCCAAATCTGTCAATAATGTCTTGTGCTGTAATTTTACCAATGTCCTCATACCAATCAATGTTCTCAAAGCCTTTATCCCATTCAATAGAATAAACTTTGTGCCCATGCTTCTCGAAAGCTTTACCAATGCTTCTCGTTCCAGCAAATAATTCTAATACTCGCATTAATTACCTCCGTTAATTTTGTATTGTACAATATAATCAGACCACTTTGTGCTACCATCATTGAATAATAGAGAATAGAAGATGGCTACGAGACAAGACGTAACAATGCTATTGCCGGCCTGTTTATAAAGAGAAGAATCACTCACATAGGCAGAAGCACGATTACAGTCCTCATCAGAGAATCCCATCAGTCTCCAGCATTCTAGTGGTGTTAGCTTTCTAATTCTCCACTTAACATCGTCCACTACAAGGGGCTGTCTATTGCCTCCTTGTGCGGTCATAATAGTAGGAGAAACAGAATCCTGATCCCACACATTACCAGCATATCCAGTACCAAACTGTTCGCCATAGATGTTCCCAATTCTCACAGGATTGACATCCTCGTCTTTAACTAAAACTTTTGGTTCGGTATTACCACCGCTACCGACTCCACATAAAGTTGGAGATATCCCATCTGCATCATACACTCTTCTGCGAATTTCATGCCCGTTCCCGTCAATAGTTCCAATTTGTGTCAGTTCTGGCTCAATAACTCTCTTGTCTCCACAAGCATCAATAGTACGAAGTGTACCAACAACATCATCTTTGAAGAATCTTAGTCCTTCATCATAACGCTGTTCACAGACAGTAGGCTCAATGATTTTGACACCGTTTCTAACCGCACTTGCTCCACAATTTGTAGTGAGTGTTGTAATCGCATCTTGGTCTTGAGGAATCCTACTATTATAATCATCATAAATAATAGGTTCCATCACATAATTATCCTTGACAACAGTAGTAATTGTATTAGTAGTACCACTCATGTTAGCTTCAAGCCTTTGTTCTGTAGGAGAACCAGTGGTTCTATCAGATGGATTTTCTGGATTGCGACCACGAGAAGCTACAATGAAAGGCTCATTAACAAGAATCTTAAGAGAAGTATATCCACCAGATGTTGTACCATGAGAGTTTGACATAACAGTAGGCGCAATACCTTCTGCACTATATACTCTACCACTTTGGTCAAAGCTAGAATCTAATTGACCAACCTTAATAATCTTAGGTTCGACAATTGCCGTAACAGTACCGTGATTTTCCTTAACAGTCGGTGCAATACCATCGGCATCTACAACTCTAGACGCTTCATGCCCACTCGGCATATAATGACCAAGTACTTCAATGCTAGGCTCAATAACACCAGTCATAGACTGATTACCAAAGCCCTTATAATCTCTAGCCATAAGAGTATGGGCAACATCTGTTAGACCATCGAATGTCGTTGCCTGATCTTTTAGATTAATACCACTAGCTTCATTCTGTCTTGCAATAAAGTTTGCAAGAATACTCTCTACTTTATCACCAGATAGGTAGTATTTTTCATCTACAGTCTTCTCTAGAATATCCTTTAGACGAGTTGTTAGAGGAATCTGCTCTGGGAACTTAAATTTGCCATTATCTACATCTTTACGAATTGATAGGGCAAAAATACGCTCTCTGTTCTGAGGAATACCAAAGTGCTTAGAATTGAGAACCTGATAGTAAGTATTATAACCAATGCTATCTAGCCAACGAATCCAAGCATCGAATTGTGGTTTAAACTTCTTACCAACAAGATTCTTGACATTCTCAAGAAGTAAATACTTTGGTAGTGTATTTTCCTTCTTTGATACTACGAGAAGTCTCTGTACTTGACCAAGCAAACCAGAACGAGTACTAGATTGTACCTTCGCCCCACAATTAGGACAAATCAAAGATTCGCTATCGTTACTAAAATCAATAGGCCAAGAGTATCCACAAGAACACTTGTTGACCATACCTTCACCCTTGCCGGCGACTGACAAATCGGTGCATGGGAACGAATATGTAACCATATCTGCATATGGTAGTCTATCAACCTTAGAAATATCTCCAAGGTTATTGCTTAGTTTATCTGCAATATAATACTGCTTTAGTTTATTAATAGGAGTACGGCTCGTAATCGTATGTTTGCCCTTCATAAAATCATAGCCAAACCCCTTATTCTGTAGTTCTTCAATCATCTTATCTTGTGTAGAAAATTGATATGTCTTCATAGCAGAATCAATGTCAAAACGCATTGCTGCATATGACAATACCGCGTCCTTATCACAGTCACATGTATTGATAATTTTATAAGGAATTTTCAGTTGTCTTAATGCTCTTTCTTGTGCCCCGATACCACTGAATAATTCTATCATACTAAATGTCTTGTTCTCCATCGGTTCACTCCTTATATTAATTTTGTACTGTTTCTACTTCAACAATATGTTTTAGCACAGAATATGCCTTATCCTCGTTTAGATTACTAATAGCATAATCAAATCCACCATGTGCTTTCATCTGAATAAACTGTTTCATCTCCGCTCTATTTCTAGCAAAGAAATCTTCCACAGAATCTCCACGATACAATGCACGGTCTAGACGAACCTCTGTTGGTACATTGATATAAATAGAACATAGGTCAATATCTGTTAGACCGAGGTCTTCTAATGTCTGTAGACCGTTAGGATCAATGATATAAATATCATTATTATAAATTTGCTCAATTGTTGTCCAATAACGGAATCCGTTAATCTCAGTATAAGCAGCCAAATCATTATTCCTCTGCTCATAAAAGGCATTGTCTACAAAAATATGTGTATCTCCTTCATTTGCACGACGAGGACGAGTTGTATAACTGATAATCTTTTTTAGACCAGCATCTTCACATAGTCTATTTACTAAAGTGTCTTTACCAGCACCAGTCTCCGCCATAATGCAAAATAGCTTATGATTACTCATCTACCTTCTCCTCTTCCTCGCCAAAATTAGGTGTTTCAACAGTATGGTTAATAGAAGTTTGGCAGAAATCACGCACCTTCTTAACAATTCTACGCATATCTGCCATAGAACGTTTGCCTGGTTTATTGATGTCTCCATCAATCATATTGGCAATAGTTACACACATAGAACGTGCGCCGAGCAATAGTGCCTGTGTACGAATCTGCTCGACAACATTCTCCACCTTGGACTTAAATTCATTCTCTACACTATCGGTTGCAACTTCTTCGTTTGTAGCGTCCTCATTTACCACATTAATGTTATTATCGTCCATTACTTTTCCTCCTTCATTAATTTTGTACTGTAAGTATAACACCACTTGCAATATTTGTCAAGAGGTTATTTACGCAATTTTCCACCTTGCATATATGCTTTATTTGAGTTGAACTCTTTCATCATCTGTTCAAAGGGTTTATATGCCGTGCAAGTCTTATCAGTAATGGTCAAATCACTTCTCTGTCTAGGAACATAAGTCCTATTTTCTTGTTTCTTATGCAAATCAACAGAATGTCCTTGAATTTTCTGCATTCTACTCTTAAACTCTTTACCACTTTGACTTGTGATGTATTCATACATCTCTTGCAGAAGTTCATTCTCTTCTTTTGCACAACGGCGCTTTAATCTAAGCTCACGAAGAGTCTTATACATTACATACCCCTTGTACATATCTTTTGGTGCAGAAAGCTCTATTTCATGGTTTATATCATTAAGTTCATCTTCTGTTTGTTTAATAACTTCAAGGTTGCGCTCATAATTTGTCACAACATCTTTGAAGATGTCAATAATAGCTGTTGAATAATCACCAACAATATTCGGCATTTAGGCACCTCCAATCATTTTTCATATTCTACATATCCACTTTCAAATTCTTGTAGCTCTTTTTGAATTGAATGTTCTTTTATTTTTACTTTTCCATAAGCACCACTAAGTTCAAAATCTCGAATTTCTTTTTGTTTTTCACGTACTTTTTGATTCAATACATCAAGTTCGTTTATTAAAGTATTAAATTTTTTCAAGCCATCACATTCACAATAGTAATATTCATAATAATGATCTTCATAACCACGCTTAAGTTCTTTCCCACAGAATTTACATTTTCTCATAATCATTCTCCAATCATATTTATGAAGTCTTCCTCGCTAATAATAGGAATATTCAAATCCATAGCCTTCTTGTATTTTGTACTACCACTTGCTTCATTCGTAATCAAGAAATCAGTAGTCTTTGATACAGAACTAACGGCTTTTGCACCAAGAGATGTAATCTTTTCGTTAATACTATCTCTTGTGAAATTGTTGAGCTTACCTGTAACACAGATGTTCTTTCCTATGAAGGGATTGTTCTCAATCTTTTTACTTTCATGCTGAAGGAAGTGCATTTCTGAAGCAAGATTGTAAACATCTTCTGAATGGTTCGCCATATAAACATCAATACTTTTAGCCGTTGTGCTACCTATATCATTCAACTTTGTAAAGTCAAATTTATTCCAAAATGCATTGTTAAACTCAACAAAATCACCATTGAAATAGTCGGAAATAGTTTTGGCTACAGAAAGACCTACACCATCAATACCTAATGCTGCAATAAAATTTTCTAGCTTTACATCTCTACTTTTTTCTACACTATTTATTAGGTTTTCAACCGACTTTTTGCCCATTCCATCTAGGGTGCATAGTTTGCCCACATGCTCCTTTAAATGATAAATATCGCGGAAATTTCTAATTAAATTATTAGAAATAAGAAGCTCTAGAGTACGCTCAGACAGTCCATCAATATTCATACACTTACGACTGACGAAGTGAGTGAATCGAGCTAGCTTCTTACCAATACAGTCTGGGTTGGTACAAACGAGAACCTCGGATTCATTATCCTGCTTAATTGATGTCGCTCCTCCACAAACAGGACATTTAGTAGGAATCTTAATAGGTACGTCTCCATCTTTATCTGCACTATCTACCTGTGGAATTATCTGGTTGGCCTTGAATACCCTAATTGTACAGTTCTTAGTAAGCCCAAGGTTCTTCATAATAGAAATGTTGTGGAGAGAAGCTCTGCTAACGCTACTGCCATCAATATCAACTGAATCAAATATAGCAGTTGGAGTTAAAACAGAAGTTCTTCCTAATGTCCATTCCACATCTCGAAGTGTAGTTTCTGTTAGTTCATCATAAAATTTGAACGCATAAGCAGCATTACTATGGTGTGATGTTGTCCCAAGACTTTCACCATACTTAATATCATCAAAACGTCCAACCAACCCATCAATTGGATATCCAAGCTTCTTAGCCTTATTGACCAAAAACTCCTTTGCATCCCAATCAAAAGAACTAGTCCACGGAACAACAGTAAAACCTAACTCGTCAATAAGTACTAACTTACGCAAGAAGCTATTTTCATTATCAAAACCTTTGATTACATTCCAAGCCACAAAAGTTAGAGGTCTTTTTGCACACTCGTTTGAATCAAGCAGTCTGATACTTCCTGAGGCAAAGTTTCTTGGATTTTTATATTCAGTAGAGAATGGCTCAAAGTCTTCATATGTGCAAATAATCTCACCATCAACAATGAGTTCATCCTTATATGGAATCTTCTGTGGAACTGTCTTTACGGTTTTAATATTATGGAAGATATCTTCTCCAATTTCTCCGTTACCACGAGTTTCTGCTGATACTAACTCGCCATTGATATAGCGAAGAGAACCTGTAATCCCATCCATCTTTACCATACCTATAACATCTTTACTATCAAAGTATCTAATAAATTCATTCCAATTCTTGGTTTTTGCGAGTGATAACATTAGGTGGTTATGTTTTATTTTTTTTAATTCCGATTTTACTTCATATCCAACATTGTGTGTAGGAGATGTAGCCATAATAAACCCAGTTTCTTTTTCTAACTCACTAAGTTCTTTTAATAGAGAATCGAATTCAAAATCAGTCATAACTGTGTCACTTGTATTGTAATATATATCTGACGCACCATTAAGTAGCTTCACCAACTCTTTAATTCTGTCAATTTTACTCATTTCCTTTATACCTCCATACAAAACCACCAGCCGTCTTTTGATTTCCTCTACAACAATCTCGTATGCAATTTGCATTAATGTTTGTTTGTCTAGAAGCCTCAGATGCAGATACAAATTCTCCAATTAATACATTATCTGTCGTATATTGCAAAACAACTTTACTAAAATAAGTATCCGAAGAGCGTTGTTTTCTTACTCTTTGTATTGGTTGCGTAGCATCGTAATCTTCTTTATATATCCAAATATACCCATATGCCGTTTTTGGAATACCTTTGCAGCATCCAGTAATTATATTCCTACTACCTTTAGCTGCACGTGCAGCATCTTCTGCGCATTCAAATTCATTTAATAATTCGCCAAATATACTAAATTGTAACACTGGTTTGCGTTTTTTCTTATGTGCATCAATTATATGTTCTAATGCTTCACCATAAAAATGCTTCCCCTTCATTGTAGAAATTCTTCTTTTTGCAAGCTCACTAAGTTTATTTTTTGTATCATCGGAATGTGTTTTACCATAAAATGGATTGTTTTCACCTGCTATTTTATGATTGCCATAATTAGGATTATTTTTACCTGTAAAACGACCAATATGACTTTCGCTAATTTTTTGTTTTGTTTCTTCTGACATAACATATCCAAGCTTACCGTCTCCACCTTTTGTTTGATTGTACCCATTATCTGGATTTGTGGAGTCGTATAGCTCTATCATTTCTTGTTCTTTAATACATGCTTCTTCCCTGTTTAAATTTTTAAATAATATTTCGTGTTTAAAATTATCCCATCCATATTTCTTTATAGCGTTCCAAAAGTATGGATGATTTCTTTTGTATCCATTACCATTTGACCACCTTTTTTCTGGAGGATCTTTGCATGTCATTCCAATATAAACCTTCCCACTAGGGCTTGTATGCTTATATACACAATATATTTTTTCTGTATTATCCATAACTTTCTATAAATAATTTTTCTCGTACCTTTTACATTATTTATTAAACCTCTTATTAATTTTGTATTGTTAATAATCTGTTAAAACTCTAGTCCTAGTCCAGAAACCAATTTTATCGACTTCATTCTCCTGCACATCTTCATATAGCACAGAGAACTTCTTGATTGCAGACTTCTTGCTCGTTGCCCATACGACTGCAACATCATCGGTAAACTTGTGGCCTTCCATCTGGTCTGGTCTTGTAAAACAATAAATACCCATTACTTATTCCTCAATTCATTTACGGCATCTACCAGCTCGTTGATTTTTGCAGTAAGTCGTAGCTCTGAACAGGGATAATTATATTCAAAATGCTCAATCTTCTTAACTTCAGGTTTTGTAAAATCGTACTGTCCAATACGCTTGAATGTTTTCTTCAGTATAAACCCCCACTCCTCAATATTCTCTGAACCAATTTCTTCATAATACGGTTCTCCACCCTTTGTTACCCAAATGAAATACGGCATATATGTGAAACCTGTTTCTGTGATATAACCCACACGTCTATCATTTGTTTCAACATAATCGCCCACATGAATTTCGTATTTCATATCATTTCCTCCTTAAATTCCAATCGTCCCATCAATACCCACGACTGGTTTGCTAATATAATCCTTGAAGCTAATGAAAAACGGACACTTATCCGTTCCATTACATACTACTTTCGGGCTTGCATAGGTACATACATAACACTCAGGATTCCACCATGTGGCATATTCATGCACTAACCAAGGACAACCGTCTCTATCTTTGGGCATATCGTCAACTAATATCTTCATACTCAATCATCCTCACATTGATATTTTGGCGATAGATTACACCTATCTCTTATGCCGTTACACTTGCATTCGCTCTTCGTTTGCTCCTCAAAATGTTCTCTCATAAGCTTAACCCAGTTTTCCAAATCTTCTCTAGTCATCCAATCAACATCAAAATCCTGTGGAAGCACAATTAGATTTGGATATTTTTTCTGAAGGTGCTTTGCGAAATTGTATACTTCGTCCAAATTATATTCAGTTGTAAATCTAAATACTGGAGTTTTATCCTTCAAGAAATCAACCTTATTCTCAAGGTCTCTTCCGCACCAAGGACAGTAACTAATGTATTCTTTTTGATATATCCAATCGTCATTATATGTGTCCCATTCCGAAGTCTGAATATCAAGAAAATACTCTTGTGTTAGAGGCTCAAAGAAAATTTCACACTCATTGGATGCCGAATCACAATACTTACACATATTAGTCCCTCATCTCACTAATTAGGAAATCATACACATCTCCCCAATTTTCAATCTTTACGCAATAACCACCAATCTCAATATCACCAAGCTCAAATTTATGTAGCCAATCACGCTCCCAAATAAAGTAGCCTAGCCAGTCATTCTCCTTGTCGTTGAAAATCTCACGCAGAACATCTGTCGTAATGTTAAAAGCATCGCAAATATAAAAGCTACCAAAATCCTCACAAAGACCACGCATTGCCCTGTCTGCTACATCCATTCTGTTACTCAAATCCTCAAGACTCTCTATGGTCTTGATAAAAGTTTCCTTAGAAATCATCATTATTTAACACCCTCCCTTTCGTTCAACCAATCACAATACCTCTGGCATTCTTCTTTAGATTTAAACCCAATCTTTTTCCCATATCCAAGTTGTTCACGCTTCTCAATAACATCATCACAAAACTTATCATATACAAACTGGATTCCAAAATCTGCATATGAATAATCGTTCCATCTGCTCTCACCAGTACACTGATACCTTTTATCAAGTTGATAATATCTTTCGGATTGATAATCACTATCTTTGATTTTATATTTTAATGTATCAATCCATGTTTCTTCCGGTTCATACCAATAATCCGGCTGTGAGCATGTACACCTCTTACTTGTGGTTGTCCCATCAGGCCAAGTCAACACCCAGTTTCTATTTTCATCACATTTATCACACTTAGGCTTTTCATGTGGTTTATTATCTGCAAACCAGAGCTGAGATTGTTCAATGGCGTCCTTAAAGATATCATCAATAGCAGTCTTATAAAATTCTTTCTCCACTTCTCTCCGAATATTTCGTGATTTGAATTCCAAGTCACTTTCTTTTCTTGACACTTCTTGTGCTTTTTCCTCAAGCTCTTTATTTCGCTTCTCGAAATATTCATTACGACGTTTTAGAGATTCCATATCGTTCTTCAAAGAAGCTTTTGCTGCTTCAACAAGTTTTGATTTCATTTCGTCAAAAAGTTCATCTGCTTCCGAAGGTTCCCATACAGGTTCATCATAATCCCAATAACTCATTTAATCCCTCTTTTCTTTGCGATTGCTCTCATTGCATATCTGGCTCCATATTTGCCATACTTCTTTCTACAACTCCAATAAATCATCCAATATAAGTTAGAATGTTTCATACGCCACTAATACTCTTGTCGTGCAAATGCTCTGTTGGAATAAAGTCTTTATAATTATTTGAATGTCTGCAATCATTATATTCGCAATCTTGTTCACAACCATACACATAATATGAATTGTCGCAATAATCACAAACATTTCCACAATTAAGCATAATCAAACATTTAATTCTATCTACTGGAGCCATATGAGATACTTCACACATTCTACATTCTTTAGGGCTTTTAAATTCCCGTCCACAAGTATCGCATTTATAAATAGTAGTCATAAGTCACCTCAAATTAGTTTCTCGACATAGTTTCTGTCTTGAGTAAAGATAGGAATTTCATTATCAATTACCCACTTACTTCTCTCGGTATAACCACAAATATTTCCTACTTCATCATACTCGGTAAGACTATCATCAGCCTTAATGCAGCAGCTACCACGCTTTAGAGTTGTAGAATAATCATTCCAGTTGATGCCCTTCTGTAGCATAAGCATATCCTGAATGTTGTTGCAAGACTTACCGTGAAGTTCTTTCTGACTGAAGTTTGCTTGACCTACAGACTGGATAGAGTTGCGAGTGGCATCTTGCTGTCGCCAGATTAGCGCATTGCAAACTTCCTCTTTGGGAATTGTAAAGACACGAGAATCAAACATAGCACCTTTATTTCTTGCGTTAATGAGAATTTTTGTATATTCGGTTAAATCCTTTGCAACACCACAATCGGCATTAAGATTGTTGTCAATATACTTTACAATATTGTCGTTAAATGCTTTATTAAATGCCAGCGTTGCCATACTTGCAGATACGCTACACATCTTCTGTAGGTTGTTGCCAAACCAAGCGTCAGTTGTAAGTTCTGCATAGTCAGTAAGCACAAGAGAAATTTCGTCGCTCTGTGTATAGCCAAGCACACAGCCCTGAATGTTCTCACAGAGATACTTCATTGTATCTTGCATAGTCTTGACGAAAATGTCATCAAAAGGCTTCTTCATGCCCTTAGTAAAGGTATGTCCGGCTTTCATATCTAGTCTAATAATCACAGGCATTCTACGAGTCAAATAATACCGACTGATATTCTCGTAGTTATTTTTCATACGGTAGCCAAGCGTAGTCCTATCCATTTTTAATCCTCCTTAACGATTTCTTCTAGGCTATTGGTTTGTATGTTATAAACATAGGGCATTCCGTTCGGTGCATAATAAGGAGACATATAACCGTAGCCAGAATATCCAGCACATTCATTAAAAAGTATATATACGATTTTTGTATTCGTATCATAATATAGATCTTGCATCATTGTAGGCTGTAGCCTACCATTGGTGCGTGTTGTATAACCTTTAGAACCAGCAAATGTTTTACTACACCCGGATAGGCAAAAAACAAGAAATACAGTTAGAATCAATGTAATAATTTTATTTCGCATCAGTCATACCCCTTTCTTTGGTCTTCCACGCTTTTTCTTTACTGGTTTATCTTCAATTTCTTCAGTTTCAATTTTTGGAGCCTCTGGCATTGGCATCCAATATACAACTTGAAGGTATGTGTTAAACTTCGCATTACCCATATGAAGGGCTGGTTTTACGATGCCTTCATTGGTACAAATAATTACGTCCTGGTATTTCTCAGGCCATTTATCATTGATATTAATCCAATCCATTTCTACCTCTCAAAAAGTTAAACATATCCTTGATGTCATCCATGATAGGATAACGGTCTGCTGCACAAGAGTTACGAGCAAATTCACATTTTACCATATCTACATATATAGACGCTGAAGTCATCTCACCATCAAGCCCATCATCACCCATGTACATCTCATCCCATGCTTCCTTGGACATAATACGCTGAGGGTTAAGCTGCTTGATAGCGAGGTTGTCAAAGCTAACAACATCGAACCAACCGTGACCTACAATCTCTGGTAGATAATTGTACAAGTCTTGTTTAAGACCATCAATGCACTCTTTTGCATCGACATTCTCATAAAGCTTTTCACCACGGCGAAATTCCTTATAGCCGAGAATTAGAATTTTAAGACCATAATAGCGAAGTCGCTCAAGGTCTTGCATAGTTACAATACCATTGATAACGTGGATGACTGCATTTGGAAACTCCTTTACAGCATCAATGAAACCATCCTGCCAAGGATTAGAGAGTGAAATACCAAGACCATAAATAAGTCCCTCATCACGAAGCTTACGAATAAAGTCAAAGTTCTGCATAAAGTGTTCCTGACGAATAGTAGTGTTGCAAATAAGCTTGAGATTCTTGCACTTAACAAGGAAGTCATAGAAATCAGGATGCTCAAGAACATTACCACCACCGAGAGCCAGTTCAGTATAAGGATGGAGTCTATCAATAAAGCTCTCAGACATAATGTTTCCATGAGCACCATCACACTTAGAGTCTTCGTGGCACATCGGACAATTCATATTGCAACGATTTGTAATCTTGATATCCATAGACTCAGGGAAAGCAGCATCAAAAAAGTCTAGGTCATTCTCTCTGATTTTAGTTCCCGTGTCCAAATCAATGCTTACAGTATAATTACCATTTTGATAACTTACCCAATTACCATTCATCATAATAGCTCCTTTTCGGTGTTAATATATCAATAATTTTTTCTTTCTGCTTGTCTGATAATGTGCAATAATCTAAACTAAAATTCTCGCATCCACACTCCGGATATGCAAGACCATCATCACAATCCCAAGAATAACGACTTTTGCAATATTCACAAAGACTCATATATCTTATTCATATCCGTAATATCCAAAAGCTACGATGTTTTCTCCACCAGGAGTCGTATAATGCTTCGAGAATGTCTCTATACCATTATTGTGACGATCCGACCACTCATCGTATGTTAAATACTCATCATAGCCTTTCTTCTTTTTATCTGTTAGTACATACTCTATAGTATATTCCTTCTTCTCTTCTGCACTTAGCTCATTCCAGCTCTTGTAATACTTACACTTACAAGCTTCATACTTAATTCCAGCCTCCTCATAATCACGAGGAGTTAACTCTTCCGCTTCAATAAAGTCTTGATTCCAATCTCCAAACAAAACCTTGCCATCACGCCACTTATCATAGGTTTCCCGTGGACAAATAGTAATTGAGTGAGTAGAAGAACTGTTTGTTTCAAATGTCATTCGTCTTACCTGTCTCATAGTTAATTCCCCTTCCAATACCAATCATATTCATTGTGATCCGTCATATAATAAGGATTTTTAATCTTAAATGCTGTGTGAGTATCATAGTTATAATCATCGACATACTCTTGGTCCCTATCAATAAAACAACGCTCTTCAGCATAAGAATTATCGTTGCCAGTAAATACCAGTCCTCTACTCAGAAAACGTACAAGTTTGTCTCCATCGTTTAGTAGCTCATTTACAAAATCCGTCAATTCACTGCCATGGTCAATATAACCATCATCAAGACATAGATAATAGTTATTGCCATAAGAAGAAATGTGGGTTTTTACATCCTCAAAATAATATTCAATGTTATGAGAATCTAGAATATCCTTTAGGGTTTGAATCTTCTCTTCAACTTCGTTCTCTGTATTAGATGTTTCATAAATTGCCGTGTAAAAATAATCCGCTGGATTTACTTCTTCCCAGCCCCAACCAAAATCACCTACATGAAATGAAATGAAATTAGTCGCTTCACAATTCTTTGGAATAGCAATACTGTGAGTGCTAGATGAGTTCGTCTCAAATACGTTACTTCGAATAGTCTTCATATTTATTCTCCTTCATTATTCATAATTTCATATTCGTGATTAATTGCCTCTCGCATTGTAGAAAACATCTTCTCATCAGAAGTCATATATTCTGCATGAAGAATCTGAATCCTCTTTGCAGCCTTATTGCGACTAGTTTCAGATGGATCAATAGGATATAGCTTTGTAACATTGGTTGTATACCAATTCTCTCCGTCATAATATGTGGCAATAGAAGTAGTTCCATTTACTCCTACAGAAATGTTATATACGGAAACTACTTTATCATTTTTCTTTAGCTTCATCTGGATAGGGTACATATTCGTTCCTCCTTTAATTTTGTACTGTAATTATATCATATACTACTCATTTGTCAAGTTGGTATATTGCACAAAAGGTACGGCAAAAATGCCGTACCTAATTGGTTAATGTGCATAGACATCTGCAGCATGAAGCAAACAAATATCGTTAAATAAAGTTTCGCCAAGTAGATTTCTATCTTTCTGCATAGCTTTCTCTGACTGCCTCCATGCAAGATAAGGTCTCATATGCCACATAATTAAAACAGATACGCCTAAAATATTTACGTTATACAATGGCTTCTCAAATAAGCAGTCGTAAGCAGATGTGTTTTGATGGTCATAATAATGACACTCATCAGACTTTTCGCCATTCTTGTTATAATAAGTTGCACAAAATGGTTTTCCCATATCATGTAAAGCAGTAGCCATTTCTAATGTTGTATCGCCACAATCTGGCTCAATGTCTTTGTGTATAAACTGATAAGCCTTTTTTAGATGCTCACCAAGAGAAAGCGAATGATGCGTATTATTTTGGTTATAATTGAATACTGGATGAGAATACCCTAATGCTATTGATTCAAAAAGATGTGTTGACCATTCTGCTCCATTAGAATATACAATCTGAATATCATCCCAACCTTCATACCAATATGGAGTATTCCAGTTCATATACATACGCTTAATGACATGTTCTGGGACTTTACGCTCACGCTGTGCGTTACGCTCAAGACAAACCTCATAAGGTGTTGCCATAAGAACTGCAATCTTCTCACAAGGTATTTTGCTGAGAGACTTTAGGAATTCTATGCGCTTCTTATAATTTATATTAGTTGCGTCCATAATTGCACTCTTACCAGAAGCAAGACATTCTCTAATGCGCTTATGTAGTTCTTTGAATAAAGCATCGTTGTCTGCTTGATGATTCACATCTCCAAACATTTCTTCTCTAAGTGAGTCACTAGAGAAGATTTCTGCATTATATTCTGTTGCAAGTTTTTTGGCTTGTTCACTTTTGCCACTAGCAGGAAGTCCTATACAACAAATAAATTTTGTCATAATCATATCAATGTCTCTCCATTTTCATCCAAGTATATTTTCCATGGTTCTATCGAAACAAGTTCTTCGTCTTCTACTGTTAATTTTCCATCTAAAAATAGCTTTTTCGCCATTTTTCTTGCCTCTTTCATATTATTTGCGTCTACACAAACTTCATAAACGACATTAGTGTAAACATCAAAAACATAAGTTCCCATTACTCACCAATCTCTTTCTTAATTGCGATTCTCATAATTTCATACTGAACATCATCTAATAGTGCATTGATAGTTTCATCAATACTCCATTCACCTTTTAAAAATTCATCACACATTTCGTCAATGTGTTCAATTGACTTTTTGGCTACAACTCTTGCTGCATCTAAATCAAAAGACGCTCCAAGTTTTACTTGCTTGAGAAAATCTGGCATTTTCGACTGTAGGCATCTTTCGTAAGACTCCCCATTAATATATCTCTCAATATACTCTTCTACACGCAATAGATGATGCAGTTGTTTTGGGTCGTAAAGATATTTATTAATCCATTCCATACGAGATGGATAATGATGTTCCATTGCAAAATACTTTTCTTTAGCAATACCTCGCATAGATTTAATGGCTTGAACAGGAGAATAATGTGCAATATCTTCTCTGGCATCAATAAGTCTGTTCCATTGATTCTCATACATGTGATTGAGGATTTTGTAAGGAGTAAAAAGAATCTCTAAAAAGTTCAAATTCTGCTTCCTAAATGTCTGAATATAAAGCCGAATATCTTTCCAATCAGTATGCTCATCATTTGAGCGAATATGAGTTGTGCTAACTGGATTCTTATTCATTGCAATATCTTTGAATGTTGGGGTTACAATTAGTTTAGTATCAACATCTGAGCCTTCGTAATCGAGACCATAGTTGCCGCTCCCCTGATAGAAGATGCCAACAATTCTGTCCTTCGGAAAGGATTCAAGGGCCTCATCATAGTGCTCTTGAACCCTATCCATAATCCATTGATTTGAATGATAATTCATTTTGCCCTCACTTATTATTACTTACACTAGTCTTAAAATAGCTACCAACCACAGCCAGTACACCACACACTACAGGAATTAGGTCTGGCATAAATCTAGTTGTTCCAAACAAAGTATTCAGTCCGGTTACAACTGCACCACCAACAATCTTCATTAGAATCCAACCACCAAACCAACCGGCACCGAACGTAATGATTGGTTCGATAATACAAAGTATAATTACACCAATAATTACTCCGACTACAGTTCCAACGTTATCTTTCATATTAATTCTCCTCCTCATTAATCTCTTCTTGTGCTTCTTCCATATCGGGGGCAGTTGCCTCAGCCTTTACTAGTCCCTCAAGACATTTAAATGCAAAGTTCTTATGCTTATATGCGCAGAATTTGGGCTTGTTAACAATGCGAACTACAACGCCTTCACGCACATGAGTCTTACCAATGGGATCGGGGCCATCGTAATATTTTTCAGCAATAGCCTTAACCCATTCACCGGGTGTACCATTACGGATAGTCTTCCAAGTACCCCACTCACCATTGCAGTCATAGCTCTCTTCTAAGGTTTCATCAGCAGGAATAAAGCCCTTCCACATAACGGGGACAGTTTTACACCCCATCTGCTCACAACGATAACGCATAAAGTCAGGAGTATACTCGACAATATCTCCGTCTTCATTTGTCATAGTCATACGATAAACATAAAAGTCAGACTGAGGGACTTCTCTTTCGGTGATACCAATACCTTCTTTGCCGTTTGGATTACAGCCATAAGAGAAAATCGTAGTCTTACCATACTGCTTCACAAATTCCTTGTCATTGAGCTTCTTATTATCGGCGGTTGCCATAATAGGAGTGCCAGTATGGGTGAACCCAACTACCTCATAGTAGACCTCTTCACCCTTATGTAGTTTGTCCTCAAAGAACTTGGAGTGCTGTTCGCGGAACTCATTAGAGCCATAGTAGCCGCCATCAAAATTCTCAAGAACGGTACGACGAGTACCAGACACATAGCCCCAATCATAAATAGGAGTTGCAGAAACGAGTCCAAGATTCGCGAACTTCTGAGTCATAGCACCAACTTTCTTACCAGACATTACCGCATTGAGAGCGGCTTGATAGATACGGTTTGTACATTTGTAACCCTTAAATACAGGTAAATAGCCGGTGCGCTGAGAAGTACCATGCATCTTTAGAGTGATTTCAATCTGGTCTCCCGCCTGAAAAGCTCCAAGATTATAGGCTAGCTGTTCAGTATCAGCATGTTCAGTAAACAGAGGTGCGATAGGAACCTTCTTCTTACGAGTATGATTACCATTTGTAGCATGACCACTACGGATATTTCTGCGAGGAATGTACTTAGTGCAAATCTCATGTCCATTGAATGTAGTAATAACATCTCCAACCTTTAGATTGGATACGTCACCAAAAGACTCTAAGCAAGTCAGTGGTAGAAATAGACCATCTGACTTTTCACCACGAAGCCTAATGGAAGCTACATTGCGCTTGTCTGGGTCCATATAGCCGCCAATGTTATTACCATTTACATCCTTCTTACGAAGCAAATTATTAGCATCTGCAAACTCAACAGAAAGCTGACCATCAGTAGGAAAATATACACCAATTTGACCGTCTGTATATTCCATACTTACACAAACCGTATTGCCAAAACACTCACCAAGCTGCAATCTGTCTGCATTAGGATGCTTACGCAGATTTTTAATTGTTGTTACATACGCATTATACATTTTGTTCTCCTCTCATTAATTTTGTATTGTTAAGAAAAATACTGTATGTCAAATTCATATCCTTGTGAATCAACAAAATAATTATTCACAAACTGATTAATAAACTTATAGCTCTGTGGGTTTCCTTGAATATGACTAATTGGCCCATAATCTGGCATATACCTGTCGTACCATATAGAAAGTTTATCTTGATTAAGCCACTCAGGTTTCTGTACTCCAAGGATACCACCATTGTGCTTTAGTACTCTGTCGTCAAACGCATCCCAGTTGTACTCATAGCCATACTCATCATAAATACGGAACTCACCCGTATCGTATGCGGTCTTATACTCTGCCACAGAACTAATGCCATCCTTGTGTGCTTGAAACAAAGGCAACCAACCAGCACTTGTCTTTGCAATATGAATTTCATAACCAAAGTATGGCGTATCAGTAAGCTCATAAGAATACGGGGTATAGTGTTGTGCAAGTTCCTTATTCTTTGTAATCATATAAAAATTTGTGCCCATCTTACTTCTCCTTAACCATTTGTACAAACTTACCAATCCTACGGTCAAACTCTGCATTAAACTCTTCTTTAGAAATTTCTTCATAGTTTACATTAAGCGTATTATGTCCAACGCCCCATGCAGCAGAGAACAAAGTATCTAATTCAAATGGATAGCCATCTGTTCCACCTAGAAATATTGTAGGATATTGATACTTATTAAAATCAATATGAGTTGCGCATGACTTAACCTGTGGAACGTCTAGTACTTTTGCATAAACACCGTTGACCTTAAAACATCTTCCAATATTATTTTTGGCGGATTTTAGAAACTCTTCTCGTTCTACTTTCTCAAGTTCTTGTCTCTTCGCTCGTAGCTCACAAATTTGTCTATCAATTTCTTTAATAGTCATGTCTTAACCCTCATAAAATCTAAATAGTCTACTCATTGTCATGCCGTTAGCCTTAGCAAGACCAGCAGCATAATCACATACATCATTATTGTCTGTTACGCCAAGTTCATCACTCATATAATCACTCAAAGTATCGTAAGTATCATTATTGCCATTACTCCATCCAATGAGCATCTGTCCGTTTACTGTAAAAATGTCACAAGGAGAACCACCGGCACCATTAGAGAACTTGCACCAAGCACCTTCGAGAACGGAGTTGCTCAATACTTTTGCATCCTTCTTATCAACCTCGATGACTTTATACTTGTTACCAGAATAAGTTTTCTTAAAAGGAATATTGCTGTCCTTTAGTGCCTTCTCAATGTTGCCTAGTGTTAGTACTTCTACCTTCATTTTTGTCCTCCTTATAGTTCATCGTCTTCTTCTGCAAGCTTCTTCTTAATAGCCTTAATTGCCGCTTGTACGTCTGGGCGAGTAATGTTTTCTTCCATCCAAACCACATAATCGTCACCAGAACGATACAAGTCAATTAGCTTCTCCCCTTTATGCTTACCAAATGTCAGTACATATTCCTCTGGCTTAGATTCTACTTTAGGAGTTTCAATGTTCTCAAAATCCATTGTAAGGGTTTTACGAGATGCTAAGTAATCAGCAAGATGTACTAGCTTCTGATATTCATCTTTGGGCTTCGGCAGTTCAATGCCAGTCTTTTTATCTGAACACCATTGTCCCATGTGGCTCTCGATACAATGTGCAATAAAATCACGCTCACTAGCTTCAAGACCATCCGTAGAACGAATTACATCTGCCATTAGAATCGGATGATTGAATTTTGTATATTTGGATTTATTATAATCGTCCTGAGTACCAGACTTCATACCATCATGAATTAGTGCCGCTACTCGCATCAAATCTCTTTCTCTGGATGTCATTCCGCCTCCATATTGCTCAAGCTCAAGAAAGAAATTTAGGAATCTAACAACGGCTACTTGGTGTCTCATTAGCCCTCCTAGACCCAAACTGTATTGGGGATGGTATTTCCCAGTGCTTGATGCTGGTACGCTCCAAATATACTCAGGTAGATTGTCTAGCAGCACTATTGCAAAATCTTTAATATCATCATTTTCAAATGTATTTAGTACTGGCTGTACCATATTTAATCTTTCTGGTGTCATATTAGTCCTCCCTAGTATAGTATTCTAGTTCGTCAAACATATTTGACATAGTAATTACAGCATCTCTCTTATGATTATTTACTGCATCAATAGGATTTTCGTCCTCATAAGTTTCTACGAACCATAAAATATTGCCAAGCATAGTTTTTGCAAAGTTAACAATTTCAACAATATCATCTACCTGTGCATTCATAATGCCATCATTTTCAATGGCTTCACACATATTAAACAAGTCATTAAAAGTCTTCATTCGTAATCCTCCCCAATATCGTCTACAAGTTTCTCGACCTTACCACAGCAGGCACAGGCTTCTACATAAGGTGTAAAAACAATTCGTTCAATATTCTTCTTTGATAGTTTGTGCTTCTTTAGGAAACACTTCTTACAATAAACACCATAATCAGCTTCATTCATAATTTTAATCCTTTCTTAATCAAATGTTTCTTGAATATATCCATCATCTGTCGTATAATTAATTTTTTTAATGCCAAGACTCTTGATGAGCTTCTGACATCCAGGACACGGTTTACTCAATGCTTTGGTGCCATTTTTCCACTCTCTATATATATAAATCTGTACATCTTTCCAATTGATATCTTTGCGATTCATAAGTGGCAAAAGTGCAGATGTTTCTGCGTGAAGAAAATGATTCGTATCTCCGTCAAAACGCTCTTTGTTAAGTTCTTTCTGAAGGGGGTGTGTTTTCATAATATTACAACCACTTGATATAATACGGTGGCCACACACTATGACACACCCAATATGATGTTTCTCGAAATCACTCATTTCAGAGACTGCTTTTGCTGCATTAAAATATGTTTTATCTTTCTTTGTCATAACATTAATTTTGTACTATAATCCATACATCTCTATATGTTGTTCCAAGACTCATTGCTTCATTGTGTGTTTTAACTAACACATCAATATGATTACCATTTACTGCTCCGCCTCTATCCTGGGCGGTTCTGTATCCAATACCCTCAATATAAACTTCTGTACCATATGGAATGACACTTGGATCAACCGCAATAGTAGTGCCAACTTCTGTTGGAATTCCAGATGCAGTTACTCCAGAGCCACCACAAATATGATCTGTATATCTCTCATCACAATAATAAGTAATCTTGTATGTGCCAAGGTATTTAAATTCATATTTCGAATCTTTTAGTTGACCAATCTCTAGCTGCAATCGTTCATTTTCTGCATCTTTTTCAGCAATTACATTGTCAAAATTGTCAATCTGACCGTGCAATTCATTGATTGTCATATTCTTAGAATAAATAATAGTACAAAAGAATACAAGTACAGTTACAACTGCGAACAATGCAATACATTTAAGTCTATTCACTTTATGTCTTCTCCTTTAAATTAATTTTGTATTGTTATTATAACAGATATTTCCTATTTGTCAAGAGTTTCTTAGACGTTCAATAAGATTTTTTAGAATATTAACAACGTTAGAAATGTCGTGTTGATTTAATGTTTCATCTACTGTGATGCGGATTGTACTTAATGCTTGCTCGTCTGTAAGTCCTATCGCCTTAAGAGTACTGCTTGGAATGGCTTCGCCACTACTACAGGCAGAGCCTGCAGAGATATAAACCCCATACATGCTTGCCAAAGTTACAAGGTCACTAGCTTTTACTCCATCAATATGTACAGAGAGATTATTATATAGTCTGTTAGCATCAAGTTCTGGGCCATTTAGATGTACTCCAGGAATTTCAAGAATCTTCTTGGCAAGTTCATTCCTATTAAACTTAGTACATACATTTATATAATCGTGTGTAATACCTCGATTGATTTCTAGAGCCTTGCCCATTCCAGCTATTGCAGGAGTGTTATATGTTCCGCCACGTCTTCCATCTTCTTGAGAACCACCAATCAATGGCCTTAATTCAATGCCATCCTTGCAATACAAAAATCCAACACCACGAGGTCCATGAAATTTTTGTGCCGATACTGACATTAGGTCGATGCCAAGCTCTTTAACGTCAATACGACACTCTGGATAAAGCTGTGTAGCGTCTATATGAAGAATGTTATTATATCTATGAACAAACTTAGAAATAGATTCAAGATCCTGAGTTACTCCAATTTCACTATTTGCAGCGTGTACAGAAGCTAACCAATTATGTTCTCCGAGTTTGCATAGCGTGTTGTTGGCTAATATAATATTGCCATATTTATCGTTGTTAAAGTACGCTACATTTTTGCATAGCATTTCAATGGACTTATGTTCTAGCCTTGTAGTAAAAACCTTGTTTGATGCGGTAAATGCGAGGCTATTAGCCTCACACGCACCACTTAGGAAGATAATCTCTTTAGGCTCGCAGTTAATATCTGCTGCAATTTGATTTCTTACACTTTCAATTATGTTTCTAGCATCTTGCCCCATTTCATGAGTTGAAGACGGGTTGCCATAATGGTTATACATAACATCGACAACCGTATCCACAACCTCTTTGTAGGGACGAGTTGTACTTGCTGTATCCAAGAAGTATTGTTTCATCGTTACACCTCAAATTTAATTGCTGTCTGATGCCCATCGTGAACTTCTGTATACATATGTTTATCATCTGCATAGTCATTATGGAAGTGTGCCCATTTGTATGCATCAATCATATTTTCAAAAGCTTCATTGCATCCATAATAGATTGTATAAAATGAAGGCTCGTCTTTGTGTCTACCAATCATAACGACAAGATTACTTTCATTTTGCAAAACGTTTGCAAGATGCATCTGAGGAATGTCGTAAATATTACTAAGAACATCATCAACAATATCGTACTCCATAGAGTCTGTAATATTTTTTGTAATCAGAATTGTATTACCATTACACTCGCATACTGCGTGGTAATATTTCTGACCCTTGATTTTGTTTTCTGTGAATTCACCAGATACTACTTTAATTTCGGCTCCTTCGATTTCATAGACTTTGCTCATATTAAACCTCCTTAATTAATTTTGTATTATAATTATAACGCACATTTTTCATTTGTCAAGTGTGTTTTAGAAAAATAGCCACCTTTTTATAGGTGGCTAATAATATTATCAATTTCTACTGCCTTGTCAATGAAATATTGCTCTTTATGACCTCTAGTGGTTTCTGCCGCAGTTCCTATTCTTACACCAGATGCTTGTACTGGACTACGTTTCTCATTAGGAACACAGTTTTTATTTAGTGTGATATGATGCTTATCAAGTTCATCTTGAACCATCTTACCAGTTAGATTTGGATGCGTCTTACTGAAATCTAGTAGAAATAGATGATTATCTGTGCCACCAGTAGTAATATCATAGCCGAGTTCAATGAACTTATTACACATCGCTTTGCAATTGCGAACAACTTGATGAATATATTCCTTGTATTCTGGAGTACAAGCTTCCTCTGCGGCAATAGCTTTGCCAGCAATAACATGTTCTAGAGGACCACCTTGGCTGCCTGGGAAGACTGCTCCATCTACTTTTTTTGCAAGTTCTGGTTTACAGAAAATTAAACCACCACGAGGACCACGAAGGGTTTTGTGTGTAGTTGTCGTGATAATATCTGCTAATCCAAATGGAGAAGGATGGTCTCCTACGGCAACAAGTCCAGCAATGTGTGACATATCTACCATAAAGTATGGAGTAGCTATACCGTACTTATCAGAAACTCCATCAATAAGTTCTTTAATCTTTTTAAAATCAATAATGCGAGGATATGCACTTGCTCCAGCCAAAACTAGCTTTGGATTGTATATTGCAATCTTCTGAGCCAAATCAAAGTAATCAATAAAACCATTGCTATCTACATCATAAAATACCATATTAAATAGCTTACCACTAAAATTGACAGAACTGCCATGAGTTAAATGGGCGCCATTCTCAAGACTCATAGATAAGATCGTGTCTCCTGGATTTAGCACAGACATATATGCTGCAAAATTGGCTTGACTTCCACTATGAGGCTGAACATTCACGTGATAATCTGTATTAAAAACCTCTCGCCATTTATTGCAACAATACTCTTCAAGTTCATCAACATTTTGAGTACCACCATAATAACGCCCTTCTCTACCAGAATGACGGCTTGTAGGATAACCCTCTGCATATTTATTTGTAAAGCAACTACCAACCGCAGCTAGAACTGCGTCTGATACAAAGTTTTCAGATGCGATTAATTCACAATTTTCTTCTTGACGATCCATTTCGTTGCCTAATATTTCTGCCACACGAGGAGAAGCAGATACTATTGTATCGTAGATATAATCATTGTATTTGCTCATATAAACACCTTTCTTTACTTAAAAATAGGGGAGACAAAAGTCTCCCCTTATGGAGCACGCGACGAGGCTTGAACTCGCAACAGCCAGATTGGAAATCTGGAACTCTACCAATTGAGCTACACGTGCATTTATGGTACACCTTGAAGGACTCAAACCTTCGACCTTCTGATCCGTAGTCAGACGTTCTATTCAACTGAACTAAAGGTGCATATATGGTGCCCGTGGAGAGATTTGAACTCTCGACTCACGGCTTAAAAGGCCGTTACTCTACCACTGAGTTACACGAGCATATGGTCGGAGTGCAGGGGCTTGAACCCTGGGCCTCTAGATCCCAAATCTAGCGCTCTACCAAACTGAGCTACACCCCGAAATGTGGCACCCCGTGTTGGACTCAAACCAACGACACATGGCTTAGAAGGCCATTGCTCTGTTCAACTGAGCTAACGGGGCATATATGGCGCCGAGGGTGGGATTCGAACCCACGGGCCGAATATAAATCGGCACACAAGATTTCAAGTCTAGGCGCTTATGACCACTTGCGCACCTCGGCATATTAACCTTTGTAATCCCAAACTCCTCCACACAGATTACTGAGCACCCCTTGCCTCGAATGCTAGCTAGTAGCTGCAACCGTTTTGTACCGTTTCCACCAATATAGGAACATACGCTTTACTGCGTATTAAATTTCTTCAACTGCCGTTTCACCTTGTTGATAAGATTGGCGTTTACCGTTTCGCCCTTTGCAATAAGCTTTGCTAGACGATTCTCATAATGTTCCTTAGTACGAAAGTTCATAATATGTACCTCCTAAAAATTTTATATGGCACGCCTGGCTAGGTTCGAACTAGCGAATGCGGGAGTCATGGTGCCAGACACGAGTGATGACCTCGTTGAACCTTTGGGAGTCTGACAAGTCCCGTGCCTTACCACTTGGCTACAGGCGTATATATGGTGGATCTGGCGGAACTCGAATCCGCAACCTCTTCCTTGCAAGGGAAGCTTTCTCCCATTGAAATACAGACCCAAATATAGCGACCAAGATGGGGATCGAACCCATGTCTCCAGGGTTAAAATTCCCTGGCGTTCTAACCAACTGAACTACTTGGCCATATGATGGCGACCCATACCAGACTTGAACTGGTGTCCTCTTGCGTGACAGGCAAGCGTGATACTCTTCTTCACCAATGGGCCATATTATGCTCACACTCTTTAAGATTCTCTGTGAGCTGAACTACGAGACGCTTACCGTTAGACGTACCCATGGATACATTGTCTATTAGTCTGATTATAGAGCAGTAATATATATAGAACTTTCTCACACTTGCTCTCTGGCGCGATAGGAAGGCTTCGAACCTTCGCACGGCTTTCACCGCCTAGCAGATTAGCAATCTACCCTCTTCAACCACTTGAGTACTACCGCATATTAATCTAATGTTCTTTTATTTACTGCTAATTCATAAATCAAATTATCAACACAAGGGATATGCATTACCTCTCTCTCTCATATTGAGTACGATGTTCAATATCATTAATATAGATAGGACAATCTTCACATTCTACATTTTCACAAAAACGAACAGCTTTTCCTACTACTTTAGAATTCGCAAATTTTATATATTCTTCCCAACACATAAAATCCTCCATAAAACGAGCAGTTTATACAGTGATGCTCAGCACTATCCCACCGTCTCTGTTGAGCTTTTACTGGAGCTGATGGTGAGACTCGAACTCACAGCCTATTGATTACAAATCAATTGCGCTGCCATTGCGCCACATCAGCAAATATAATTCCAACAACCGCCAATGATTAGTAGCGATTCCCGTTTTACTGTCCGATACAGCTTTTTTAGTGCTATCAGTTTATATCCCGCCCTCAGCTCACAAGACGGCAATCTTTGTTGTTGGCTTTAAAAAAGAGTCTCACGTTATGTATTGCCAGTTACCTCAATACGAAGCAAGACTCTGGACTGGTGGTGACTCTGGTGGGGCACGATCCCACAAACTCCGCCTTGAGAGGGCGGCAACTCTACCAGTTCGTCCACAGAGCCATATGGTACTCCCAAGGGGATTCGAACCCCTGTCTCCGGCGTGAAAGGCCGACAACTTGGCCAACTTGTCCATGGGAGCATATCAAACACAACCTACACTGAGCTAGCCTCACTCACTCTCCCTATCTCTCCACAACCCTCGGCTATGTTTGATTTTGTTGGGACTAGTCAACACCCAACTATACGGACTTCCGACCACCCATTTATCCGCTTTGTATAGCATCTTGCTATCGTCAACCAACTTTGTGCTGGATTTCTTATAAGCATTATCCTACTTTTTGCTTATGTAAGCCTCGTTCTCTTTTCATTGCTGTGGGTCAGCAACTTAGTAGCTTTTCCTCATAGGGCTAGCATTTATCGAAGCACCGAGAACCCCAATAGGTGGCTTGGTTGCGAAGTTCTGGAATCGAACCAGATTCTGATAGCTTATGAGACTACCTGAGATTCCTACCTCCCACTCGCATTATCTGGCAGACTACAATGCCGTCTGCTAGGGCGTTAGAAAGAGGTGATGCCTATAACCAAGGCTCTGAACTTGTCATTCAGATGGTCCCCCACCGGTGGATTGAACACCGAACCTCCCGATTATTTGTCACTACAGTAAGTCCTGCCCTTACATTACTGATTATCCTTCAGTGGTGTTGCTTTTACACTATGTAGTGAAGTCGGGTGCTCTAGCCAGTTGAGCTAGCAGGGGATATGGCAGGCCAGTTAGGACTCAAACCTAAGTCTATGGTTTTGGAGACCATTATTCTAGTCACTGAACTACTGACCTATAATTGGCGCCCCGTCTAGGTCTCGAACCTAGAACCTTTCGGTTAACAGCCGAATGCTCTACCATTGAGCTAACGGGGCAGGTAATGATAGCAAGCGGAGCCGTGCATGACTCCATTTCATAGTGTTTCGTCAATTGCCTTCAGCTCATCTAAGTAATATCAACAGTTAGCAAATCCTGTCGTGAGCTTATTCTCATCGGTAATCACTTATGAAATTTGCACTACTCACTATCATTTGGTGCCGGTATCCGAACTCGAATCGGAACGCTATAACTAGCGGCAGATTTTCTTCCCACTCTATGTCACCATAGCCGTATTTCTACGTTGTGGGCTGGACTATGTCTTAACCATATCTTTCGACTTAGGTTGACCCTGTATAGTCTCTACACACTTTCAACTAATGTTGACTTGGCACGGCGTTCTCAGAACTGTTCGCCGTTTAGGGGTCATTCACGCAAGTAGTTTCCTCACTTGGTGCTCCTACAATAGACTGATTCAATTTGTATTTGACAGTATTTCTTCCTTTATATGTATCTGTTAATGCATGACAATTAGGGCATAATAATTGAAGATTTTCTAAATCATTATTTCTTTTATTGCCATCTTTATGATGAACTTCTAAAGGTATAGGTACTCCATTCCAAGAAGAATTATTACAACATTCACATTTATGTTCTTTTAACCCTTCTCTAAGTAGCTTTTTACGAATTTTATTTGTTTGTACACTTGGCGAATGTATATATTCTTCGAATGGCATATATTGTGAGCTTTCATATGTCATTCCTTTACTCCAACCTTGGCCTTTAAAATGGTCAACGTTTAGGTTTAAAAATCTTATCATTTCTTTTATTGCAAATATTGAACTGCCAGATTGCTTATCATATCCACATTTTTTAGCCAACTGTGTGTAACTGCTACTCTCTTTAACAAATTGTTCAATCTCTTGCCGAGTAAATCTTTCCCATTTTTTCATACAATCACCCAATTAATTTAATTAGGTAATTCTTTAGCACTTCGTATGAATCTCTTAAAAAGAATTACTTTCTGAAAAAGTCTGCTGTGTCTGCCTATTCCACCATACCGGCATATCACAGGGCAGCTTTAAGGTGATGCCCAGCACCATACTTAACTCCTTAAGAGTTCTTCAATGCGGTTTCCACCGCATCATATCTATCACTCATAAGCGTCTCAACGAGACACTCATAAGGATCGGTCTTACCACTCATAACCATCTTGCAGACATTAGTGGAGAATCCGCTAACAAGAGCAACACCAAGATCATTCTCCTTTACAGGAATAGTTCCAGTGCGAGAATTTACATTCCAGAAGACTAGTCTAGGCATTTGATACCCAGCATCCTCGAAACGCTTCTTGATTACCTTAAAAAGTTTTGCATTAGGTCTATTAAGACCATATCTAGCGGAACCGTCACAAGTTGCACAAGAGTCAAACTCCATGTCTGAAATAATGAGTACATTCTTAGGCATATCCTCTTGCTTCATATGACCATTTACCGCAGTAGTAAGAATCAAGTCAAACACCTTTTCAATGTTTGTATTTGAACACTCGTCATGACCATATGCAACACGTAACTTATCTCTCAGAGAATCGCACTGACTAAAATCAACCAACTGAGGTCTACTAGAGAAAGTAATGTACTTATCCTTAAAGTCACCAGAAGAATGTTCTGCAAAGTAAATTGCAAGTGCATTCGCAACTTCAAGTGCCGTAACACGAGTATTTCCACCAACATTGCAACACATAGAACCAGAACCATCTGCAACTACAATGGTATTTCCACACTCATTTACTGTATCAGGCAAAGCCTTCCAAAGAGATTCAAGAGTTGCATCATACTTGTTGACATAACTACTCCATCCAGTTGTGTTAGAATACTTATGTACAATGTCGTGAGGGAACAAAGTTCCAGCATTAATCTTAGTTTCACCCTTTTCAAGCTTACTTAGATACTCTCTGCGACGCTCCTCATCATTACGAAGGAAAGCTCCGTTATAAATGAGATTTGCACGAGAAGGAACCGTTTCGTACTTAATGTCTCCCCATTTCTTTGCAGACATCTTGCCCTCTACAATATCAATATAAGAACGAAGAGAAGAAAGTGTCTTACGATACTCACGCTCAGTCATACCAAGATTCTTGCAAATGTATCTTGCATCCATCTTGGTCTTTGTAGAAGAAGCATTCACGGAAGGAAGCCACTTTGCAAGGAGAGATACTGGCTTATGATCAGCCATATTTGCAATGTCATCAGTGAGCTGCTTTTTGATGATGTCAAGAATAACGCCATCTACATCTGTTCCAAACAGACACCATAGGTCATCATAACGACCATACTCACTCACTAGAGGAGCAAGGTGCTTAACAATGTCAACGTCATCCTTTGCCATATTCTTAAGAATCGCTCTGAACAAACGTCTCTCACCAAGACCACCACGAATATCTCTGGCGAAGAACAGCCAACGTAGAGCCATCATCTTATCCTCAAAATAAGCCTTAGTAAACTTATTATAGATATTCTCCTCACTCATACCACGCATAGAAGAAACTGCGAAGTTTAGATCAACCAGCTCCTTACCAGATGTACGATACCCAAGAGCACCATTCTCAGTTACTGAATAGTTGAAATCCTCGTTCAGAGTATTCTTTACTGCATTCATAAAAGACATTTTTCTTTCCTCCATTTTTTTTGATTTATTTCTAAATCCCAAGACACATTATTATGTTTTAATTCCCACATTAAAAATTTGCTATTAGTGTCTTTGGAGTTTATTTAACGAGACGCTATAATATAAATCATTAGTAAAATATCATTTTCATCTTTTTAAATTGCTGTTAGCGTCTCTATGTAAGGCAAGGCACCATCAATATAAATCCATATCATATTATGTAAAGTTGCTGCTAGTGCCTTTTTAAAGTCTCCTGACAGGACTCGAACCTGCGACCTCTGGTTTAACAGACCATTTGAAACTTGCTGTTTAAGGCTTTTACAAGTCTCGTTATTAAGCGCTCTATCCGACTGAGCTACAGGAGACATATAAGTTGTGACGAGCAGGAATCAAACCCACGTCTGCGGCTTGGTCTTTTAAAATAGAATTTGATTTTATGATTTGCTGTAGATGACTACAACTAGTCACGCTATTAAATCTAAAGAGCCACCGTTCTACCACTAAACTATCGTCACATATCTGAGCAGTTTAACGAGGTGCTCGGCTCACTTTAATTTTGTACTGTGATTATACCACAGATTACTTATTTTGTCAAGTACTTTTTTTACTTTTTATTCCAGAGAAGCCATCCACAAGCAACTCCGAACAAGAAACATACAATTTGTTTCATCTTTACTTCTTCCTTATTATATCACATTAATTTTGTCTTGTCAAGCATTTTCTCGATTTTTTCTTGTGCAAGACAAACGGTTCGTGACTTCGAACATTGCCGTATTCAGATCGTCAACAAATCTATCGAGAGTCTTATCAAGCTGCTCATAATAATGATTCATCAACTTCATCTTAGCCTGCCGCTCACCCTCTTCGGGACTATAAGAATCTTCATCGTGGCACACGACAACTGCTCTATAAAAATTGTTCATGAGGTACTTGTTAGGATTGAAGCACAAACTATTGGTCTGTCCTACAACCTTTACGATGCGATCTACTGCCGAGAACTTTGTATTGGGCAACACGGCGATTGTCTTCTTCTCTTCAGGGATATGAATGTACTTAACTGCCATTTCTTTTTTTGTCCTTTCTTGTTTTAATTTTGTATTGTGATTATAGCATACTTTCTTAAACTTGTCAAGTCCTTTTTTTAACCAGCCAAGGTAAAAGGCTCTTGCCTCATTCATTGTTTGTATTATAGCACATTAATTTTGTTTTGTCAAGTACTTTTTTCAAATAATTTTCTAGTTTCTTCATAAGACAAATATTTAACATTAAGCTCTGTTAAATTTAGCAATTCTTTATTTTTAAACTCATTGATGTGTGTAACTGCCAATGATACATTGTAGTTAATTGAGCCAATATCTTCCTTAATTCTCTCTACAAGCTCATCAACATCCAATCGTCCATACCTAATAGTCCCCTGGTATGGATTAGTAATGTTAGTCTTGTCCTCTATATGAGCATTAATCTCCGACTTATCACATTCACATTCAAAATCACCTGCACCATGCTTCGTCATGTATGTTCTAGTAACATAACATACTTCAACATCTGCATTAGGCAAATACTTTTCAATGATTATATGAGGATTTGCAATACCAGTATTACTAGGAGTCGTATTATCATAATACTGGACATGACACTGATCCAATAATAGACCTTGCCCATTTTCAAATACAACATTATCATACTGCTGTAATACTCTGCTATAATCAAAGATTACATGTGAATGTAAAAACTGCACATCATCAATAAAATTGTAGATTAAATTGTCAGATTCAAGAATATCTTTCCACTGCTGCAAAACTTCAGGACTAGCCTTCAACAGCCTCTTAGACGTATACTCATCCCTAATTCGTTTAAGAAGTGCAATTTGCTCATCCTTAGTCATATTATAAAACTGCTGAAAAGATGGATTTATGGTATTCCTATATCTAAGAACCGTTTCCCAAATACCCATACCACAAGAACCGTATCTATTCTTGCCACGACTATCCTCAAGAATCTGATTTGTAATCATATCATACGGAGTAGACCATCTACAATTCCAATGACTATAAACACGAGGAGAATATCCCAATGCCTTTAGTTCTTCATATTCTTTTCTAAAAGCCAGAGGGTTTAATATATACTCTTCCCCAAAATAAGTATCTGCTCCCACAAAGGTTCCTGAGCCAAAATGGTGGAACACATGCCTAATGCCATCTGGAGTAACTACAGTATGTCCTCTTTGTGCTCCACCATTACATAAAGCAACAATACAAGATTCATTCCGTTTACTTGCTTCAGCACAAAAGTAATCAGCCATCAGACCCTTACCCTCATCACCAAAGTTACTACCAATTACTATCTTAACATTAGGCATGTGTTTATCTCCTTTTACCAAGAAATACCTTCACTAGATGTGACTACATTACCACCAGAAAATGCATTTGTAACAATCTCAATAATATCATCTGCAATCTTATCAACAGATGTATCCTTCAAATGCTTCTCGTCTAGGAACTGCCCAAAAGTCTTATGAACATCCTCCTGATAGTGACCATATCCATGCTTAACATACAGATGATAAATGTCGAACTTCTCAGATGCATCTGCATAGAGCTGGGCGGTCTCAACATCACTCTGTAGGTCATCACCAGTTACGGCAGACAGTGCCTTCTTGGGCAGATAAGGATTCATAGGCTCATCACCCATAGTAATGATAACACCCTTCTGACCACGTTTCCAGCAATCTAGCTTCGTGTGGTTAAGACCGAAGTACCATGCAGCAGTATAAGACTCATAAGAGTTGCCACCACCACCGCCCTCGAAGTAAATCTTATCAAGCTGCTCTGCAATACGAATATCAGACTCAAACTGAGATGCCTGAATAGGAGCACGGTCATAGGCAAGATCACCAATACCCATAACAAGGAACTCAACATCAGTAACATTCTCATATAGCTTGGTCATCACAACGTTAATCTGCTTTGCAACTTCCATGGCTGCACGACCCATGCTACCAGTTACGTCAAGTGCCAGAATAACCGGCTTCGTGTTAGGATGCTCAGTAGAATCAACACACTCACGAATTACATTCTTAGGATTAAGGTCGGTTACTAGCATTCTAGATTTGAAATTGTCCTGCACATTGGCAGACATTCCAGCGACCACACCATCCATCGACACGGCGTACCCCTTAGTAGTTGTATAAGAGGTAAAAGCATTTCTCGTCCAAGTACCGCTACCCATTTTTACTCAGCCTCACTTTCATCATCAGAAGTATTAATATCAAAATCAAACATGTCACTAAACATGTCGGATACGTTATTGCCATTCATAAGCATCATCATAGGAAGCATAGAACCCATACCATTGCTGGAAGTATTGCTGCCCCTCATCATATCGGACATTACCATATAAGACATCATCTTATCCATGCCCTTCTTGCCCTTCATAAAGTTGTTGCCGAACATGGAAACAATCTTGCCGTAGAAATAGGTATTGCCCATAAAGACATGACGCTCAGGAAGAATGGTTTCTACAGTAGAATCCTCGTAGTTAATTACCGTGATGGTATCCTTGTCAGACTTAACAACACACTTGGGCTTACCAGATACCAGAATGATGTCTCCAACCTCAACCTTGTTTGTAGGAATAACGAAGAAGAACTCCTCACCAATGTCGAAGACGAAGCTATCACAGTTCGTTAGACGACCATTCTTCACATTGTAGCTCTTATAGCCGGTAGTCGTCTTAACTGCAATGCCACCACTCATAGAAAGTCTGCACATACCAGGGGCAATCTTGCCGAACATGCCATTAAATACGTTTGTCATAATGTTTCTCCTTTTTTAAACTTTAATTTTGTACTGTCTTTTGATGATTAAATAATACCACGCTATTTTCGTTTTGTCAAGAGGTAATTCGGTGGCAGTATGCGTAAGTTTTTGACTGAATTACCTCTCAACTGTATTTTGGATTATAGCACTATATATTTCATTTGTCAAGTGCTTTTTCATATTTTTCGCAATCTAATTGTAGTCTTGCCTGAGAGTATATATCTTTGTTGTTGCTTATATGCCTCTGACAATTGATGTGAGTGCAGTCTTTGCCATCACATACGGTAAAGCACATAAGATTTGTGTGCTCATCATATTCAATAAAATAATTCATAATATCACCTTATATAACTACATTCAGAATATAGTTGATGATCCACTTCTCCATGACAGAATAATCCTTCTGCCACTGACCATCTACTAACTTAGACTTCGGACGCTGTTCCCAATTGAAGTTTATAATACACCCTTGATTAAATGGCTGTTTCTCGTAGCTCTTCTTTGGCATCTTATAAACTTCTGTAGTTCCTTTATCTATTGTGTACACAGTAATTTTCGGACTATACTTTGTGTTCACACTTAACACATATCCTACATTCTTTTTAGTTTCATCTTTATAACTAATATAACCCAAATACTCTTGCTGCCACTGGAATATGCTTTGTAAAGGCACAGAACAGTTCTTTGGAATCATACCACATAACTCTTTAATAAGCCCATCTTGATCTTGCACACGCCATTGTTTTTCTGTCTCTGTACAATACTTAGAGAGTAGTTCAGATGGTAAATTACACTTATCCTTTTTAAGCAACTTCTTTCCACCATAATTATTATACATCTCAACTTCACGTAAAAGCGTACCTATAGATCCAAATTCTTCGAAATATGAAAGTTTGATTAAAATGTCTAATTGTCTACTATTGCCAGGAAACACCTTAATAACATCAATGAACGAATCAAAATTCTGCCCTTTCATATCATACAAAGCATTTGCAACATCACTATTCAAGAACTTAATAGATGCTACGCCTTTATAGATCTTATTATCCTTCTCATCTGGCAAATAAATGTCCTTAGAATGTCCAAACTTTGCAGGAAGAATCTCTATACCCTTTGACTGCGCCAAATTTGTACCATTCACAATATCATCTTCATTGTTGGCATTGTTTAGATATGCCGCTATAAACTGCTTCGGATAGTAATAACGCATATAAGCACAAGTATAACCAATCATAGAATAACCAGTTGAGTGGTTAAAACCAAACTGATAATTAGAGCTATCTTCTATAATTTGTAAGAATGCCTTGGCTTCTTCTTCTGCAACATTTCTAGGCTTACTAGATTTTGAGCAATAACCCTCTAGTATACTAGGCATAGCCTTTTCTAGTCTATCCTTCTGCTTACGACCAATAGCTCTACGAATATTATCTGCTTCACTACCGCTTAGACCACAAATCTTCTGTAGGAATGCAATTGTATCCTCTTGGAATACTAGAAAGCCAAAGTTGTCTTTTAGCAAATCGTCAATAATTTCAGATGGATTATGATTAATTTCGTGTGCAAGAAGTCTATCTCTATACGATGCACCAGACGGACGTAATGCTGCATTAACAAGAGACATATCATTAATTTTGTGTGGTTGGAAAGATTGGAGCATCTTGAAAGCATAGTCGCCTTCAAACTGGAATATACCAGCGGGAGAAGTTACTATATCTGCCCACACTTTTTCATCATTCCAATTAATTTCATTAGACTTTGGATACGGGATTCCTGCAAGAGCACAAGTATCCTTTATAATTTCAACGTTCTTTAGACCAAGAAGATCATACTTGTTTAATGATACTTCGTGGCACTCCTCCATATTGATTTGCAGAATACGCTTACCATCCGCCCAGAAAGTACCATAGTTATCTGGTAGTGTAATAGGACTTACAATAATTCCAGCTGGATGCATTGACTGAGAAATTGCCGTATTTAATAAACCATCGAAATAATAAAATAGTTCTGGATAGTCTTGCTTTGCTTTCTCTGCGTCTGCTTCATAAGCTCTTTTAATATTAGCAACATAATCTAGAGGATAGTCTAATGCTCTTCCAATTTCATCAATAGTACCTTTATCAGAAATAGTGCCTATCGCTAAAATATATGCCGTATAATCTACACCAAAACTATCAATGATATGTTCATAAACAAGATGACGCTGAGTTGGACTAATATCAATATCAATATCACCAAGCTCTTTTCTGTCCTCATTAGCAAAACGAGAAAATACGGTATGCCACACAATAGGGTCTACATCAATGATGTCTGTCAGATATGCAATAGTGCTGCCGCCAACAGAACCACGACAATAGCCAATAGGAATACCATTTGCCCAGCACCACCTTACGAGGTCTGACATAAATAGCATAAATCCAAGCATACCGATTTTCTTAAATACTCGGAACTCTTCTTTGACATTTGCTGCATACTGAGGATTCTTTTTAATTACACCTCTACGTAATTTGTCCCTATACCCCTCGTTAACCCTCTGCTTAAGTACCGCTTCATCATTATCATAACATTTTGCATATTTAAATGATTTATCAAGTACAAATGTCTCTACAGAATCAGCCATCTTGTTTGTATTCTCGATAGCTTCAAGATAAACTTCTTCTGGCAAAGAATTCTGTGCTTTAAACATCTGTACTAGTTCATCATAAGACTTATATGTAAGGTCAAACTCATCCTCATTGGTAAATATAATATGCTTGGCCTTCTGCAAAATAGAACGACACGCAGCTTTATAATTATCAAGACTATGTGTATCTGTTCCGGCAATAAGGGGCTTGTTATACTTGATAGACATCTGATAGAGCCATTGATTATATTCTTTTTGTTCTTCACTATTTACATGAGGCTGTACCTCAAGATAGTCATAATACGGGATAAGAGATTCATCACGCAACTTATTTAGAGGAGATGCAAGACATGCACTAATCTTAATAACATTGTCTGATATGTTCTTAAACTCATCAAATGTAATACGATTCTTATAATAGAAGTGATCTTCCTGTGTAGACTTATCTAGAAGTGTATTTATCTCTTTAACACCTTCATAGTTTCTTGCAATAAGAACAGTATGATAGTTATCACGAACCTTTTTCTTATTTTCTTCTAAGAACTCACTAAGTTCTTCTTGAGTTTCTTTTTCATCACAACCAAGATGTGATTCATACCACTCATCAGGGGCCTCTGGATATTCATATAATTCTTTTGTTAAATATACTTCTACGCCGTGAAGATATTTAATGCCTTGCTCCTCACAGTATTCTTTCTTTTCAATCCAATTGTAACAATTACCGTGTTCGGTAAAACAAATGGCGGTTTGCCCAAGCTCTTTTGCTCTATCAACATATAGTTTGAAGTTTGTACAAGAATCCAATAAGCTTAATTCTGTGTGCAAATGGTATACCGTATAATTTTGCATCACACCACCTCCTACTTTAATTTTGTACTGTTATATCATAGTTCTTCTTCTTTGTCAACCACTTCATAATCATTAATAATCATTTGGGCAATTCTTTTCCCCCCATAATCATTAATACTACATTCTCCAACAACATTAAGTTTAATATTTTCTCCTATTGCCTCATTTACCAACTGTAACAACTCATCATCTTGTGGAAGCTTGAACTTGCAATATTTTACACCATCGGCAAAAAACGATATGGAATTCTTGTCTTTGCCCATAATTGCAATTTCATTTGTAGAAATCTCAACCCCTTCTACTGCAACCAAAGGCTCAGAAACTCCATGTCCCCAAACCCATTGATTTTTATCAAGCGTCTGAAAGAAATCTGCGTCTAAATCATACGGGCTAAAAATAAAATCTACATATATAGTATCATCATATTCAATATGATCTAGAGCTTCATTAAGAGCTACTCTTGCATCTTCAAGTTTATCCTTATCAATATCACAGCCAAACGCACCTGAGTGACCTTGTGCGAAGTTAAATAAACCAACAGAATTTACTAACTCTTTAAAATCTTTTACCGGAGAACCATCATAATTTCTTGCAGAACCACCTAATACACCATCTTTATATTCTTGAAGAACAATAGTAGGTTTGCCTGCAAAATCACATAATTTCATACATGATAACCCCACAATGCCGCTATCGACACCATTTGCTACAAGCACAACAACCTTATCGGTTGGATTAATTTCATCTTTAAGTTCATCATATAAAGCATCTCTCATTTTGTCTTGCTTGGCTTTAATATTTTTACAGAGTCTTGCTGCTCTTGTATAAATATCTTCATCGACCTCGATATCACTTCCACGTTTCTTATATGGAAACACTTCATCGGCTTCAATAAATGCTCTAAATACAAGGTCCCTATCTTCCATACTTCCAATACGTATCATTGAATTTAAAATCGGTGTCCAATACCACGAGATTGTATGAATGTTTATAATCCCCTTTGTACTAAACTCTTGTGTTTTTGCTAGAGCTAATAAGAATTTATTTCTAATGCTCTTAATACCTTCTTCAATATAATATCTTGTTTGAGAATTACGTATATCCATAACATCACTTATGTTTGCAAAAGCACATAGGTCTAAAAACTTATCAGCATAATCACAAATGTAATAATCATCAAGTGCTCTAAGAAATTCCATCACAATTCCCGCACCTGAAAAATCTTTATCTGTGTAATTTTTGCTCATTTGATTGTTGACAATAATAGCTTTATTTGATTTTGATATATCCTCGCCTTCATGGTGGTCTAGGCAAATGCAATCAATGCCATTATCAATAAGTTTGTTAAATTGCTCTGCATCATTTGTTCCTGCATCTGGTACTATAAACAACTTCGTACCATCTGGAATATCAAAATCTCCATCCCTCATCTTTGCAAGACCATGTGCTTTGTTATTGTTATGTAAAATATATCTAACTGGATAATCTTCTTCTAACATCTTTATATAGTTATATAACATTGCGGCACTTGAATATCCGTCAGGGATCGCTATCAACGAGGATAGCGACCAAATCACCCCTTTCAAAATGCTTTGCAAAGCAGTCAACGGCCTCACCCATATTGTCAAGACTATCATAGTCATTTATGCAACTTGAATCCAGAGAAAGGTATTCCCCTGGATTTTTAATGCCTCTATTTAAGAGTACCTGCTCTATTAAATTTTCTTTGTCATTTTTACCGATTAACTTATAATTCATTCAATCCTCCAACTTCGTAACTATTTCTAAGAACCTTGTATGCTTTCTATCTAAATAGATAGTTGCATTGTCATATATATAATGTAGTACTTTTAAACATTGAATTTTGCCACTTAATTGCAAACTACGATACTCGCCGTCTCTTCCATCTTCCTTGTGCCTTTTATTAACTTTGCGGTCAAATTCAGCAATAATGCCATTGTCAATTAAATTTCTTTCAACATATTTAATTAAATCAAACTGTCCACCTATACTTACTGTCATTTTATTTGTTAAATATTCTTTACCATTCCATGTTTCTATATGATCATACTGACAAATTGACCCATCTGCATCTATCATTCCTCTAATGAAATGCTTCATCAAATACTGTGGGACACCTTGTATAATCTTTGAACAATCTACTCTGTTAGGAATTAATCCATATTTATTAACTAACGTTTGTCCAAAATGTTGATTTGTTATCAATAGCCTCGCTTCAATGAAATCTTCTTCTCTATCAAATCCTTTTGATTTATAAAAATGAACTTTATAATTTCCACTTAAATCATCGTTGAATTTCTCTAAGTGCTTATAATCGTCTTTCTTCAATGTTAATTTAAACTCATATGATGTAGTGCTTTTATTTTCTCTATTACGAATTGCCATATAACCATCGCACCAAATAAATCCCAACCAATAAGCTTTATGCTCATTATCAATAATATCAAAGTAATGTTCGTTAAACTTTGCTTGTGGCTTCCACAATCCAGGTTTGTCAAATATGTGTTTTTCTTCCCATCCAGAATAAATTCTTCCAGCCAATGTTTTTTCTTTAATATTATTTTCTCTGGCCCATTGTGCTATTGATTTTGTTTCTTCTCCAATAGTAACCATTACTTTACCATTAATTTTCTCGTATGTCATTCACATCACCAACATTAATTTTTTATTACACATTCATGTGGACTAATATAAAACATTCCGCTTCTGTAATCTGCATAAGCCACTTTTTTCTTCTGTTTATATATTTTAATATTGCTTCCATCGGCAATAGTCATCCAAATGTATTTTACATTCTTTGAATACTTTGGATCATTGACTCTATATTCCTGTCCTGGAGCAATAATATATTTATCAAAGTTTGCTTGTTCTTTATCAAATTCTATAAACGCCCCATAGTCACCAACGACAATACGAGTATAGCCATTACATACTACTGTACCAGTTTTTGTACATAATACAGTATCTGAACCATCAATAATGAAACAATCTGGAAGATTATCAATATAAAACTGTCTATATTTTTCCGACAAGTCTTTTGGCAATGGTTTATACCCATATTTTTGTGTAAGCTTGGCTTCAATGTTTAAAGTATTCATAAACCACTTCCTTTAATTTTGTGCAGTTATTGTAATACATTTTGTGCCAACATAAGGAATAGTTTTCCGAGCATAGCATTTTCTACACATATAATCCGTTCCTCCTGTAGATATTCCAATACATTCCCACTCATGGTCGGACTCTGATTGGCATGTTTTATTAGCGGCAGCATCATCAATAGGATTACACTTTGCTCTTTGTCCACGCTCTGGTGTCTTTTTATCACACTTCTTATCCCACTTTGAGCACCATCCACAAGGGGTTTCATACACACAATTTATTGTTCCCATCATAATTTTCACCTCATATTCACCGTAGCATAAATTTCATAATCCTTATGCTCTCCAATTCCGTACCCACTATATACTTTGCTAATTGAAACAATCACCTGTTCTTCTTTAACATCAAACTCCTTTGCAATTAGGTGTTGAATATCTTTTGCATCTAATTCAATTGTTTGTTTCATGCTTTCACCTCAGTAAACAATATTCTGGCATAAAATGCGGAAACAAATGCCATATCAGCCATTGTCAAGATTTACAGAACGATTAATACAAACTTCTGGATCAAAAGTACTAGCACAATTATAATCTTTTAAACTAATATTTTCTATCGTAGTATTTGTAGTAGTTAGCGTTGGAGTGTCATCTGTCATTGAATTACCATCGAAAGATACTCTTACAATCTTCTCTGGCTTCCCTGTCCAGCTCCATCCACAATTCCAACACACCTTGCGAGGAATCGGTGGATATGTGCAAATCACTTCATCCCGTAGATCGTGCCCACACTTTGGGCAAGTTTCAATAACAATCATCTCTTATCCTCCTCCAACTTAACCTCATATTTCATACCATCATCAAAGTTAACAAATAGCCGTCTATATTCTTCAGGACAATCGTTGTCAAATATATAATCAAAACAGCTTGTGTCCCACCATTCATAAAAGTCTTCGTCATAACATCCATCTTTGTCATAAAAAGCAACTTGAAAATTTTCAATCTTCTTCATCACTCATCTTCCACCAATCTTTCATATCCCACCGATAACTTTCTTGAGCTTCTTTATGCATTCTACTCAGCGCGTCCTTTAAAAATGCCTTGGTCTGTTCATCCCAACCAATGCATTCTAACTGCATACGAGCATTATCATCACATTTACTTAGAGCATGGTTTAAATTCCCAAGAAAAGAGATTGCCTTATTATATACTGGATAAAAATGCTTATTATAATCAGATGTAGTCATACCACCACCTCAAAATCCAAGATAAAATTCTGGCTCGCTACTGCCGCCATTATAAACCTGAACTTCATATCCAAAGAGAATGTGCGTCGTGTAATTATAAACAAGAATTTCCGATTGGCAAAGCTTAAAGGCAGGATAATTCAAGAAAATCTTTTTAGGCTCTAAATTATCAAAGTCAAACATTATAATGGAACCATAAATACTATTCAAAAAATCTTCTTTATTCATAATTCAATCCTCCTCTGGAATAGCTTCAACGGCATCAATAAGCTCCTGCCAAAAATCAAAAGCCTCTATATCGTCGGCCTTGTTTCTACTATACAGACCTATTGGGCAAGTTTCCTTCTGTCTATTTTCTAAAATTGAAATGACTGATTCCTTATAAATCATTGTAATTTCCTCCATTAATTTTGTACTGTTATTATAGCACAGAATCTCCATTTGTCAATAGCTATCATAAAAAGTTGCCGTGTCTTCTGGGTGTTTCCTCAACCAACACTTTAGCCTATATAGCCCAACAAGATTTCTTGCCTGATTGCGTCGAGTATATTTGTCCCAATCCCAGATGGTGTTTCCCTCATATACCCAAGTATCCTTGTGAAGAAAATGCTTGAATGCTTTAATAACATCATCAATATTATCAAGCGTCACAGGATACTCATACTTATCTGTGATGGTCGGATTTACCACTCGTAAGATAGCATTCCTAATTCCCCAGCACTTCCTCCAGTAGCAAACGGAACATTCACCTGGTTCATACCACTCTTCGTGTCTAAATAGTTTATATGCTTTCTTGTAGTTCTCTGCATTTTTTACATGCAAATCAACGCCGTTATCAAGCCCAATAAGTCATTCCTCCTCCCATAAAATCGCCTGACCACATCCTCCGCAATGACTATGGTTATATTCATTAAGTATTGGTGAATCAACTAAATCACACATTACTACTTCGCCACAGGTAGGACAGTATACATAAAAATCTCCACTTGGTAGTGTTTCATATTCTGGTTCTTTAGGAATTTTCTTCTCAAGCGCTTCAATTGCCATTTCGAATGCCTCTACTGTTCTATAAGAATGTGGTAAGTCATTAATAGCATGATACAAACCAAATTGTTTAATTTTCATAATGGCTTCTTCTGGTTTTATAATCATAATTACCTCCCAAAATACAGCCAAAATCTATTTTTAGACAAGTTAATCTGATCCTCTTTCAGTTCCTTAATTTTATTGTTGTTATCTACATAAATCTCAAGCTGCTTTGTAGCAAGTTCATTGCTCTGTAGTTCAGGATATGCAGAAGCAAATAGAACTGCATTCTCAGGCTTCAAAGAACTATATGTATCAGACTCGTGCTTATAATAATCTTTTACAAGCACATCAACACTCTGCTCAATTGCTGTATTCTCCTGTTCATACATTGTGATTTTATCATCAAGTGTACGACCACGAACAAGAAGACCAATATTAACAAAAATTCCAATCAGAGCAATAAAACCAATAAGACCACCAAGTATTCCAAAACCCTCCGCTAAGTCTTCATTCAGTACCACAAGTACAATCAATACAACCGCAATAACAAATAGCAAAATAAACATAGTTACCTCCAAAATTTCTTCATATTAAGCCCACGAAACTTTTCTTGTCCCTTATAAATCTCTCCTTTATACGGAGCTGATTTCCATGTATGACCTTCTGAGTATTTTTTGATGTAATAATTACTCTCACCTTCATGATATAGCTTCTCAGCTTCTTTATCTGTCATATAAACCTGAGAGAACACACTGACTCCGTTGCAATAAAGAATATAACCATTTAAGTTGTTTTTGCACCACGCAAAATAAAGTTTACGGTAGATATAGCCCAGTCCGTTACAGATAATAACAGGAACAAAAAGAATAACCCATGCAAGTATTTCTTCTTTTTCCCCACTTGCTTCATATACAATAAGACCAATAATCTGCCACACCACAATTCCGATAAGTCCAGCAATAATATAATTCATCAATTGTCTTCTCTCCTATCATATTTAGTACATTTATGACACTGAAGGATTCCAAAAAGCAAGTCTTTATTCTTTTCTGTGCAATGATACTTATAGCTCGGATGGTCAAACACATCTCCATGCCAAGGGGTTACATCTTCAATCTTGAGATATTTACATTCGTTATCCATAATTAATCCTCCACATTCTTAGAACACTCTGGACAATAATCTCTATTACCGTCCACATAGTGAATCCACCCTGCTTCTTTTGCTTTATCAAGAGCCTCATTATAACTATTTGCATATGGACTATGTTTACCACACCCATCACAAACTCTATAACTTTTAAATTTTGTTTCTATACCACTTACAAAGAGTAGGGCAAAAAGAGCTATCCACCATTTATTAAACAGAATTGCAAGTGCAGTCCAAGCGACTATTGCTATAATATTCTTAAGGGCCCATGCCCACATAAAATCTTTATCCATAATAACCTCCGTCCGGAGCGTCTCTTTTATAAGATTTACAACCTACCGGATTTCCATGACAACCAACTTCGTATACACATTTATGACAATTCCTCTTTACTTCATTCTCGGGTATTCTGCCCATTCTATTATAGTCTAACTCACAAAAAGTACCTTGCCAATGAGGACAAGTTGTATCAGGAGCAGTACAATATCCATATCCATAATTACACTTATTAAACATCAACATCCTTCTCCTCTTCCGTAATTCCAATCGGTTTCATACTTCTTTTTTAGCTGTTCTTCTATTTCTTTTGTTGTTAAAGTTCTGTTACTTACAATGTAGGTTGTTTCAGTGTATCGATTCTGACAAGCAATACAATCGCATCTTGTAGCACTTGTAGGTAATTGAGTAAAACGAAACGGGCAGTTATAGTTATAACAATCCATTAGTTCACCACCCTCTTTCTAAACAAGTCAAATTTTCGGAAGAACTTTCCCCATGGTAAGCAACACCAATATGTTACTCTATACCTACCATTTGAAGTAGTCTCGTAATAATGCCAAAAGCCGCAAAACGAATAAATCTTTTGCCATAGTGTCTTTTTCATATTAGTCCTCCTTAGCCAAATATGCTGCAATAATAAACTTATCAGCATTCATACACCAAAAGTCGTCGCAGTAGCTACAGCTTCTCGCTAACTGTCTATGCTCTTCGTCCAAGTGTAATTTACAAAAAATAGGGCCACCTACAACTTTACCATTTTCAACTTCAATCACTTCATGAATTACATGCTTACAATAATCACAACAGGGAATACATTCTTCACTACATAGTTTCATAACTTCCTCCTCACCATTGACTTCCATAAATCGTCTGCCTTGCTTTTACAACCGCATCCTTATACATTTGTTCCGTCCAATGCTCGTTTCTGACTCTATATCTTACAGTCAGTCTTTTTACTCCAATATCCTTCATTGTATCTTTAAATCGTTTTGCAAGATAATCTCCCGCCATCTCGTTACTATGTACATCATTGCAATAGCTTGATTTTGGAACAGATATAAAGATTTCAAGGTTATCAACAGACTCATTTATTTTTTCAATTTCAACACCAAAAGACGCCCATACGATATATACGGCTTCGCCTAAACCTTTCATAGTCTTCCTCCAACTTCATTTGTAACCCTTTCGGCTTCTCTTACTTCATTCTCTGCACGTTCACGGATACTGTTGATATCTTTCTGGACAATCTCAAGGAATCCCCTCATTTTCTCATTGTCGTCACGCTTCTTTTCCCGTTTCTTATTGTTTTTACTCCAATAATAAAATCTGATAAACGAGAATAATTTAAATTTAATTTTATATAAACGATGGGGAGTCCCATACCGATTTATATTTATAACATTTACAGATGACAGATCACCGTCATAATCATATTCAATCCTATATCTATCTGGATTTAATTTATAAAAATCTATAAATTCTCTGAATGACAAAAATATTTCATTGTTTGGATCACTAAAATGGCTATTATTGAACCAACTAGTTTTTTCTCTAAAAAAAGATAGGAAAACCAAGCCACTAGTGATTATCGCCACCACCATTAACACAATCAAAAAATTCATAGTTCGTCCTCCAACTCCGTTTCGTCTTTTATGTTTTCTGCCAATATATATTGAAGAACTTCCTTACCTTCGTCAGAGGCCGAAGCCTTGGCTGGAAGATCTAAACATTCTGTCCAATCAAAATAACTTATTTGTAAATCTCTCATAGTTGCTACACTACGCAATATATCTATATTTCTTTTTGTATTATCTAAAGGTAAATCACTATCTAACATAAAAATTACTTTCTGTGGGTTTAATGATAAAATCATCTTTGCCTGATATTCTGATAAACTATTGCTACCAAGTGCAACTGCATTGTGATAATCATAACTTGCACATTGAAGCACAGACTTTTCGCTTTCAAAGACCATTACTGTACCACCATACATTGAACTGTAGTTAGTACTATAGCCAAAAAGTGTCTTGCTCATTTGACATGGAACTAAATAAAGGTACTTTGGGTCATCATCATTGTCAGTTTCGTAGTTGCGTCGCCCCTTCAAGCCCATCAAGCTCCCATGTTGATCACGAATAGGTATTACAATTCTATCTGTATTTACATCATATGAGATACCAAATTCCATTTGTGTTTCAAGTGATATATGGTCACGTTGGAATCTTACATTTGGCACTTTTAAATAGTCATCTAGAATTGATTCGTCATATGTTTTTGGAGGAGAATCTACCCTATGTATTATATGCTCATATACTCCACCAAAGATGAGGCGACGATTTTGTGGGCACCAGTCATCTGATAGGTGGAGAATACGCTTGATAGTTACAAGTACATCTTTAAATTTTACATTCTTCTCTTTGCAAAGCCACGATACTATGTTGTTTGCTTCACTACGAGCGAAGTCTTTTACAAAACAAGCATCATTGTTTGCAAGTCTAATTGATATATTAAGACCACTTTCTGGTCTATCATCACGTGCAAATCTGACCTCACGTGTATTTACTTTGATTTTGCCGCACTCATAATGCTCAAGGAGTTCGACAATGGCATCTGGATTTTCACTTAGTTTTTGCAAGATTTCATTAATCACTCATTATCGAACCCCTTTCGTTAATTTTGTATTGTAATTATATCATAAAATTTGGATTTGTCAAGAGTCAGTTTATAATTTTATGAGTAGGTCTGCATTTAGCTGTCTCATAAAAACTACAATAATCACCATCGTACCTTACCAAATATGCAACTCCAGAGTCTCCAGAGTCAATACCTCTTCTTGACTTTTCTACAAATAAACATCTATAAACATTTTTAGGATCTGGTAAATATAGCTCTTCTATCCACTTGCCGTCTTCCTTCTTACTTCTAAATGGCTTTAAATCATATGCAGAGCCAGATACAAGTTCATCTGAATATACCTTACGGAATAGAATTAGGTTCGATAAAACCTCTTTTACTGCACGACTGTTGCTTAGACAAGAAGCGTCCATCCATAGTTTTCCCAAAGAGTTAATTGCAAGCTGAATTGTCATTAGTCCAATAACATCATATCTTTTTGCAATAGCATCAAGATCTTTGCTATCCATAACAAGCTGCAGCCAGAAGTTATCGTTGCTTCCATTAGATGTTGTAATCTTAAATGTATCAACAAGAAATGTCGTGATTCCGTCACGCTGAATGTGCTTCTTGATAATGCGGCAAGTTAGCTTGGCATCTGCATCTGACAGTGCCACCATCTTAATCTGTTTTGCATAATTTTTACGCCAATATTCTCTTGCCTTTTTAATCATTGCACGGTCTTCATCATCTATGTTTCCACTTGCTAACTTCTTTTTTGGAAGTTTTCTATAATTAAAATAACGAGATAAAATCCAAATCAAGAACCCTTGCTTAAAATCAGATAAACCCATCTCGTTGCTTACAATCAAAACTTTTTCTCCCTTCTCAATAAGAGACATAAGAATACCAATCATAAAAGTGGTCTTACCAACACCACTATGTGCTCCAAATGCACTTAGAGTTCCACTCTTCAAACCAAGGATGTTATTTGATAGGAATGGAAATGTTGATATTTTATTTCCGTTTACATCCAGTCCAGCATCTGCAAAACTCACACCTACTTCTGTTCCTATCTCCAATCCTTCAATAAACTCTTCGTCGAAATCAATATAACCTTCATCAATTATTTTATTAGAAGATACTGTCCCAAGAGTACTTAATTGGCTTTCATAAAAATCCAATACCTCCTGGGAATTAAATTTCTCAAATATTTTATATGGAACTACTTCTTTCCCATTGTCAAGAACAACTGGTTCAAGTAGATTAAATCCTTTTTCATCAAGATGCAAACAAATATTTGCTTTGTTTAAATCGTCCAAAAATACATCAAAGTTTTTTATGTTACAAGAATCAACTATATTCTGTACCTGTCTCCATCCGCCAATTTCTTCTAATTTTTCTTTCATAGAGTCTGTAATATTTGTAAGTGTCGTAACCTCGTCTGCAACAGTACATCCTCTATCTCTCATACTTTTCAAGACGGAAAATAAAAACCTACCATCCTTTGTTATAAAGTCAGTTGACTTAAGCATAGAGTCATCAATAAGAAGTATGTCACCAGCTAGACACCCAATTACATTACCCTCAATTTCTCTCCTTTTATGCAGTAGCTTTTCATCATATTTATCACAAATACCAATAATAAAATCGCTTTTATTAATTGCCATTTATACCACCTCATCTTCCAGAGCATTTAATCCTCTACGTTTTTTCTTTTTAGAAACTGCCGGCTCATAAATCTCACAGTCAACATTAATTTTTTCTGGCTCCATCCTTGCCGTTTTCTTATAATCTGCTAAACTATTCTTCAAAATTGCCGATACGTATCTAATCCGTGAATATTCATTATCATCTAATCGTTCTAGTTTATTCTTAATATAATTTTTATGCTCCTGCAAATACGCAAGAATTTTTGTGTCATCACAAATGCCGCGCCAAAGTTTCATTTCCTTAAATAGAACACTATTTGCAATTCTATAACCAAATATGTCTGCAATTTCCTCATAAACAGGATCAATTCGTTTTTGTTTATTTTCTTCCCTCTCTTGCTTCTTTGCAAGTCTCTCAATCTCTTTCGCTTTCTTTTCTGCGTTTGCTTTGTCATAGCATTCTTGATTACAATAATATGTATTATATTTCTCTCCTGGAATTTGAAGAGCATCTTTCTTTTCTATTTTAGACTTACAGTATCTGCAAGTTACTCTCATTCCCATAGTCTACCTCCAAAAAAATAAGGGGAAGGTTGCCCTCCCCCTGTTTGTTAAGCTAGGGCTTCTAGAATTGCCTTTAGAGTCTTCTCATCATGTACGTCTGCAAGCTTTGCACCGTTTAGAATTCCCTTAATAATCTTCTTGGTTTCTGCATCTGCTACCTTGAATGCAGGTCTGATAGTTGCTTTGGCTGCATTCTCATCGAAAGCCCCCTCATCGTCTTCGTTATCTTCATCGAAAAGATCAACTTCCTCATCTGTATCATCGTCCCAAGGAGCGGTTTCTACTTCATTTACATCATCTGACTGAACTGGAGTAGCATCAATCTCTTCGTCTTCCTCAACGACAGGCTCCTCAACCTTTGCCTTCTTGGTAATCTTCTTTGCAGTCTTCTTGACTAAAACCTCTACATCACCAGAAGAAGCGTTGCAAGTCTTACTCTTTTCCATACCATCCTCGATAACCTTGATAAAATCCTTTGCCATATTTGGCTTGTCAAATACTAGATACTCAGGCACTGCACCAAAAGCAAATCTGCCACCAGCATCAATTTCAGGGGTGCCGCGGAAATAAAGCTTACGAATAGAATCAGTTGCATATCTCTTAGCATCGCTTCCCTCTCCAACAGTCTCAATATTACGGTCAATCATACCAGTAACAACGACATCAAAGATGTCACCTAGAGCCGCTTCATATGCGGCAGATAGATTGCTTGTTAGCTGCATATAGCCCTCGCTGTCTACATTTGCCTTATCCTTAATATTCTTATACTTCGAATGGCCTAGAACCCAAACCTGAATACCCGCCTTGCGAATCTTATCAAAATAGTTCTTCATAAGAGTGGCGGAATACTGTTCTCCTGCAGTATAGCCCCCCATAGCCGCCTTCACAGATTTTACCGTCTTCTGAGGATTCTCAATATTGTGCTGACGGATAGTTTCCTTATCAAACAGAGGAACAAGTTCATCGGCAACATCGAAACCAACAATTTCAATGTGATGCTCAGTTCCCTTGCCCTCAATCAGCCACTTTTGGAACTCAATAAGATCCTTGTAAGTATCTAGATGAAGAGTGTTTAGGTTATCTAGCAGCTCATCACCGTGCTCCATGCCAATTTCTGCAAGGCATCCATAGGTTGGGTCTCCATACTTCTCCATAATTACGTCTCTAAATAGAGTGGATTTTCCGAATTTCTTTACTGAACGAATATAAATACTTACATTCTTTAGATCTGGTTTAATAGTCTTTACAGTAGGTTTTACAAATGCCATATTAATTATCTCCTTCATTAATTAAAATTTTTTCATAATTTTCTTTATACATGAAAATATATCCATGAGAATATTTATGACGACCAGAACAACATTCACCAATACTAGATTTAGAAAATCCAGTTTGATTTGAAGCTTCTGATATGCTTGAATACTCCTTAATATATTTATTATCTTTTGTTAATTGCACAACTAATCTTTCTCTATGTGATTTATATTTATATACAATAGATGGATCGTATTCGTCTTCGTATAACCACATAAAACCACCGGATGATATTTTTATATGTCTCACACAGGCACTAATTTGCTGATATCTAACTCCGGTACACTTTTCTGCTTCTTTTAATGAATTATATGTTTGTAAATATTCTCCATCTAATGTTAATTGTACGATTTGTCTTTTATTTGCATTATTCTCACTAATTTTCTTTTTTGTTTCTTCTGATACGATAAACCCCATATGTGCTTCCGATAATTTCTTTTTAAATTCTTCAGAATGTTTTCTTCCTCTATGTGCATTTCCAATTTTCTTCTTTGTTTCTTCCGATAAATGCTTTCCGAAATTAGGATGATTTTCTCCAGATATTTTCTTTTTATTTTCTGGACTAGCCCAAAACTCTTTACCATTGTTGCTAATTTTATCTTTTTGACTTTGCGGCATTTTATATCCTTTGTGTGCTTCGCTAAGTTTTAGTCTATATTCTTCGGGCATTTTCATTCCTGTATTCCAAGGTTTTGTACCAAGTTTTGCTTTGCTCATTTTTTCTCTTGCTTCATCTGTATGTTTATAACCATTTGTTCCGTCTCCACCATCTGTCAAATTATATCCATATGATGGATTATGATATTTTGCACAATTAGTCTTAAATAACGCAATAAGTAGTCTTTCTAAATATTTAGCCTTACTTTCACTAATATTTTCTTCCCAAACAATATGTTCAAAATTATCCCAGCCATATTTTTTTATAGCCGAACGAAATGCGTTCTGTCTGCCTTTTGAATATTGACTACCATCATTTCCCCATCTTTCTTCTGGTTTTCTACTAGTTATTCCAATATAAGATTTATTATTTATTTTATTTCTATGTATATAAACACACCACTTGTTTTCTTTCGTTTCCATAAATCAATAGAGTTTTTGTCGTATTTATTATCTCTAAATTCACCTCCATTAATTTTGTATTATAAAGGGAGAAATTAATCTCCCTTATAGATCATCATCAAACAAATCCACATCTTCTGTATCTTCTTTGACATCGGCTCTAGCAGGATGCATATCGTCTGTAGTATAACTTGTATCTTCAACATTCTTTTTTCTTGCATTTAGACCCTTGAAACGAATCTCGGAAATTCTTTCTCCTGCCTTTTGTCCACCCATTGCTGCCGCTAACTCTTCTACTGTCACTAGCCCACAGTCCACATCCTCTTTATCTTCATCACTCAAATCTTCATAAGTAATTGCAGACATACTCGCACCTTGAATTACTTCTCCTACAAGACCAATGTTCTTAATTTCATCGTCATCTGCAACGAGCTTCTTCTTCATCACTTTTAGCTTCTTTTCATCACGAACAACAAATGTAATAGGTGTAAAGCCGTTTTTCTTCATCATACCATCCCAATATGTGGTATACCCATTGATAAATCCCTTGCCAGTTTCATCAAAGTCTGAATCATCTACTGCGTTAGCTCCAAAATAAAAATCTACAGAAAGATCTGTGGCTTCATCAATACCATCTTTTGCAATATCAACACGGTTCACATGATAATTTACATAGAAACGACCCTTTTCTGCATTATACTGCACCTCCTGATAGCCAGAAATACGGAACACAGTATCCTTAATTTTAGGGGAAGAAACTACCTTAGTCATAAACTCGGCAAAATCCCACTCACTCAAGAACACATGGCGTCTCTTGTTACTCTTATCAAGAGCTTCCTTTACCTCTTCAAGAGTATTACATCCTGTCTTGGCAATTAATTCATCAGTAATCTCATCATTTTCAAATGCCTTTACTGCATCTTGTAGTGCATAACGCATCTGAGCATCCCCAAGATCTACAACAAATTTACGATAGCCCGCAACTTTTTCGATTTCCTTTTCATCAAATCTCTTTGACCAGGGAATGTCAATCTTTTCTCCCTTGGTAACAGAACCGTCCTCATTAGTTACAGTTTTTGCAATTGTCTTTACAACATTTTTTTTGTCATCATTCCATTTTCCACCTTGTGCTACACACATCACACGATTAGTTCTAGAAATGCAGTTAAATCTAACTGTAGTCATAGACCAGCCTGAATCAAAAGTCTTTTTCTCTACTGGATGAAATGAGTCCGAATCCTTAATGCTTTGAATTTTCCCGATAAATGTAAATTGATTCATTATTATATTTCCTTTCTTTCATTAATTTTGTACTGTATTAATATAAAAAATATCTTGGATCGTTATTTATATCCCAATATAAATACTTATCATCCAAGTTGTCGCCTATCCATAACTGTGATGTTTTGTCTTCACATTCTTCACAAAACATTTCATAATATAGTTCTTCTGTCTTATATGGATATTTTATGTAATGCACTGCACCACAACTGCAGCATTGGTAGTATCCTCCTACTTTCATACACTCGCCATAATGTCAACTCGACATTTTTGCTGCCTCCTTTCCTCATGTGGTATAACCACTTTTCTACTTATGGTTGGATTATACCACATAATGTAATTTTTGTCAAGAGTTTGAAATAATTTTTATTGTCATCTTACTTCCATTAATAATTATTTTTCCATTTTCAATTTCATATGAAACAATGTCATCTTTATCAATACATATTGCCTGCCCATACACACGGAACCCCCATCCCGCTTCTGTCTCTGGTACAAACTTCATCTGAATATGTTGCTTGTCAAAGAGCTTATGCTCAGTATAAATATCTGTATTTTCCCCCTCAATTTCTTTTAATGCATCAATTAATTGTCTCATGTTTTTCTCCTCTTTTCGTCTAAAGTTTGTACGGATATTTTAGCATATTTAACCATAAATTACAAGAACAAATGTTCTCCTTCTATAAATTACTAATTAATTTTGTGCTGTAAGCAGTATATAATAAGCAATATGCTTATACATACTGCTCGTATTTCTGACAAATGTTGTCTACATAATAATCACCAAACCCATATTGCTTTGCCAATATTTCTCCCTTGTTTGTTTTTAAGAACTCTCTTAATCCCAATCCCGTTTCCTTCATACCATGTTGAAGATAATGCCATAAACCAGATGCTGCAATATTCTTCATTGTTAGACCAGGTATATCTAAATAGTCCCTAAATATTTGAATTTTACGATAAAAGTAGCGAAAATGCACATCATCAGAGTCTACGCCTCTTGTATTTGGTCTTTCTTTATAAATACGCCCTCTACCGATTACTTGTGAGATCCTCATTGTGTTTCCATATGCCATAGATTCTGTTTCAGAAAACGCTTTTGGTAAAAATTCTTTTAGTCTTCTTGTCATAGGAAACTCTTTACCGTTTACGCATAACTTATCTCCTTGCACACAGTCTTCTGTAACTGAATATATATCATTCATATTCTTACCAGCGACACCTTCCCAAAGCAATTCTACGATTGCCTTGTCTACCCAGTTAAGAAGCTGCACTTCAACATCATCAAGTTCCTCCCTTGTAAGCAAGATATTTGCATCTTTGTCTACCATATCGGCAACATCTGCTTTTCCAATTGACTCATACGCATTTGTACCAACTTCTCCGAATACGAATCTAGAATAATGCTTTAAAACTATGGTGTAATTCAACAAAGAGCTGATTGACTTTGCCTTAAATTTTGCAAGCATATCTAGAATCTCATCCCTAGTAAACTTTGACACATCCTTATTAAGTTTCTCTTCAAAATCCTCTGTCTTTTTAAAAACTGCATAAAGGCTAGTTTTTGCAACCACCTTACTCCTCAAGTACTCTTTTATAAACGTCTCTTTTTGCGCTTCGTTAAACATCTCCTTCTTCACTCCTTATAACTGTATTATACAGTACAATATTAATTTTGTCAAGTTTTAAATAATGCTATCAAGAATATTAACAGCTTCCTGCCTCTGCTTATCGAGTGCAGCGACATATCTCATAGTCGTATTGACATTATTATGCCCCAAAATTTCCTTTATTACTTGCACTGGTACATCGTGTGCTCCCATTTGTGTTGCTGCAGTTGCTCTGAGCTTGTGTGGTGTAATGTGCTTATCAGTAACGCCTTCAATATATTTTTTCAAAAGCAACTCAACATTCTTTGGTGACATTCTGTTGTTCCATTGAGAAACAAACAAAGGCCCCCTTTCATCTACATCAAAATAATCCCTTCTGTCCTGAAGCCAATTTAATAACAATTGTTTCATATTTTCACCGAATCCAATAGTTCTTTCTTTTCTTCCCTTTTCAATAACTGTGATTGTATTTGTCTTGAAATTCACATCCTCTACATTAATTTGTACTAATGCAGACTTTCTTAATCCAGTAGAAATGAAAAGTGAAAAGATGCACAAATCTCTATTAAACAATCTTTCTGTAGACTTTTCTTTTATGTTTGCAAATAGCTTACTAATCTCATCCTCTTCCAAGAATGTTACTTCACCTTTTGCTTTTACTTTTGGTCTCTTTGCTCCCTCTACCGGATTATTATCTGTGAAACCAAGATCGTTCAAGAATACGAAGAACTTTTTAATTGCCGACCATTTTGTTGCAAGAATACTATCACCAGTTCTTACAATTTCTCCTTCTTTTTCCTTTGTTCTCTGAGAAGAAATAAACTGCCTTACATTAGATTGTGTTACATTCTTATAATACTCATCGTCCTTCTTTCCTTTTGTAATATACTCCATAAATTCAACATTATAATCAATATAATGCTCTATTGTATTATAAGATCTGTCATCTTCTTCCATATAACTATAAAATTCTGTAAAGATAGGTGGAAGCTTTTTTAATTTTGCCTTAATAACCTTTTGTTTATTTAATTCAGATTCTAGACGTCCGTTCATAATAATATCCTCCTTTAATTATACTTTGAAGATTTCCAAATAAGATAGAATATTGTTGCACCAATCCAGCCGATAATTCTATCATTGAAGATTGTCAGAAGTAACATTATAACTACGTAGAGTAATGTTCCGTTGAACGTATCAGCGGGCTGGTTTTCATTCTTGCCATCAAGATATATTACTCCATTCTTCTTCCATTTTTCAGGTTCACTAGCATAATACACTTCTTGAAGAATATTCAGAATGTCACGACGAGCTGCAACAACACCCGTTTCATTTTCGTCAATACAGCTATAAATTTCGTTCCCGTGTCTGTCATACAAATAATAATCTCCTTTGACATAATGCGTTTTATTGTCTACCTTGCATTTAATATATCCCTCTAAACGCAGTTTTGTCTTATATTTGCCCTTTCGCTGCACATCGCTCAGCCACTTATCAAATCCCGGTTTTGCCATTAGTCCACCTTCTTTCCGACATACTCCCAATAATTTCCTACAACTCCATCCGTACAGTTCCAAATGTCATACCAGCTATGGTCACACAGATAACTCATGTGATGTGTTCCAATATGGGCAAGACATCTTCCATTATAAATCTTTGCAAACTCGTAACCTCTATATTTTTGTTTATTACGCTTTATAGGCTGCTTCATTTTCTTCCAACCATTCTCCTCAAAATACAAGGTATAATTTTCTACTGCCGTTACCATATAGCCTGTTCTAATAGAATACTCTACAAGTTGTCTCAATACATCTTCCCAACTTCTTCCTTCCGCTTCTGCAATTGCACGGACTACACAATCGTCCGTTCTTTTACCTTTAGGATTTGCGTTGTAATAAACATATGCAGGTTCGCCATTATACTTTGTCTTCTTAAACATTTTTAATACCTCCACAAAGTCTTTCTTTTCTTTCAATTCTCTTTCGTTTTGCTGCTGCTCTTTGTTGCCACCAATTATGTTCTGCATTCTTTTCCAGATGCCAACAATTCTTTTGTAAACAATTCTTTTGCTTAATTTGTTTTACCGTTAAATAGCAACAATGATGACGACAATAGGCGGCACAGTTTTCAGATTCGCACCTATTCAATGTTTTCATCAGCATCAACCTTCCTTTCTCTTATAATAACGCTTTAATTTCGTATTGTCAATAATTTTGAGAATATTTTGTCAACTTACCATTCTCTTCTCAAATGCCGCCTTGTATCTTGCGTAAGCCGCAACCTCATTATATCCATTCTTGCTCAAAATCTCCTGCCTTTCCTTTTCATCAAGTACTCTTACAACAAGAATTGCACTTGTAATAATCCATGTCCCACGAGAACCTTCTTTAAACCAATAGAATCCATTTTCTGGAATCTTATCCTTCATACATTTACCCGGAAGATTCAATACCTCCTCTCTATAATCGTTCGTTGCGTCGTATTCACATAGGCACCATACTCTTTTCCAACCTTTGTTCCTTCCCTTATACGGCCCAAGATCAGATCCGTCATAACCTCGCAGCCATGGCGCATCTGGAACATCCATTCCAAGGTGCCAGCCAGGTCTTTCTGCAAATCCCTTTGTCGGAAGATTTTCTGCAGGAATCCACTCTCCAATTTTGGTTTCCTTATTTTTCCCAATAAAAAGAGGATACAACTTACCAGCAGTATCCATTTCAAATAACTTAAATCCATATCCAGTTTTCATTTTAAATTCTCCTTTCAAACATTATAAGCAACAGTTTCCGTCACAATAATATGAGTGCCAGTACAATGAAAATCATATCTGTGATACAATGCACCAGGCATCACATCATACTCCTCTCTTACACCAAACAAATCACATTTTTCTTCAAAGTTCATTTCCTCAAAATCCAAAACCTCTTCATCATTCTCAAGCTCGTACACATAAACACGGTCTGCCGATTCGTCCCAACCACAAAGAGGTGAAGTATAAATGTGTTTCATAATTAATTTCCTTTCAATATTCCATAGTTGTTACTTTACCGACAACATTACAGTGACTAACATATAGCCACAAACACTTTCCGTTTTCTATATTTTCCATTAGGTCTTTTACTTCGTTTTCCTTGTACTTTGACCCGTGTACGTTTTTACAATTTCTATTTTTAACTGCGACTCTTATTGCTCCATAGGCATTATTACTGGCTTCGGCTCGGTAATTCCCATCATCATCCTTATAAATCTCATAAATGAAATTGCAAACTCCATCTGGCATTCGTCTACTTCCAATAAATCCTGTATAATACGGTTCCCAATCAATTTTTTCGTGCGTCCGACAAGGCTGCGTATAATGAATAGGTCTATTAATTTTCATAATTAATCTCCTTTTTTACACAGACTCCCAAGGTCTATGCTCAAGAGCATCCTTTACTAAATTTGTATTAATCCATTCAAGGACAGGCTTTAAATCTCGCTTCCAAGTTTCAAAATTAACGAGTCGTTCCTCTTCACTTTTCTCTGGATAATGAAATCTAGTCAAAAAATATTCCTTCATCTTATCATCATTAACACAGAGTTTATTCCCAACGGGAAAATAACGAGGAAGTTCAGGAGAATCAATGCCGCATTTTTCTTTTGTAATAAGTTCATATTTTTCGGACTTAATCTTCCTCTCGCCGCTCTCAGTAAAGAAACAATCCAGATTATAAAACACATCCATGTTTCCAGTATTGAGATAATTATGAGTTACCTGAAGCATCTGCTCATAATAAGGAAAGAACTGCATTGGAAAAGTATCCCTACTATATGTTCGCAATTCCTGACGATAATCATGAATCCAGTATCCAAACTGACGATAAAGTTTCTTTTCCTCTTCCGTTTCATGAGGACAATTCCAAATTAAATCACACCAAACTTCAGAAAGCTCATAAAGTAAATGCTTATACTCCGCAATATCGCTTGTAGAAAATGTAATCCTAAACGAATGCTGCTTAATTTCATCATGAATCTGCTCCATCTGCCGCAGAACATTTTCCTTTGTCATTTCCATAATTAATCTCCTTTACATTTTCAAGATTTCCTCCAACAGAGCTGCTGCCTTTTTATCTTCTGTGTCATGATATAGAACACCGTCATAGTAAATATATTTTTTATCAAGATAACCAAGCTCAAAAAGTTTTTCAGCACATCTCCAATCTAGCTCAAATTCGCTTACCCATGAATTAAATATATTAACTATGTTATCCAGAGTCTCCAATAACTCATTTCCATCAAATTCCACTCCATCTACAATATAATACGTAGTTGGAATCATCTTAGTAATTCTAGTAATCATTTCTCCTCCTTATGGAACTGATACAACTTACCAAAATCTCTTAACATATCTTCAATATCAGCAAGCTGATGCTCATTAAATTCTGCCTTATGATCCTCAAAGAACTTCTGCTGCTCATCTGTGATAAACATCACATTTCCCTCATCATCATAAACACATTTATATGCATCAGAAGTTCTAATACAAATCCAGCCATTTTTCAAGAGAACATCTTCACATAATTCAAAAGGTTTTGTTCTTTTTAAATTGAATTTGTCGAGTAATTCTTCTGCAAGTGAAGTATGCCCATATCTGGGACAAGGATATAAAATCCCTTTTGTATCAAGAAATCCACAAATCATTTTAATCCTCCAAGAAGTTATCTTCCAACACAAGTACATTTACTTTATGTGTCCAAGCAGTGCAGGCATCCAAACCAATGCATCCATCGTGCTCAATAATATCAAAGCAAGCGTCTTCGTCAAACTCGCTTCCAATTCCCTTCTGCCACCATCCAGTACTATTGTGCCAGTGCCCATGCACAATTATCTTTCCAGTCTTATTGCCAACTACTGCTGCAATATCAAAAGGATTACCCCACATGGCCTTATTCCATTTGCTTTGTGAAGCATATCTCCAGTCTTTGCCACTAGGAACCCAACTGTGACAGAAAATATAATTCTCTGTTTCAAAGTAATTCACCAGTAGACTCATATACTTTTGGTATTCTGGATCGTCTCGCAACTCACCAAGAATTTGAGCATAGCTCATCAAACAAGCATTTTCTTTTTTACAAAAATCATATGCTGTCTTTGCCGTTCCGTTATGAAAATCATGAGATAGAAAACACTTTCTACGAATTGCATCTTCCATAAGCAGCTCATGATTACCAGTAACCAACATCTTATTTGGCAGGCTGTTCAAAAACTCAATTACCTCTCTTGGCTGAGGGCCACGATCCATTGCGTCTCCACAGCTTATGAGCCAGTGCTCAGGATTCTGCGGGTCAAAACCCGCATCATCCAATGCTTTTTTCATTTCTGTGAAGAAGCCATGCACATCTGATACTGCAAATATTTTCATTTTCATTCCTCCTTAAATTTTCTTACGACGAAATGTTTTGTTATCAATTAGCACAATATGTCCTTTCCCAATCTTTCTCATAAAACTATTAAATTTCTTTTCATCTGTCTCCGTTGTATTAATACCAATGTCACCAATGTATTCAGTACGAATTATCTTGTAGCACTTATTTTTGAGTTCTACCATCATTTCCTTTCTTGTTACTGGTTTCCCGTCTACATAATATTGATATTTGTTCATTAATATTCCTCCTCCATTTCATTTCCCCAGTTATCCCAACCATCGAAAGATTCTCTGGCAAAGAGTTCAATTCTTGGGGAATAACTTACATTTTCAATCATTTCCCTCATTTTTATAGGTTTACGACTATGCTCTCGTTTCGGCTCATAGAATGCCGTTACACCTTGACAACGTTTTCCATTTTCGTCTAACTTATATGACAGACGTTTCTTTGTTGTTGCAAACAGACAATGTTCTGAAAGACCACGATAGTATTGACCAAGGCCGATTCTATCTTTAACCCATGTAATCATAGTTATATACTCAAATCCCCACTGTTCAAGTAACCACAATCCGTCTTTGAGGAAATTGTTAGTTACCCACATATAAATATGACAACCATCTGGGTCTGCTAGTTCCTTTATAGGAAGCTGTGCAATATCTTTTGTCTTCATAAGTGGATAATGTCTGTCTGCACCACGTTTGATTTTGCCACCACCCTGTTCTGCCCAAGGTGGGTCAAGATAAATAGTTTTGTACTTATTCCCAGTGTTGTAAATATCGACTGTCATTATGTCATTTCCTTTCTGTTATTCATTAACCAGAACTACAGTTTCACCGTCTTCAAATTCTTTTCCACATATGTCACAATAACGTCCATGTGAGTCATCAAAATCCTCTGTTGCATCAAACCATTGCCAGTAATCAAACTCAGCCTCTTTGTATACTTCATCTCCTTTAAGACATTTTTTACAAATAATCATTAAATCACCTCCTTGCATTAATTTTGTATTGTTAATGTTGGTCAAATTTAATAGATTGGATTTTCTTATTGAAGCACTTCCTACAAATACTACAAGTGATTGTTTTATCCTTTTGGTTAGGACAACCAGTAGTTCCATTCGGGAACTCAGGATTCAAAGTCTTGTCTTTAAAGTCTACATAGGCCACAGGTAAGTTGTGAGGATTTTCTACCTTCCAACCAATATGCCATGCAGAGAATCTTACTGTGAAGTTATCTGGCAAGTCTCCGTTCTTATCAATCCATTCATTGACAATCCAATATTTCTTTGTGTATGCAAGAAATTTAATATCAGGGAAGGTGTTTGCCAAATCCACCATACCAACAAAGAATTCTGCATCGGGAATGTCGCCACTATCAGTCCAGCGAAACAGTGGATACGGACGATGCTTAATCTTAAATTTCACTTGCTCCCAGAAATCTGCCGAATCCGTATTATACAGTCTCAAATTTCTTGCATACGCAGCCTGTACAACTGCAATTTGCTGTCTACCTTTGTTACAATAACAACCACCCTCTCTGCAAGGCGCGTCCTCACGGCACGTACAAATGGGAAATGCCAAATCATTACACAAAGGGCCTGTCTTGCTGTTTTTATCACTTATATGCACCTCATTACTTTGTGCTGCAAGGTAATTGATATAATCCTCTCTTTCCATCCATACCTTGTTTTCACTTTTCTTTTTCGTTTTTTATACCTCCATTATACATTAATTTTGTATTCTGTCAAGTAAAAAGGAGCCATTCGGCTCCCTTTTAGTGTTCTGCTGCATATTTGACAAATCTCTGAATGGTTTTCATTAATCCCTTATAATCTTTTGGAGATTCCCATTCAATATTATCATCAAAAAATCCTTCTTTACTAATTCCGTCAATTGTAACATCAAGTGTTTCATCACAACTATTTACAAAGACAGAAATAAGATATTTGTTAATGACAATACAATAAGCTCCACTTACATCAAGATAAAATCCAGGAATCAAACTCTTATCAATAAACTCTTGCAATTTAGGATGTGTCATTTTACATTCCCTCCTTAATTACACATACTCTATATTCATTTCCATCGGCATCTCTCACTACAAAAGAATACCCATCTCCACACCAATAAGCAAACTTTACTGAATGCTTAAAATTCTCTTCCGTACCAAACATAGCCCATTTGATGTCTTCTACAATACTATCACTTCTATCCATTTACATATCCTCCTCATCGTCTTCCGTAATATACTCTACTCGAATTGCAACAATTTTCCCGTCACGCTCTGCAACCCAGCAGTCATAACATCCATCTCCATATCCAGAACTTGAAACAAAGCCAAGTCCATCAACTGTGTTTCCGTCAAGAAATTCAGTTCCATTGTACATAGATATTGTTTTGTCACAAACAGTACCATACCAATCGTCATCTGTATTTCCGTTATGATACTTCTCATAGTATTCATAATCAAAAATACCTGCCTGTCCACTATCTACACCGATATAACCACTATGACACTTACAATCAAGAAACTTATTCACATAATCCATATGTGTAACTTGAATTGCAGAAACACGATGTCCCCACACGGTATCACACATTTCAAGGTCGCACTTGTAAATCCCTTTGAGCATATTGTCTATAGTGTCTTGGCACCAAGTACCCATTTCGTAACATGGATCTGACACCATTACTTTTTCGCCAAGATTTATGAATCCTTTGCTTATTTCTTTAACATTTTCCATTTATATTTCCTCCTTCATTTTCTCTTCATATTCATCAATCTGATTTCCATTGTACCATTCACGAAGATAATCCTCGTCAAAGCAATCGACCTCCCAAGAACCATCCATAAACGTTCCATCATCTGGAATAGGAATAACACCCGCATCATCTTTTGCAATTTCAATTGCTTCTGCAAGAGTATTTGCCTCAACTTTTACAGTTCCCATCATTGCCCAACACACAGGAATTTTCCAAGTTTTCATTTAATTTTCCTTCCTTTCATAAATCATAGAATGAATCGCATCATTTACAACATCAAGGTCTTCCCAATATTCTTCTGGGATGTTAAGAAGCCTTAATTCTTCTTCATCAAGTGTAATATATGTTTGGATGTACTTATTATTTTCCATTTCACTTTATATTTCCTCCTCATCAATCTCTATATTAAACTCAACATGGATACTATGCATCCACCACAACATCCCCACGGGACATTATCATTAAACACTTCATCAATTTCTGCTGCATATTTACGGAACTGTTCGGGAATCTTGTTTGCGTCGATTTCCCATGCTCCTTTCCATGTTCCTTCATAGTTCGGATTGATACCACCACCACTGATCCAAAACGGATAATGCTTTGGTTTGTCTTCAGAGTGGAACCCATAGCCAAATGTAATTTTCTCTCCATCAATCTCAAGCGTCAGCACACCGGTACACAGGTTGGGCCATCTCCCAGTGTAAGAAACAAATTTCACATGATTAGTTTCATTATTATTACGATTAATCAACATTTTATTCTCCTTTCATCATCTGCTCAATCAGTTCCATTGTCTTATCGTCTTCTAGATAGAAACCGTCACTTCCAATCTGTGCCTGAAGATTACATACTAACTGCATAAATCTCCAGTCGGGAACCATGTACCAGTATGCCTTGAGCATCTCACAGAACTTGTCAATTCTCTTGGGGTCTCTCATTATCCATCCTCCTTTTAATTAACATCTGCAATTGGTGCAGAGCAACTACTATGGCTAATTCTACCGTTCTCTGTTATACTTCCACCACAATAAGGACAAATTCCACTTGCTCCAATTTTAATCATATTATCACGGCTTTCACTTCTTTCTCTTGGATAAGACACATTGCAATTATGAAAATTCGTATAGTCTCTATAATGACAACCATAGGAGTCTACATTACTACCTACATCACCATCCTCTTTCTTTCTCCAGATGGTATCAGTAAGACCAATGATAGGTGTAAGTTCGTCTTGCACATAGTTGCGGAACACCTTATAAAGGTCGGTTCTCCCATCGTTTCCCTGGGGATACACTCTACCTTGTACAAGAATGTTCTTTCCATAATGGAACATACACCGATAAATCTTACCCTCGTTTGCAAAATCAGTCGGTATATGGTTATGTACAAATGTGATAATCGAAGTTTCGTCAAGCATATAGCTTAAAGTCCCTCCGCAGTACATACCAGAGTAACTATTATCCATCTGTCTACGGTTCTCTTTATCAATCGTATGACAACTTGCCCAGTTTACACCAAAACTCATAGTCAAGTAGTCAATAGGGTTGACACTAATGAAGAACTTTAGTTTTCGCTTAAGCCCACTCACCATATCTGCATACTCTGCGAATAGCTTGTTGTACTTCTTTGCCTTGTCAATGCCATAGAAAGCACAGACTCGATTGAAAGCACGACTTGTTTTCATGCCCTCTCTTACCTTGTATTTCTCATTCATATGTTCTGCATTTTCATGGCTGATGGTCGAAGTGCTGATAGTTCCGAAATCATAAATTGCCGAAGAGAAATCATTATATACATTGTGAGATGCCTTAGTTGCACCATCACTTGCAAATGTATTCTGCTGCTCGGTTGCCCTTTTCAAAGAAGTTACAGCTTCGGACTTCATCAAATCTTTTGCTGTAATGGACTTCACTCCAGTTCTGAGGTAATCCTCAAACTTCTTTCCATTCTCATCTTTGAACTTAAGGAGAATATCTTTTGCCTTTACACCATTTGGGAATCCATCACAGAAATTACGAATGTCTCTGGCACTATTTTCTCTTTCGAGTTCAATATCAATCATCATTCGCATATCACCGATGTAATGTTCGGATTTTTGGAACAGCTCAATCAAATCCTTTTTGTTGGTGAAGTATTTGTTCAGCATCGTGCAGACACCGTACTCACTATTTCTGTGTCCGTACTTAGTAAGCAGGGTCATCACATTATCAACAAGTTTGTCGGTATCACAATATTGACCCCATGCTTCTTTCAAGGTTTCCTTTGTAGAAACTGTCTGCTGAGTTACAGGAGGAGTATAGTCGTCAGCCAAACCAACAAAGTCAGCGCTTCCCCACATCCAATTACCTTCATCACCTTCGAGTTTGTATAGAACACTATTTTCATCTCCGAAGTCATTATTGACAGTCTTAATTATAGCAACCTTCCCACAAAATCTATCCATTCCAAATCCATAACCATAACGATAATTATTACTATCAGTGCCTAAATTCTCCCTTACAACAACACGATCACCAACATTGTAGAGTGCCATAATTATATCTCCTTTCAGTTATACAGACTCGCAATTTTTGCCTTGATGTTTTCAAATGTAGTATCGGGAATATTCCAAATAGAGTTACAAACAATATATTTTCCGTTACTCATAGTAAACAACTTATTATATTTCTTAGAATACACAACATTATACCGATTACTTCTGTAATCAATTACAAATTTATCAACGATATTTAACTTATTGACCACGGCAGTAATATTATTTCTTGCCTTTAGCTTGTAATAAACTTCGTTTCTTATATCATACTCTGTCCTTTCTGTAAATCCATTGTCAATCACTTTGTCCACAGTGATCATATCGTCGAACACACATGGATACTTCGTAAATACATCCTCGATGGCTTTCATTTCCGATGTGGCACATTGCTTCCATCTACAGACATCTCTTGCGCCTTGAGAGTTAATGTCATAATAATCCCACGAATTTCTGCAAGATAATTTGACACTATTTTTTACATTTACCACATAACGCCCGTCCTCTTGCAAAGTGTATTTTGCAGACAACCGTTTACTATTGGTTTCTCTCATATAAGGGCACCCAAAACAAGTAGCAGAAGTTGAAGCTCTGTCTCTGTGCTCCTTAATGGCTTCTGGTGTGTTTCTGATAATCTCACCACAAGCAGAGCATTTTACAAACTTCTTCCTGTTATCTCTTGAGATGGACACAATGTCCATCTGCCTTGCTTCACCGCCATCCTCCAATGCAAACTTGGTATCACTCTTCATTTCTGCTTTCTTCCACACATACTGTTCTCCATCGTAGTTCCTAAGTAACACTTTCATAAGATTGCCTCCGTTAATTTTGTGTTGTATTAAGAAGGGGCAAATGCCCCATTCTCTACTTCTTACTTTCAATTTTATCAAACCATTTGTCTATTTCATCGAACTTCTTGTTGAATCTTTCTTCCATTTCAAGCAATGCTTGAAGTATTACATCAACCACCTCTTGTAGTTCTTTGTTTTCCATTGACATCAACTCCTTTGTTTTATTATATCGCTTCCCTATCTGATGTCAATTAGAAAGCTCTAAGAACTCCTCCACCAATACTTTTCCATGCAATACTACCAAATTCACTGAAGTCTGGCATATCATGGTTGACAACATATACAAAAGCATAGTGGTCTTTGAGGTCCTCATTTTCCATTTCCCACTCGTCCTGATAATCACTCACATAGAAGATGTTATCCATTGTGCCAAGGTTTGTGAACGACCTTACCACAAGATACACAAGTGCATTGTTCTCTTGCTCAAACTTGCTCACCATTTCCTTTTCTTCATCATTCAGCCAAAATAAACCTCCAAGTGGAGGTTCACTTACCATTACAATGTCAGCATTCTTGAATTGCTTGATGGCATCTGAATAAATATTCATTGCCTTCATACGTTTAATTGCTTCTACCTTTTTGATTTCTCTTGATACATTCATGTTTATTCCTCCTCATAACCAAATTCTTTATTAAATTCTTCTTCTGTCATTTCTTTTACAAGCGAATCTTCCCACGGAGTTTCATTCAAATCAATATGGTTGAAGATTTCCTGAACAGCATCTTCATAACTATCTCCCTTAAAAGCGAAAGTAGCATGGAGTTCAATTACATAACCTTTCATATTTATTCCTCCTTAATTTCCTTTACATTGAAACCGTCATGACAATATTCATATTCGTCACTAAGCCAATCTGCAATCTCGTCAAGTAAATCATCATCATTGATGTCGTTATATCCATCAAAAATGTGTTCTACTTTCTTAGGAAGATTAACTTTTTCTCCGTCTGTGTCCCACTTAATGTCATAAATGAGAACCTTAATTTTGCTTTCCATCTTCTCAAAACTTTCAACTTCTTCGTATGCCTTTTGAATTGGACACCATTCACAAGTATCTCCAGTACAATGTCCAAGGTTTATTTCATTTCGGCAATATTTCCCAAACAAAGTCTTGAACGCTCTCATTTCATCATTAGTCATTTTACTTTACCTCCTTTAAAATTATCATTTTAGAGTTCTTCTCCAGTTTCTGCATCGAATACGGAGAGATTGTTTACGCAATCAAATCCAGTATGTTTAAGTTCGTCATTCACGGTGAACCAAGGAGTATAATCTGTCGGATAGATTTCGCATTCAAATACTACTTTAACTTTCATTTTATTTTACCTCCCTCAATGTAATATATTGTGTGTCAAGCTCTCCATACGAGTATTCTTGATGAAAATTAACAATTTCATAATCAAGATAATCATCAAGTTTGTTAATATTTTCAAACGAATTGAATAATATTTTTGTATCTGTTCCCCAATACTCGTGTTCATATTCAAGATACACAACACAAATCCATGTCAAAACAACATCTGGTGCAATCTCAAGGAACTTTCGCAGAGTTACCATTTACTTTACCTCCTTATTTTTTATATATATCTACAAATATAGCTACAAATGCTCCAGACATTCCTCCAATCATTGCAGATAAGATAACGATTGCGGCAATTGTCATTTCACTTTACCTCCTTCACTTCAAATTCCTCAATGCCTTCTTCATGTGCAATATCAATGAGTTTTGCCTTGAGCCAATCAATGAATTCCTTTTCCGTCATTGTACGAATTGTATCATACTCTGTAAGAAACAGTCTAATCATCTGCCCTTCGGAAAGAACATATTCATACATTTGATTTGTCTTAATATGAATCGTATGATGTACAAGAGCAATATCAACCTCGTTGATATATTCGCTTCCGTAGTCGCAGGTAGGACAACCACCATAACGATAATGGTCATCTGCATACCTTAAGATACCACCATCAAGCATTTTAATAAGCATTTACTTTACCTCCTTATGATCTTTCAAATATTTCTCAACTGCATTGTTCCACGCTTCGTTCACGGAGATTTTTCCGTTTGTCCAATCTCCTTCAAAATCACAGAAAGAGCACTGTCTTTTTGTTCCAATGCCTCTTTTACCATACCATACACTCGTACATTTCTTGCCACATACTGGGCAAGGCTTAATGGGGATGTAAGGTTTCTTTTTGATTAGGCCATAGCCGAGTTTGTTTGCTTCGGCTTTCAGTTCTTCAAGTGTCATTTACTTTACCTCCTCATACTTATATCCCGTAATCCATTTGAATCTCAGCTTGTCCCACCAAGTAAACTTGTACTCAGGCCACATAGGACTTCCGTATCTGCAAAGCTTGGTCATCATATGGTACTTGTCATTTGAGGTCCAGCACTTACTTTCCTTATCATAATGCAACCTCCATCCACAACAGAGCCAACATTCAATATAGAATGGGATATTTGCAATCCACCAAAGAATTTTATGACGATTAATAGGATTCCATGTTTCTTCAATTCTCTTGTACTCATCGTCTCCGACAATATCCATCCCATATCTGCCTTTAGATTCCTCGAATTTATAATAAGCATTTATGTAGCCACGATGAAATTCTTCTTCCTTTGCAAACATCCTCCAGAAACAATCTAACATTTTTCTTCTCGACTTATTGAGGAAGGTTTTCTTATTCCATCCACTGATACCAATAGCATCATAATAGCGCTCCAGATTGATATTATTCATTTATTAATCCTCCTTGATATTCTTGAACTTACCCATCTCGGCACACAACTTTGCTTTCTTGCGCTCAATCTCTGTCAACTGGAGCTTCATTGCATCGTACTCCATCTTTGCCTTTGCATAGATACGGGACTGGATGGCATCTGCATAGTAACTCATGTCTGCCACATAGCAGTACAGATGACCGTCAACAGCGGGCTTTCCATCACGGAGCTTCACATGGAAATTTGCATAAGGCATATGCTTTGTGTCCGCGCATTCCTTTGCACTCGCAAACACCTCTCCAGTATCGAGGCACATAACTGCCTTACCCTTACGACGGTCGCTCTCCACAATGTACTTAGCTTTGATGATTTTGATGTTTTTCATGATGTCAATTTCCTTTCTGCCAGTTGGCATTAATTTTGTGTTGTCTTAGATATATTTGTACATGTCTTTATCACTGCATACATCAATGATATTGTCATATGTTGCATTAGGATTATCCATTACAAAGTGACCGATTGCTTCTGCCTTAGAACGAGCAATGGTGTCATAATAATCCGTGTCTCCGTATACATTGACATACTCAATCAAGAAGTATATCTGAGAATTGTAGCCTCCATATGAATAATTATAACCTCCATACGAATAACCAAACCATTCATCATCATAGTAAGAGCTTTCGTCCTCCACATACTCAAACTTATCATCGTGTGTGGTTCTTGCCAGAATATCACAAGCTGCCTTGATGCTATTTTCCATTTCGGAAAGCACTACATACTCATCAGTTGTATGTGGTTTGTGATACCCACAAGAGAGATTGACTGCTGCACACCCAACGACTGGAGCAATGTCACAAATATCACTGTATGTTCCATAGTTTGTCTTATAGAAGTCCTTTGTGATGAACTCCTCAAATTCTTCGTTGGCACATGAATAAAATACTGCATCATTTGAGTTCATTCGGTCAAATTCAATGATGTAGTTGACATCCATTTCCTTTACGAAGTCGGTCTTGACGAATTTGCTCGCTCCAATTCCTCCAATTTCTTCATCTTCTGTGAACAGAACGGAGCAGTTAAACATCTTGATGATTTCCATTATCATATACACACCAGCACGATCATCACCTCCAATCCCTTGAGGGGAAGAAATAATGTCTTGTGTTTGGTCATACACAACGATGCTTGGAAGTTCCCTATGCACGGTGTCAAGATGTGCTACAAGCAACACAGGGAAATTCCCTTTGGCGTATAAATATCCATCACCAACAATGACATTTCCATATTCTGTGCAGAGCTTTTGCTTCAAGTGATTCTTCAAAGACTTCTGAGACATACGGCAGATTTTTTCAAATTCCTTATTCATACACATTACCTCCCTTAGACAGCTTCAGATTCAGATTCGGCACAGTTGTGACAAAGCATACGTTCAGCACGCTCAATCATATTGTTGACTCTGTAAAATTTGCCACATCCATCACATCTTCTAAATCCATCATCAAAACAACTATCACAAACATAAATATCTTCACCGTCTACATATCTTGCATATTCGTTACGAACATACTCACCACATTCTTCACAGTATGTGTAGTCTTCACTTAGACATTCGGGACAAACATTCCAACAATCTCTTGTTTCGGTTGAATCGCCAACTACATGGTATGTGTCGCAGCGGTCACATCTGTAAGTACAATCTTCACAATATGGTTCATCGTTAATCAATACTACATCTTCTTCGTCCTCAATGACACAACCACAATGTGTGCAAATATATTCATTTCCACAACAAGAGATATTATTTTGTTTATCATGTTCTTTCCCACACTTGATGCAGATAGGGTCGTGTCCAACTGTGATGTATTCCTCGTTTGTACTTCCCTTGATACGAGAAAGTGTACAGTTGTCATAATGTTCGTAATCTCTGTAATGAGTTCCCTCTGAGCAAACATAACCACCAGATGCAGAAGTTCCCTTGCCTACTGTCCACAAGTTCGGGAAGCCAAACAACTCAGACATGATGCTTTGCACGATTTCTCTGTAAGGAGTGTATGCACTGTTGTTGCCATCATTGTCCTGCGGATACAATCTGCCTTGGATAAGTTTCTCCTCACCCCAATGGAACATTTGACGATTGATTTTAGGCTCATTCCAGAAGTCGTTTCCATTGTAAGAAGCGTCTACAGTATAGAATACCATAGACGGAGCATCGAGCATATAGCTTACAGTACCAGAAGAATACATTCCCTCATAACTGTTAGGCATATTACGCTTGTTTTCCTTGTCGATGGTATGGCAACTTGCCCAAGAGTTACCAAAGGACATTGTAAGATAGTCGAGGGGATTTACTGAAAGAACAGTATGCCTTGTGATTTGCAACGGATTGAGGGCGTCGGCATACTTTGCAAACTCCCTATTGTAGTCAGGCAATTTGTTGTAGCCAACATAGGTGAGCAGTTTATTTACCACACGGCTCATCTTCTGTCCCTTGTGGGCGTGAATGTCAGGGCAGATGTAATCAAATCTGCCAACAATGTATTCGTCAATATACTGCTCGGTCATGCCCCCAATGTCTGACAAGAAATGGAAGATGTCTTGAGGCAACTTTCTGCCATAGTCAATAACTTCATCCCTCATTGCCTCTGGCATAAATTCCCTTACAGCAATGCAAGTGTCAGAGTTGAGGAGCCATTGTTTGAAACTTCTGACTACATCACGGTCAACATTACGACTAAAGTTGTGGCTGAATACAATCATGAATTTGCCTTGGAGATAGTTTGGATGCTTCTTAAAGGCAGTAATGAGTTCTGCCTTGTTAGTTGCCCAAGTGTCGATGATTTTGTTGAGTGCTTCATCGGTGTACTTATAATCGTACTCGTCAAGAAGCCCTTTCATATCTGAAAGTAATGCCCTCCTTTCTTCATCATTGATGATTTCCTTTACAAATTCCATGTTGATTTCCTCCTTTTCTTTTACGGGAGCTGCTTCAATCAGCTCAAAAAATTGTGAGTTTACACAGAAGTTGTTGATTTCATTTGTATATGGACCGCGTTTTGATTCCGACACCCAAATGCATCCACCATCTCTTTTTGTTACATATCCAATCCACCCGTCAGTTGTGATTGAGTACCAATCGTTGTGCAATGCCCTTACCTTGTCGCCAACATTAAAGATCATTTCTTTTACCTCCCTTAGTTCAACTGGTCTGTGACATCATATCCATTGAAGCTCGCATACAGAAGATTGCTATGTGTCGCATCATCCATAATGAGGATTGCACAGTCAACATCAAAGTTTGTGTTGATTGTTTCGCTTAGTCCATCAATGGAATCGCCCAAGCCGTATGAAGTAACAAGACGGGACGAGTTCACATTTTCAACTGCAATGCAGATGTAATAGATGCCATCGTCATAGTCCGTCTTGAATACATCGTCACCGAGATATTCCTTGACCATCTTGTCAACTTCCCTTATTACGGATGTTTTAGGGGTTTCAATTACCTTGTCCTCATAGGTGTTAGTGCCTGTCTTAGGAGTTTGGTTAGCATTCTTTTTGCCACAAGATGCAAGGGTCATAACGGTTACGATGGTGAGGATGATAGCAATAATCTTCTTCATAATTTTCATTTCCTTTCAGTAATTTTGTATTGTTGTTACCACACGAAGTCGGGATGCTTTGCCATGAAGGGTTTGATGATTTCTGTGATGGCACGGTTTGCAATATCAGCAGTTTTGAATGTCGGGTCAAGATACCTGTAGTTTTCTTTTATAGGGCAAAAGTTTCCATTTCCTTTATTTGCAATACCGAACATTCCCCCGCCACCATTCTGCTCACTGAAACGCCACAACAGACGGCTGAGTGTTTCCCACATAGCACGCTGTTCCATCATTTCCTTATCGGTACAGTAGTTGGCTACATAAAAGCAATACTTATCAAAGGGAGCTTCGGTTTCATAGGCGTATGTCACGGCTCCAACAGGCGAAATGTAATAGTAAACTTTGCGCATTTCAGCCCTATTGAAAGGATTGTCCTTCGTCAACTCAATACCCAGAGCCTTCATCTGCTCCTCAGTCAGCTCTGCCTTCTTTCCATTGATGCAAATATAGTTTTCCATTTTACATAGCCTCCATTTCTGCATTAAATTCTTTCAGATATTCCATAAACTCCAACGCTTTGTCAAGGTCTGCTTTGATAATATCAAGCTCTTCCTTGTTTGAAAAATCGTTAGGTTTTAGACCCTTTGGGCTAAGGGAAGCCCCACAGAAGAAAGGGCGAAACGCAAACCAAACAACAGCATGGTTAAAATCTGCACAATGGTAAAGATACTGTGTATCTACATAATCTGCTCCAAGTTTCTTTCCTTTTCGCTTGATGCGTGTATACTGATTTTTTTCGAGCCATCTACTGTTATTCATTTAGCTCCCTCCATTTCTACAATTTCGTCCGCTGCTTCCTTATGTGTATCACAGGAGCAACATACATTTCCGTTGTCATCGAGGACAACATAGTGTCCGTGTCTGTATTCAATGTTCATTTCCCTATCTCCTTTCAAATATGGGAATCCCTCTGCCGTCATCATGATAGATAACGGCAGAAACTGGTCTATCGTCAGTGTTGTTTCGCTTACTGAATGTGAATACCATCAGTACGACTGCACCGATGATTAGGATTGTGCCAAGGATGAAGCAAGCCTTATCTCTCTTGCGCATTTTGTGCCTCCATATGTGATATATTTGCTCGGATTTCATTGAATAATTCGTTGCGGAGTTCTGTGGAATTGGTTTTTCTACATCTCTCTTGCAATTCACAGTTGGAATAACCTCTATTATTACAATCAATTATGGCATAGAGTAGACCAAGATTTTCTCTGATATTCATTTCGCTTAAACCTCCTTATGCAGAATATTTTTCGAGAATCATTTCAAGTGCAATTACCTTCTTGATTGCGGCAGACTTATCTTGATGGGGCATACACTCGTCAAATTGGATAGCTTCATACAGTTCACTTAACTGGTCAATGTAGGTCTTTTCGGTCATTTGCTTTTACCTCCTTAAAATTTCTCCAGCCTAATTACGACTTCTGTTGTGGAAGATGTTCCTTGCTCAATTGGGTACACAACATCTATCACTTTATATAGTTTACCGTTTGTCTTTACTTTTTCTCCCTGTCTGGGAAGATACTGCATCATTCCGCTGACAATGAAATTTTCGCCAACATAAAAATAAACACTAAACATTTGTTTTACTCCTTATTCTCCAAAATCACATACAGAGCATGAGTTCTTTTTGGAAAGGTGAACTTTTTAACTTTAGCTTCCCTATATTCTTGACGGATATATCTTGTATCGCCAACGGCTTTGTCACCAAGACATTTTCCGTTTTGCCAAAGCACGATTCTGTCGATGCCGGTGCCAAGTTGGTAGAACATATTGAGAAATTCGATTAAGTTCATTTGCCTTACTCCTCCTTAATCCACAACAATAATTTCATCTTCACTATGAAACGGGTGAATCAAAGTTCCACACCCTTCACAGAAGATGGGTCTCAAGTTATTACTTGCACGCGGTTCGTTTCCGTTTAGCTTTTTACCAGACAGCCGCTTGTTGCATATTGGACAGTAATACAGTAGCCAACCAAGGCATCCGTCAGGTATTTTCTTACCAAGAGATGTTTTGGTTCGTTTGACAATCGGATACATTTGCCTTACTCCTCCAATTCTTCTATGATGTTGAGCTGATTAAAGATACACTCTAAATCTGCCTTTGGATATGTGTCTTTATACCAATATACGGCACCTCGCTGCAAGTAATAAGTCAAGGCACAGTTGATTAACTGCGCCTCGTCTTTGTTAATGTTGAGTTCCATTTGCCATACTCCTCCTTAAAGGGTAATGATTTCTAAAGAGTCACCAAGATAGTGACCATCAATCATATAAAGCGTTTTATCTGGATATTTTTCTTTGAGCCTATCCATAGCTTTATTAAATAAATTCTTAATGAGTTCTCCATCTTCTGCTTCTACTTCTACAATGGCAATTGGAGGAAGAAAAGAACTATGATTTTCATAAGTGTAGCAAATCTCTATGTAAGCTTTATTCATTTGCCTTACCTCACTCTCACACAAAGTTCATTGTCGTAAAAACCGAAGGCAACAACTTCCTTTTCATGGACATTTCCATAGGACAAAGCAACCTCAACTTTGCCTTTAACAATTGGGTCGAGATTGTCGTCATTAACAACCAGAATGCCATTCCAATTGTCATAGAGATTTACAAAGTCACGCAATTTCATTTGCCTTACCTCCTTACCAAATTTCCCTCAACTTTTCCGTTTGCTCCTCCGTAAAGATACTGCGAAGTCCTGCATATTCCTCACCACAAGCAAGGAATGTTTCCCTTGCAGAGATACTGTCAGTACTGTAACCGAACTCAGAACAGAAGTCACTGAAGGAATCGTAGCTGTACTTCTCAAGACAAGCAAGTACATCATACTCATTAGGTCTCGCTTCTGCCTTGAGCTGGCACAGTTCTCTTCTCCATTTGCCTTTCTCGTAGTATGTTGTATCCCTCGGATTTCTATTATGGTACTTACGACCATAATCCTCAAGAGACATATCGGAAATTTCCGTATTGTGCAGACTGTCGTAGAACTTGCCACTGTATTTGCCTTTCGGAGTTGTGATGGTGAACCAGTAGCAGTTGTGCAGCTTTTCATCCCATGTGGGATTTGTCTTGCAAAGGAATTTGATTTCCATTTCTGCATTGCATTCGATCAGAAACTGTTTTGCTTGAGCCAGATATTCGTTCATTATAAAACCTCCATTTCTCTTAGCACGGCTTTAGCCAAGGTTGTGATGTGGTCATCGTTGCAGTTGTACTTGTCGTACCAACCACAAACGGTTTCGCTTGGGATAGAACAATAGATGCAATCCCATGCAAGTCTTGTGCCGAAGTCTTTATAGTCTCCGTTTGCCTTAAGGGATACTGCATACTCTTGCAGGTTTTTGATTTTGCTGAACCTTTCCCTTACATAAGGGATTTCGCTTCTGAGCTTCATTTGCCTTTACACCTCACTTTCCATTTCGCTTAGGTCATCCCAACGCCAATCTCCGTTGCCTATTGGGTACAGACCTTTTTCATTTGCCTTGTAAACGCACTCGTCATCTCCGTTTGCCTTGTAGATGAAAGCATCATTTGCCTTGTCGTAGTGCATTGTGCAGTAGGGAGCATCGGCATTTACTTCCCTTGCAATTTGCTCGGCTATTTGTCTTGTGAACCACGGACAAGCCCATCCATTCCAGTGATTTCCATTTGTGTAACCTTCATAGATGGGTCCATCCTCAATTTGAAATTTGCTTTTGAACATAAACATATCTCCTTTCGCTTGATGGGATTGATTATTAAATTATCACCTCCTTTCGCTTTGAATTTGCTTTTGCCTTTTGCTTTACGCAAACATACCACTGTGGACTTTCTCCTTGTATGTCCACCCCATAGACTTGAGCAATTTGCTCATTTCTCCAGTAGACACACACTGGAACTCACCCTTGATGGGCAGAGGATTGATAGGACACTTGATGCGGCAGATACACTTGCCATTCTCATGACGGACGAGGAGAATGAGCTGTACATCACGGTCTTTTTCGTATGCTGCACGAATACTCTGAACCTGTTCGGTAGTACCGTGAGTACCGAACTTGGTGTAGTTGCTCTGCAACCACGGCATCAGATTGGTGTGCTTGGTGTAGATGATAGCCGTGTGGTAGGTGGGCTTAGTGTCATTGGACTGGAGCAGGGACAGAGCATCATCACACATACGACGGTCACAACCGCCCATAGCGTAATACGGGCATCCAGTACAATTTGTGCTCCCAGTACCGCACAGAGCCAGAGCCTTCATCACATCATGCTTATTCATAAAGTCCTCCACGGTTAAGGTTCGTCAACCATAAAATATTGGTCAACACATAAGTGCTAACCATTGGGATAGGACTTTTTGAGTGGAAGTCCTTCAGAAACCACTGGGCACATCATGTTGCAAGATTAAAAAACATAAGCCAAATCAATGGACATTTATGCTCAGGGCATTACACGAATGTGCCACATATTCAGTTGTGCTCGTTAGAACTCGTCCAACGGCTGTTAGATAGCATAGAGCTTACGACCATAGAAATAGCCACAAGCCTCGATGCACTTGTTCTTCCTCAAGGCTTCAAAGCCGACCTTACCACAGATGTCAATGATGACATCCTCATAGATAGCATCAGCACGAGGATAGTGCTTACGGAGAAGATTGAGATAGTAGCTCACAGGCTTGTGCTCAATCTTTGCCACAAGGATGTCGTGGGTGAGAATGTCGAGAATTAACTCCTTGTCGGCATTTGGACGCTTGGCACATTCAATGAGGAATTTGTCCTCAGTGTTATAATCCCAAGGAATGTTGAAGTCCTTGAACACCTCCTTCTTGGCATTGATGATGGTTCTTTGTTCGGCAGTCATCTTCATATTACTCGTCCTCCTCATTCTTGCTATCAAAGATAGCCACAACCATAGCGTGAACATTAGCAATAGCACAACGGTCACAATCAAGGTGCATACCCTTGGTGCAGCAGCAGTTGCAAGAATACTTGAAAGCCTTGATTGCTGCCTCCTTGGTTGGTGCATCATACTGGAAATTTACTCCTACTTGCTCAAATTTATACATGGTTTACTCCTTCCTATGGACTTGACCTTAACTCCCGTTAGGTGAGTGGCACAAACATAAGCCCATAATGATACCTTTGAGCCATACAACTCAAGGGCACGATACGGGTTTATAATTTTTTAAGTCGAGCATAGATACCATCACGGTTAAGTGATTTGGTGCTCAATGTGTAATGGACACCTTTTTTGAAGATGTCCCAACCACCACTTCGTGGTATGATACGAATGTGGTGGAACTTGGCAACGGTGCATAGAGATGAAAAAGAGTTGCTACCACATAGGGTAACAACTCTGTGTACATCTTTGCCAAAGAGCTTATGAATGTTCACGCTTGACCTCCTTGTCATATTCCTCAATGAATGTTTGCAGCATTGAGTGGCTATAATTATTCCTCCTCGTAGTCGTAGATGTGTTCTTCACCATCGAAGCTGATGGTATAGTAATCCTCGTTGGATTCAACGAGTGTGGCAGACTTGATAGTGTCCTCACGAACAGTCTTTGTCAA